CAGGTCGTCGTTTATACACAGATGAAAATCCAAAAGATACTGTATCTATTAAATTTAAAACTAAAGAAGATATAGTTGATACATTAAATAAAGATTCATTTAAATCTAAACCACATGCTCGTCAATCACAAATTATTAATTTAATTCATCAACGAGTAAGAGCAGCATATGGTAAAGCAAAAGATCCTGAAGTAAAATCTAGATTAAAACGTGCTTTAGATTATATTGAAAAACGTAAAGAATCATCTAAAGCTAAAACACAACGTTTAAATAAAGTAAAAGAAACAGCAGACCCACAATCAGGTAAAGCAGCACCATATGGTTCTGGTTATGCTCCTGTTAAAAATAAAAATATAAATGAGTTAAGACAAGGTCTTTTAGATTATTTAAAACAACAACTTCCAAATTTCCCTGATTATGTTATAAAGGATTGGATTTATAAAATGATTAAAAAAGATGATAATATCAACACAGCCGAAGGTATTCAGGATTGGATTGATAGTCAACTTAAAGATTTAAAATGGGAGACTAAGACAAACTTTCCTATAACAATGGATATTTTTGGTAATAAAACTCAACAAGAATTAAAATCAAGAATTGGAGGGGAAATTAGACAAGATGTAGGTAAGGATATTGAAAGACACAATACACAACAAAAATTATTAAAAAGTCAAGGAATATCTAAAGAACCTATTATTATATTTAAAACTAAAGATGGTAAATATGAATTAGGAGAAGGCTGGCATAGAACTACACAAGCATTTAAAATGTATCCTGAAGGTTTTATTCAACCTAATGTTTATATTGGTTTAAATGCTAAATGGTTAAATGAAATGTTAGAAGAAGATATACTTACTGAAAAATGTTGGAAAGGATATACTCAAAAAGGTATGAAAACAATGTTTGGTAAAAAATATCCAAATTGTGTAAAAATAAAATGATAAAATTATTAGATATATTAAAAGAAGCTAAAAAACTTAAAGAAACTTTTGAGGAATTTGCTAAAAAACGTGGTGAAGGTGCTGCTAAAATAGCTTCAAATGCTGAAGAAAAAGGTGGTTTAGCATTATTAACTTGGCACCACTTTAAAGTTAAAGCTCCTTATTATAAAAAAGCAACTAACGGTAAATTTGATAAAGAAGTTGCTACAAAAGAATTTGAACAAACACTTAAAAAAATATCTTTAAACATGACACCAATTGAATTTCAAAGAGAAGTTGGTCGTTTAGAGGTATTAGGTGAATTACTAATAAGAGAAAAATAATGTTAAATGAAAATATTCCTTATTTTAAATGTTTAATAAGACGCTCTCATTATACTCATAATTCTAAAGATAATAACATTTTTGATAATGCCTATGTTTTTGGAATACAATCTATTACAGGTAAAATACTAACCTTTCATATTATGACAGATTTTGGAATGGTAAGAAGTAGAGTCCCCATTTCAGAACTTTTTATAAAAGAACCAACTAAAGATATTCCTTTCTATTATAAACAATTATGGGATTGTTTTAGTGAAAATGTATCTGTTACAAAATATTCATTTTTACTAGAAAAAAGATGCCAGGTTATTTTAAGAAATAAAACTAAAGTTTGGGCTACTTATTTATTTACTGTAGATTGGTACGATAATCCATATTCTGACGAACCTACTGATTATAAAGCAGGTCATGTTTTAGTAGCAGATGGTGGTTATCTTTTATGTATGCCTAATAATAGAATTTATTGGAGAGATTCAAATTGGGTTACATCTGAATTTCCATTAAATGTTAAAGACATAAAAGTAGATAAATATTTACTCTCAGTAGAATCAGTAGCAGATAAATGGATAACTGAAGACACAGATTCTTATTATTACGATATAAATGAAACTGTATAAAAAAGATAATAATCAAAATTTTTGTAATATTTATAAGCATGATCAAGTTTATAGACATCATTCGTGAATCAACAAATCCTAACATATATTTAGTATATTGTAGAATTGTTGTTAACAGTGATGCAAGACCCATGCAAGAAATATTATCGGATATTAGAGCTATTCCTGGTGTTACTATTGTAGATATAGTAGATGCTGATGATGAAACACACGGTATAAGACACGTTGTTGATCTTAGCTTAAAAATTGATCCATCTCCATTTGAACCATTTGATGGAAAATCTTATTCAAAAATATTAGCAGGTATCAAAAGAATACCATCTATATACACAGCCAAATTTACATCAACTCCAACAACAGTATAATAAAAATGAGTTTAAAACAAACAACATCCCCAATATACAAATTTATAACACACGTTGCAAGTAATTTATATCCATTACTTGAATATGCAGAAAATGTAATATTAAAATACATTGAAAAATTTAAAGAAGAAGCAGATGACTTAAATATAACAATATCAGATAATCAACTGAGAAAATACATTGAGCGTTTTGATCAAATAAAAAATTCACCTAAAATTACTGATAAAGAATTACGTAATTACACTTTATCTCAATTAATAAAATTAATAACATCTTCTGAAGGTGTTAATAGTGGAGATGATGAGATAGAAAACACACCAGATGTTGTTTATAATGAAGGTGGTAAAACTATATATAATGGTTCTAAAGAAGGTAATTGCCTACTGTATGGTAGGGGTGAAAGATGGTGTATTACTAGAGGATCATATGGTAATTATAGATATAGTAGAGATAGAGGATATCCAACATTTTATTTAGCTAAAAATGAAAATTTACCTAGCTCTAATAAATTAAGTTTTGTTGCTATACAAGTTAGAGATACACCTCAGGAAACTAATAGATATGTTTATACTAATAGAGATAATAGTCCAAATGAATCATCACCTATGGATTTTAGTAAACTAATGAGTGAAATTCCTTGGTTAGCAGATATTCCAAATATTAAAAATATATTAAAATACATTCCTTTAAAATCATCAGAAAAATTAAATCAACTATATAAAGACAACCCAATAAATATAAGAGAATGGCTAAAATTAGAATTTTCAGCTAAAAAACAATATCTTGTTGTTAGAAAAGGTAAAGAAATGTTTGATGATGTTTCTAATAATGAGTTTATTTCTAAATACTTACCTAAATTTCCACAATTAGCTAATTTTATTGCTATTACTCCTGGTATTTTTGATAGTGATGAATTATTAAAAAATTTAGATAGCTTTTCAAGTAATGATAGAAGATCAGTTACTGCAAATTTACAAAATTCTATAAGTTTAAATTATTTACCAAAAGATTTTTTCTCATTTGATGTTAAAAAATTAATAACTACTTTAAAGAAATGGGATATTAATGGTGATCAAAGAATATATATTACTGAAGATGGTAGTACAATTGTATTATTAACTTTAGGTGAAAATATTAGAATGGGTTTATATCAAGCAGATGATGATTATCCTAATGTTAAATTAAATAAAAGAACATCCAAATACTTATTAGAATACCCTGAATTAGATAAAATCCCCTTTCAGAACTTAATAGATTTAGCATCTGAAGGTGTTGTTGATAAAAGTGTATTAGGTGCTGTTTTAGAACAAGCAAAAACAAATCCAAATTCGTCAATTGTTGTTAAAGAAATAGATGGTAAACAAATCTTAATAGATGCAAATTCATTTCTTTCTTATAAAATAGAAGGAGATACAATAACTAGAGTTCCATTTAATGACGAAGATGTACAAACAGCATTTGCACAAGAAGAAAATAATAAAGGATTTCAAGAATCAGCATTAAATATATTTAAAAATGAAGAAGATATTCCAGGAACTATAAATAAGGAAGGTTTAGCATCAATTGTTAATGCAACACCATACAATGAAAGAACATTCACAACAGAAGAGACTAATGGCCCGGCTGTATTATTAACAATACCAGGTGATGAAGCCCCAAATTTCTTTACAATTAATACAAATGGTGGAACTAACTCTTATTTAATAATGCCAACTGTGTATATTGGTAGTAATAATAATTGGAGACTTTTTAATAGAAATAGAAAGGCTGTTAGTAACTCTGAGCAAATACAAGCTATTATTAATTACTTAAGAGGATCAGGTAAAACACTAAATGATGAATCATTATTAAATACTTTAAGAGCATCACAATATTATGAACCTGAAGTAGATATTGTTAAACAATTTGTACGATTAAACCCACCACTAGCAGCTGAAAATAGATACAGACCAGTAATATTTAATGATACATTACTTATTATTAATACTGCTAATCCAAGAGAAAGTTTACAACTTTCAGATAGAAGTGGTAAATTAGTTAAAGCTAATATATCACCTGCTCAAGCATCACGATTAATAGGTACTACGGCACCAGCAGCACAAGGGGCAGGTGAACGAGTAGCCACTCCAGTAGCAGGTACTGGTAGAAGAGGCAGACCAGCAGGCGTACCTAATGCTCCTGTAGCTCCAGCAGCAAACGTCCCAGCAGGTCAAGGTGAATCTGTAGCAGGAATTATGGCAAACTATGAATTAGGAAATGGATTTACTCAATTACCGGGTCGTTCATTTACTAGATTAAATACAAACACAGGAGTTGGACAACAAATAACTAATAATAGAGGTGCTACTCGTCGTAATAATTTATTAGGAAATAATGGTCGTGTAGTAAGAAACATTTCAGTAGGCCCAAGTGATATTTATATAATTAGATTAGCCAATGGTTCAAATGTAGCATCAGTTGTAGTACAACCAGGTAACTTACATTACTTAATTACTTCAACAAATGCTATCTCTTTAAATTCACCCGCTGAATTATTAAATGCTTTACAACAAAGAAATTTAGCAGAAGCAAGAGGATACATAATGAATGAATATTTAGAACGGAATCCACAACATAAAAACGAATTTAAAGAATTAATTAAAAAAACCATAACCGAAAAACAAACCAACAAATAATATGAAAATTAAAGATTTAAGACAAATAATTAGAGAAGAAATCAAAAGTGTGTTGAGTGAAAATCAACCTGCTCCTGCTAAACCACGTGAAACCCCTGGTAGAGAAGTAGCTGAACCGGGAACTAAACCAGGTAAAGAGGAAAAACGTAGAAAATTAGGTAATCCTAATGTTAAACCAGCTCCTAAAGCTAAAGCTACACTTAAAGAAGCAGATATTATATCTAAAATTACAAAAAGATTTAAAAGTAAACAAATGGATGAGCTTTTAACTTTGGGTGATGATAATGATTCCAAAAAATCAGATTCAAAAGCAAAACCTTTATATACTGATAAAGAAATAGAGGCAATGACTCCACAACAAGCAAAAGCAGCCATTAATAAAGGAATATGGAATGTCCCAGCTAATTCAAATGTACTTAAAAAATTAAGAGAAAAATCAAAACAATAATGATTAATTTACTAGAAGCAGAATACGAAGATATTTTTCGTCCTGAAACAATGGCAGCCTTAAAAGGCAAATCAGGTGAATCATTAAGACAAATGCTTGGAAACAAGGAATTAATGCAAACCCTTATAAGATCTAAAGAAGTATTAAATGACATAATAGCAGCAGAAAAAGGATATCATGATTTACTAGAAGGAATAGCAATAGAAATGGTAACTCAAGCTTATCCAATTATTGATTATGCTAATATTAAAATAGATGCTAAAATAGGAGGAGATATAGGTAGTGGAGAACCATCAGATGATGAACCTTCACTAGAAATTCCAGCAGAAGCCGAAAAAGCAAGACGTCGTATTATTAATGGTATTACTCAAGGTGCATCAATTAGAGGAGCATTTGCTTTTTATTTATTTAGAGAATATCTTGATATGATGGATGATACTTTAGTAGATAGATATAATGAAATATTAAAATTAGTATTTGGTATATATGATGATGAAAATGCTATTGCTATGATGTTAGCTGCTTTAGCACAAGGTCAAAAAATGCAAGGTGGTGAAAGTGAAGTTGAATATGATGAAGAAAATGAGCAATTTGTTATTAAAGCACGTGCACTTTGTTTTCCAATGTTAGTACATGAAATTGTAAAAGGATTGTATGAAATAGTAGGAACTGAAGGATTTGGAACTGATAAAGAAAAAAATAAAGCTATTGTTGGTGCTGTAGATAAAGTATCAAATGAGCCTAACGATTTTCGATTCGGAAAATTCATATATGACGCGATAACAAAGTTATATAATGAGAGTAACTTAGATGACAATAGAATACGTGAATTATTTTTTGCATCGCTATATAAACTAGGAGATGATGAATTTTTTCCATTTGTAGAAAATGCTGTTAATGATCAATTAACACCTGAACAAAAAAGATGGGCATTGGGTGAAATGAAAGATATTGAAAAAGATCTTAAAAAAGATGATACTGGTTTAAGTGGATTAGATGAAGGACAAATAGATGAAATAAAAGGAAAAAACATTGCTGTAGGTGATATTTTTACATTATCTGCTGATTTGGGTAAATTTAAAAACGGAAATAAAGTTAGAGTATCATCAAAAACCCCATCCGGTGGTGATATTAAATTAATATTATCTAGTATTGATGGTAAAATTAAAGACATATTTTTCTTAGATAAAAATGATGAATTTGAAGGTCTAGATGAAAATGAAAATAATGAACTTGAAGGATCTAATGAACCGGCTCCAACCCCATCAACCCCACCAGGTGAAATTAGTGCTGAAGAAGCTAAACGTTTAATAAAAGATACAAACGGTAAAATTTTCACAGCAACATTTAATAAAAAGGATGGTACTGAAAGAGTAATGAATGCTCGTTTAGGTGTAAAAAAATATTTAAAAGGAGGAACATTAGCTTATGACGCTGAATCTAAAGGTTTAATTCCTGTTTATGATATGCAATATAAAGAAAATCCAGAAAAAGCATATAGAACAATTAATGTTAATACACTTACTAAATTAAAAATAGGAAAAAATATATATACAGTAACATCTTCAGTAACAGAAAATACTATCGTTGAAGGTAAAGCAAAAGAACTATTTGATGAAATACTTGAATTAATAAGAAAACGTACTCGTGAGATGAATGATGATGACGCTTTTGAATTTCATGAAAAATTAAAAACTTGGATTAATAAGTTAATATAATAAAATGATTAGTTTAGTTGAAATTTTAAAGGAATTAGGACAGCGTAAGCATTACACTGAAAGAAAATTTCAACGAACAAATATATCTAGAATAAAAATCCCTGATGAAGCTTATGGTGGTTATGATGTCAAAGAAACTAACATTAAATTAATAAGTATTTTAAAAAAAGAAATACTTGATAGATTGAATAATCTAGAAAAAATAAATATAGTATCGTCCTTTAAATATTATGTTGGATATAGAGTATTTAAACCAATATTAATTAGTAATGGTAAAAAATATCCTATTGTTATGTATGTAGATTATCAAGAAAAAAATAAAGAAAGAAAAAAATACGGAGATTTATATTATGCTGTAGTAAATAAAGATGAACTTATTACCTTAATTTTAAGTAGTGATATTAGTAATACTGAATTAGAACATAGAATAGCACATAATCTTGAAATAGAACAAGAAATTCGTAATGCTAATGTTAAAATTATAGAATCATCAAATTATGATTATATTATAGATCTTGATAAATTATATGGAAAAAGTCAACAAGTAAATAAAACACCGTCAAAAGACTCAGTAGAATACAAAGTTAATATGGCTTATAGAAAAGATACTAGTTTTAATCATAAAATTTATGGAGAAGGAGTAGTAGTAGATACATCAAATGGAAAAGCGGGAATGGGAGATGCTAGAGGAAAATTAGATTGGGTAGATGTAGATTTTAAAAACTCAAAACCAGTACTTAAAGGAGGAAAATTAACAACAATAAAAAGAATATCTCCAGTATATACTAAAAAATATTTTGATAATCTCCAATAAACTAAACATATTTATAATTAAATAAACTACAGAACAGATTTATAGCCTGTTCGATTAAACAAAAATTTTAAGAGAGCTGTAACCTCAATTTTGGGTTACAGTTTTTTTTTCGTATATTAATATAAAGTATGGATAAAAAAATAGTAATTATAGGAGCCGGTGTAGCAGGTATTAATGCTGCTACTAAATTAGTAGATAATGGTTATCCTGGAGAGTTAATCACAATTATCGATAAAGGTAATGACCCACATAACCGCTTACCTGAAGAGGTAATGACAGGTATGTTAGGAGCTGGAGGATGGTCAGATGGTAAATTAACTTACCACACAGAAATCGGAGGTCAATTAGCAAAATATTGTGGTGAGGAAAAAGCTATGGAATTGATGGATCAAGTTATTAGTAACTTTAGACGTTTCCACCCAAAACCAGAAGAAATATTTATGTCAGATCCACAAACAGAACCTGATTTTATTAAACCATATTTTGGTTTAAGAATGTTTCCTGTATGGCATATAGGTTCAAATTATTTACATGAAATTGCTAAAGCATGGTATCAATATTTAGTTGATAAAGGAGTAGATTTTCATTGGGGGACTGAAATAATTAAGATTGATTTTAATAATGATGATCCTCTATTTACTGGAGGAACATGTTATGGTAAATGGATAAACGAAAAAGGAGAACATTTTGATACTCACCATTATGATACTTTAATATTTGCAGTAGGCAAATCAGGTATTGATTTTGCTCAAAAATTAGCTAATGATTATAAATTACCTAATGAACCTAAATCAGTTCAAATTGGAGTACGTTTTGAAGCACCACAAAAATATTTTCAAAAATTAATTGATATAAGTTATGATTTTAAACTATATCAGAAGTTTGATAATGTATCTTTAAGATCATTCTGTACTAACAATAATGCAGCTTATGTAGCTGTTGAAGAAACATATGGTGATATTAGTTACAATGGTCATGCTAAAAAAGGTGAGGAATTTAGAAACGATATGACCAATTTTGGTATTTTAATGGAAATTAAAGGTATTGAAAATCCGTTTGAATGGTCAAGAAAGGTAGTAGAATCATGTCAAGCCAATAAAACAGGATTATATTACTCACCTAATATGACTCGTAAACCAGGATTAACATCAGAAGGTACAACAGTATCAGCTTGGGAAATATCTGAACATTCACTAGATAATATTAGAAATGCTATGGGTGGTTATTTTGAACATATAGAAAAATTCATTGAAGATATGAATAAAATATTTGAATTTGGAGATGATTGGGGAATGTATATTCCTGAAGTAAAATACTTATCTCCTGAACCATTAGTAAATTACACAGATTTATCATTAAATGAATATCCAAATGTACATTTTGTAGGTGATGCTTTATCAGCGCGCGGGATAACTGTTAGTGGTGCACATGGAATTTATGTAGCAGAAAGTTTGGTAAATAAAAATTAATTTCGTATATTATAATTATGAGTAAAAAGTTTGAAGCAAGTAAATTTTACAACTGGGAAGATTTTTATATTTTATAATATTTATTAATAAATAAAATATATGAATTATAAAAAACATTATAATAATTTAATAGAAACTAGAAGAAATAGAGTTTTAGATTTAAATCAATATTATGAAAAACACCATATAATACCAAAATGTATGGGTGGAACAAATGATAAAGAAAATATAATTAAATTAACAGCAAGAGAACATTTTATAGCTCATTGGTTGTTATATAAAGAATATAAAAATAAATCATTAGCTGCTGCCTTTTGGAGAATGTGTTTTAATGGTAATAAAAATATGAGAAGATATATACCATCATCTAGGACATATGAAGAAGCTAGATTAAATTATATAAAAGAATATAAAGGTAAACCTAAGCATACTGAGGAAAGTAAAAGAAATATAGGATTAAAAAATCAAAAACCTAAACCTAAAGAATATGGCATTAATTTGAGTAAATTAATGAAAGAAGGTTTAGCTGAAAAAATTGGAAAAAGTAACAAAGGTATAAGTAGGGGAAAAAATAGAAAAATAAGTTGGAATGTGGGTAGAAATAAATCTCTTTTTATACAATATGACATAGAAGGAAATATTATTAAAGAGTGGGATGGATTGGAAGAATTAAAAAAAGAATTTAGTATATCATCTATATATAATTCATTTAAAAATAATAAAATATATAAAAAATCAATATGGAAAATAATAAGTGGAAACCTTCGAGAAAATTAACTAAGGCTGATGGAACAATAGCATATATTTGGGAAAACTGTTTGCATAGCTGGGAAGGACCAGCTTTAATACCTGAGGGTGATAATCGTAAAAGAGAATATTATATTCATGGTATAAAATATAGTGAAGATGCTTGGAAAGAAGCTCGTAAAAATAGACAGGGTCTTCCATGGTATAAACAATCAGCTAATAAAGGAGGAACAAATAGGTTTTAATATGAAAATAGGATTATGTGGAACAGTAAGTGTAGGAAAAACTACACTTGTAAATGCGCTTAAGGAATTACCTGAATTTGCTGATTATGAAATAGCAACTGAGCGTTCAAAATATTTAAGAGATCAAGGTATTGCTTTAAATAGTGATTCAACTTTTAAAGGTCAATTAGTATTTGCTGCTGAACGTTCATTAGAATTAATGAAAGAAAATATTATAACTGATAGAACAGTTTATGATGTTAGTGCTTTTACATTAAGTGCCAAATCTATTGAGTGGTGGATTAGAGAAACATTTGTTCAATTAATAATGCAATTACATAAAGAATATGATGTTATAATTTATGTATCTCCTGAAGGTATTGAAATTGAAGATAATGGAGTTAGAACTACTGACTCAGAATACAGAGATAAAATAGATAAAGTTATTAAGGAAATGTTAGTAGAATGGACTCCTGTTAAATTAATTGAGGTAAAAGGTACTACTGAAGATAGAATAACAACCATTAAAGAGGCACTATTTTCATAATATTTATGGTCATGAAAAAATCTGACCTAAAACTAGAAATTAAAAAATATATTTCAGAAATATTATCTGAAGACGTAAATGAGGCTATTGGTGCTGAAATTACAGGTAAAACAGGTAAGAAAACAGTAGCGTCTTTTTCAAATACAAAAGATATGACTGATTTTAAATCTAAAAACCCAAACATTGCTAGTGTAACACCATTAGAAGAAGATAAGTCTAAAATAATCAAAAAATTAAGAGGAGAATAATATGAAAATTAAAATCTCTTATATTATTATAGCCGCGTTAGTGGCTATAATTATTTTCATGACTAAATGTGGAGATGGTAAATTTATTCCAACAGGCAATTCTGATACTCAATATATTGAGACATCAAAATGGGATACTCTTAGTATTCATGATACAATTACAAAACCAAAATGGAAGAAAATAACAATCCATACTCATGATACTTTAATAGATTCTATCCCATACCCAGTTTATGGTTATGTTACATTAACTGAAGACACAATCTCGGTTATAAATGATTCAACAAGATTATTTGTATTATATAAAATATACAGTCAAGATCCATTATATAAACTAGAAAAAAGTGTTAATTTAAGTGTTAAACGTAAAACAATAACTAGTATTATAACTAAAGAAATGGTTAGAAAAAATGCATTATTTGTTGGACCATCAGTTGGTATAGGAAAAAATAGTGGTTTTATATCTTTAAATGGTTTATATGAACATAAAGGTAAAACAATATATGGTTTAGGGGTTGGAGTAACAAACCAAGTTCAACCAATTATTAAAGCTGGAATTTACTGGCAAATATTGAAGTAAAATTTCTTGTATATATTTATATTAGACAATAATATAATATATGAGTCAAGATTTAAAAGCAATTATAAGAGAAGAATATATAAAGTGTTCCCAAGATCCGGCTCACTTTATGAAAAAATATTGTAATATTCAACACCCACAAAGAGGTAGAGTAATATTCAATTTATACCCGTTTCAAGATAAAGTATTACATTTATGGAGAGATAATCCATATTCAATAGTACTAAAATCAAGACAATTAGGTATATCTACTTTAGCCGCAGGTTATTCCTTGTGGCTAATGTTGTTTCATAAAGACAAAAACGTACTTTGTATTGCAACTAAGCAAGAAACAGCAAAAAACATGGTAACGAAAGTTAAATTCATGTTTGATAACTTACCTTCTTGGTTAAAAATAACAGCAGAAGAAAATAACAAATTAACACTACGATTAAGTAATGGATCTCAAATCAAAGCAACTTCAGCATCATCAGATGCAGGTCGTTCAGAAGCAGTATCTTTACTAATAGTCGATGAAGCAGCATTTATTGAACAAATTGGAGAAATATGGGCATCAGCACAACAAACATTAGCAACGGGTGGTGGAGCAATTGTTCTATCAACACCTTATGGAACTGGAAACTGGTTTCACAAGACATGGGTATCAGCAGAGAACAAGGAAAACGACTTTTTACCTATCAAACTACCTTGGTTCGTACATCCAGAACGAAATGAGGAATGGAGAAAACGTCAAGACGAATTATTAGGAGATCCTAGATTAGCAGCACAAGAGTGTGATTGCGATTTTAGTACATCAGGTGATGTTGTGTTTTTTCCTGAATGGGTTGAATTTATAAATCAAACAACAATACAAGAACCATTAGAACGTAGAGGAGCAGATCAAAATTTATGGATATGGGAAGTAGCTGATTATTCAAGAGAATATATGATAATAGCTGACGTAGCTAGAGGAGACGGTAAAGATTATTCTACATTTCATGTTATGGATATAGCTACAAATACACAAATAGCCGAATATAGAGGACAACTACCACCAAAAGAATTTGGTTATTTATTAGTAGCAATAGCTACAGAATATAATATGGGATTATTAGTAATTGAAAATGCTTCAATTGGTTGGGCTACAATAGATTCTGTATTAGAAAGAGGATATTCAAACATTTACTATTCTCCTAAATCAGATACATTAACTGTAGATTCTTATTTTAATCAATTTGAAAACAGTACAAATGTTACACCTGGTTTTACAATGTCCTTAAAAACAAGACCTTTAGTAATTAATAAATTTAGAGAATATATTGGTGATAAATCAGTAACAATTCGTTCAAAACGTTTATTAGAGGAAATGAAAGTATTTGTATGGAAAAATGGTAGAGCAGAAGCACAAACAGGATACAATGATGATTTAGTCATGCCGTTTGGTATAGCAATGTATTTAAGAGATACTTCATTAAAATTCCAACAACAATCTCATGATCTTACTCGAGCTACTCTTGGTAGTATGAAAAAAGTATCGTATAATGGAGGATATAATTCTAACCAAATTCAAAATCCATATGCTATGCAAACAAAAGATGGAATGGAGAATATTAATTGGTTATTATAATATTTATAACATATAACAAAATAAAAAATGGCTGATAAAAGTTTATTTACCCGATTACAAAGATTATTTTCTACAGATGTAATTATTCGTAATCAAGGAGGCAATCAATTAAAAGTAATGGATGTTGATTCCATTCAACGTTCCGGAGATATAGCAACAAATTCATTAGTAGATAGATATAATCGTCTATATTCACCATCAACAACATCATTATTAGGTTCTCAATTAAACGTAAACTGGCAGTACTTACGTACAATGACTTACTCAGATTACGATAATATGGATTATGATGCTATTGTAGCTTCTGCTCTTGATATTATTGCTGATGAATGTACGTTAAAAAATGACATGGGAGAAGTACTCCAAATCAGAAGTAGTAACGAGGATGTTCAACAAATACTTTATAATTTATTTTATGATGTATTAAATATCGAATTTAATTTATGGTCTTGGATTCGCCAAATGTGTAAATATGGTGACTTTTTCTTAAAAATGGAAATTGCTGAAAAATATGGTGTATATAATGTAATACCTTACACAGCATTTCATATTGAAAGACAAGAAAACTATGATAAAGAACGTCCAAACTCAGTAAGATTTAAATATGCACCTGAAGGTATTTATGCTGGAGGATCAGGTTACTATGGTACGCCAAATATTGGAACATTTGATAATCAACCAGGTATATTTTTTGAAAACTATGAAATGGCTCATTTTAGATTATTAACTGATGTTAACTATCTTCCTTATGGTCGTTCATATCTAGAACCAGCTCGTCGTATTTTTAAACAATATGTTTTAATGGAAGATGCTATGTTAATTCATAGAATTTCTCGTTCACCAGATAGAAGAATATTTTATATCAATGTTGGATCAATTCCACCAAATGAAGTAGAAAACTTCATGCAGAAAACTATCACTACAATGAAACGTACTCCATTAATGGATAGCCAAACAGGTGAATATAATTTAAAATATAACATGCAAAACATGTTAGAAGATTTTTATATCCCAATCAGAGGTAATGATCAAACAACAAAAATAGAAACTACACCAGGTTTAACTTACGATGGTATTCAAGACGTAGAATATTTAAGAGATAAATTATTTGCTGCTTTAAAAGTACCTAAAGCTTTTATGGGGTATGAAAAAGATTTAACAGGTAAAGCAACATTAGCAGCTGAAGATATTCGTTTTGCACGCACAATTGACCGTATACAACGTATTACCTTATCTGAATTATATAAAATTGCGCTTGTACATTTATATGCCCAAGGTTACACAGGTGAAGAATTAACTAATTTTGAATTAGATTTAACTACTCCATCTATTATCTATGATCAGGAAAAAATTGCATTATTAACTCAAAAGGTAGAATTAGCTAAATCAATAATGGATGCTAAATTATTACCTACAGATTGGATTTACGATAATATATTCCACTTCAGTCAAGATCAATTTGATGAATATAGAGATTTAGTAGCTGAAGACCAAAAACGTGCATTTAGATATAATCAATTATTTGAAGAAGGTAATGATCCTAAAGAAACAGGTAAATCATATGGTACACCACACGATCTAGCTTCACTTTATGGTAGAGGTAGATATGAAGAAACTAGTGTACCTGATGGATATGATGAAAAAGTACCATTAGGAAGACCAAAAGAAAAAGTAACTGATAGAAATACACAAGATGATTTCTTAGGAAAAGACAGATTAGGTGTTCAAGGAATGAAAAAAGATGATAACGAATCTGATTCAATTCGTCCTCAATATAAAGGTGGTTCACCGTTAGCATTAGAGGCAAAACAAGTCTACCTTAAAAATAAAACATTAATTGAAAGTTTAGGTAAAAAAGTATCTATTGAAAGAGACTCAGCAGGAGAATCATTATTAGATGAATCTAGATTAAAAGAATAAAAATTATTATATATTTATAACAAAATCTCAAGAATGAATATTAAACACTCAAAGTACAAAAATACAGGAATACTGTTTGAACTTTTAGTAAGACAAATTACCGCTGATACATTATCTGGTGTTGATTCTAAAGCTACTAAAATTTTAAAAAAATACTTTGTTAAAACAGAATTAGGAAGAGAATATAAATTATATGAAACACTTTCTAAACATAAAAATCTTACTGAGGGTAAAGCTGAGGTAGTAATTAATTCTATAATTGAGTCCTCTAAAAATTTAAATAGAGGAGCATTAAAAAGACAAAAATATAATATAATTAAAGAGATAGCTAGTCATTATAATTTAGATGAATTTTTTAAAACAAAATTACCTAGTTATAAATCACAAGCAGCATTATATACATTATTAGAAATATATAATAGCGAAAACTTATCAAATCCAGACCAAATAATTGATAATAAAATTATAATATTAGAAACATTAACAACAAAATCAATCGATAAACAAAAAGTAGAAGATGATTTGATGACTGAATTTCAAACATATGATAAAGATTTACGTATTTTAACGTATCGTGTAATGTTAGAAAAATTTAATGGTAAATACGAATCATTAAATACATCACAAAAAATGGTATTAAAAGAATTTATCAATTCAATAGATTCAACACCGAAATTAAAAGAATTTTATAATACTAAAATAACTGAGATTAAGTCTGAATTAAGCAATTTGTGTAAAAAAGTTTCGGATAAAGCAATTCAAATTAAATTAACAGAAGTTAACAACATGTTAACCCCATTAGGTAAATTATCTAAGATAGATAATGATGATCTAGTTAATTTATTACAATACTATGCACTTTTAGAAGAACTAACTAAAGCGAATGTTCAAGTACAAATATAAAATAAAAGAAGAATCAACTATTTCATCTGATTCTGGATTTACATCTGGAGGCACTGGAGAAAATCATAGTGGGCCTTCTAAAAAAAAATCAACTTACGGAGCATATACACAAGTAGGATTTAAAAAAGTAACAGAAGGTCCTGGAGCTACAGTAGGTCCTGGTCCAAAAGCAGGTCCTGAAGGTGTTAAAGATAATGTATATGTTAAAAAATTTAAATATAAATTAGTTAATCGTCCTGCTCTAAATAAAGCAGCTAAAGGTATTGAAATAAAAGCATTGTGGGAAGCAAATACTAATGTTGAAGAATTTATTACAGGATTAAATATAACAAATCCAGATAATAAAAAATTTATTACATCTCGTATTTTAGGATTTGATGAATTAGAAACAAAACTAAATGAATTAATTCCTTTATTACAACAAGCAAAACACAAAACTATGGATTTTTACAGACAAGATCCAAATTCATTTACCGTTCTATATGGAACAGATATTGCAAACGAATATCTAAATGATTTACTAGAACTATTTAAAAATTAAAACATGGCTAATTATAATGTTTCAGTTACACAAAGTATAGTAATACAACCAGCAAATATTTTAGCTAGTCAGGTAACAACTTATACTATATCAAATCCTTTAATTGGTTCTTCTTATTTTACATTAGAAACAGTAAGAAACAATGACGGATTTTATAATTCAACTTCTCCTAAAAACACCTCAGGTTCATTTTCATTAGGAACAGGATTAGCAGAATTAATACAATCAGATTATATAGCTTCAGTTATTGTAGCACCAGGAGGAGGTACATTAACGTTTACACCTGCTAATAATATAACAGGTTCTACTTTATATTTAAGAGGAACAGGAGCATAAAAATTAACATATTTATAATAAAATGGAAAAAACATTACAACAACAATATACTCTTATTAGAGAAGGTAAAGGAAATAAAGATCACTTTCTTAAACAAGCAAGAAATTTATTCCCAGAATTCATTACACCAGTTAATGATTATAATACTACAGTTCATATTTTAAAATCAAAAAGTATTTTAAGTGAAACCGCTATAGGAGGAGTAATCACTTCAAATCCAAATAAACCAGATTGGTTTAAAATATTTGATACTAATTTAAAAGAAGCAGTAGGTGTTAAAAACACTAAAGAATATGGTGATCAAAACGAATTTGAAAAAATTGATAAACAAGTTCAAGATGCTTTAGATCATCAATTTGATAATAAAGATGATAAAAACATAGACAATGTTTATGGACAATCATTTTTAATGGGATACTATACTGAAATGAAAGATCCTAAAAACGCTGATAAAACAGTTGATGAATTAAAAGCTATTGTATTAAAAAACATGGTTAAAGACATCAATTATTATCATACTGAAGCATCATTTGGTGTTAAAGAAATTGGATATACAAAAGATGTAGTTGGTGGTGGAGATGCAATAGCACCCAAAGGCAAATATAAATCATCAGGATATGGTGATATGCCTAAAGCTAAAGTTGTTAAAGAATCTTTAAATGAAGCTAAAAAATCAAACGTTCAAACTCGTATTAAAGATTTAGAAAAACAAAACGAAGTATTAGCTTTAGAATCTAAAATAGCATCATTGGATGAAGCAATTAATGAATTAACTCAAAAAGTATCATTATCTGAATCTGATGAGTTAACTGATATGATGGATCCTAAAAAAATTAATGAACTTAAAAAAGACATTAAAGTACTTGAAAAATACAAAATGACTTGTGAGAAAAAATTATCAAAATTAGGTGGTAAAAAAACCATAGTTGATGAAAATAAAGATGAAGACTATGGTGGTTTAAATCCTGAAGATTATGATTTAATGGATGATGGTAGTATGGTTGATCCTGAAACAGGAAAAGTAGTTTGGAGCCCAACCAATGAAAAAATAACTGAAAACGAAAACGAAAATCCCCCTAACAAATATACATTTGTTGATAAAAAAGTAGTTAGAAGAATTAGTCCACAAAATGGAGATAAATCATATGATATTCAATTTGATGATCGCACAGAAAAAACAATTTATGCAAGTCATGATGATTGGGATAAAATCAATTCTATATATCAAAAAGCTAAAAACGGATAATTAATGAAACAAGTATTAATTGAAACTATACCGTTTAATGTATCTCCGATACAATTAACTGAAGGAATGAAAGCCCGTTCTGGTAATCCTTTAGTTGAAGGTATTTTAGCTACTGCCGAAGTAAAAAATGGTAATGGTAGATACTATTCTAAAGATTTATGGGAAAGAGAAATTAATAAATACATGGATGTTGTTAAAGAAAATAGAGCAACAGGCGAGTTAGACCACCCAGAATCTACAATTATTAATCTAAAAAACGTATCTCATATTATTAGAGAAATTAGATGGGACAACGATAAAGTAATAGGTAAAATAGAAATATTACCAACAACATCAGGTAACATATTAAAAGCTCTTATTGAAAACGGAGTTATGGTGGGTGTATCATCTCGTGGAATGGGTAGTTTAAAAGAAATGAATGAAGGTACTTTAGAAGTACAAGATGATTTCGAACTATTATGTTGGGATTTCGTATCAACACCTTCAAACCCGGGCTCATATATGAATTTAGTAAGAGAAGGTAAGGAAAATAATATTATAAACCCATATAATAAGGTGAATTTATTATTAACCGAAATCTTATGTGCTAATGGTTCTTGTCCAATATTTTAAACAATAAAACTATGAAAATAATAAACTCTTGGAAATCAAAAGCAAAACAATTCGATAAAATAGATATAACTGCAAGAATATCTTATTTGTCTATATTTGAATTAAATATAGATTTTTCTAAAAAATCTTACAGATTAGTAATATTAAATTTCGGTATTAACTCTTAACCCCTCTCTGGATAGAATCCATTGATAGACCCTTCCCTAAAAAGAAGGGTTTCTTTTTTCGATTTTAGAAAAGGTGCATATATGTATCGAGGAATATACGGTTCATTTTATATCGTATCTATTTTAAATATTCTATTACGCTTCGATTTTATCTACAATAAGCGTATTTCCAACAAAACAATTTGAGGACAAAAAACAATGACAAACAGAGATTTGCTAAAAGAAGCAATCGCAGATGCCAAAGCAGTTAAAGAAACAGCTATCGCAAATGCAAAATTAGCTCTTGAAGAAACTTTCAACCCGTATCTAAGAGAAAGATTAGCTGCAAAGTTAAACGAATTAGATGAAGCAGAAGAAGAAACAGAGTTAAAAGAAACAGAAGAAGTAATGGACGAAAATTATTCTGAAGATGATGACATGATGGAAGAAACCATGGAAGTGGAAAATGCAGAAATGGCAGCTGAAGCAGATACATTAGATCTAGAAGCTCTTCTAAGAGAATTAGACGGTATTGAAGAAGACAAAACAGTCAACGCCGCAGGTTACGCTGAAGATGAAGATAACGATGATCACGGTAATCTAAACGAAGCTGAAGATGATGAAGTTGCTAAAGGTGAAGATGATGATGAAGATGAAAACATCAACATTGAAGACATGAGCACAGAAGATTTAGAATCATTTATCAAAGACGTAATCTCAGACATGGTATCAGCAGGTGAATTAGAAGCTGGTGAAGAAGGCGAAGAAGGCGGCGAAGAAGAAGATGTTATGAAAATGGATGATGAGGGTGATGATGAAGAAGAAATTAACTTAGATGCTATAGTAGCTGAACTTAAAAAGAAACCAGTAACTAAAAAATCAAGTAAAGAAGATGATAAAGAAGACAAAGTTAAAAAGATGGAAAAAGAACTTAAAGAAGCTTATGACGCTTTAAGACTTGTTAAATCTGAATTAAACGAAGTTAACTTATTCAACGCTAAATTACTTTACACAAACAAAATCTTCAGAAACAAAAACTTATCTGAATCACAAAAAGTAAAAGTATTAGCAGCATTTGATAAAGCTGTTAACGTAAAAGAAGCTAAATTAGTATATGAAACATTAAGTGAAGGTTTAAAACAAACAAAAACTCCAGTTAACGAATCATTATTAAGAGGTGCGGCATCTAAAGTATCTGGTATTGCTCCAAAGAAACCAATTCTTGAAGTAAATGACCAATTAAACAGATGGCAAATATTAGCCGGTATCAAAAAAATATAACAATAAAAAAACAAAACAATTAAAACAATGTCAAACGTACATCAATTATTAGAAAGCGCAGCAGGAAACTGGAAATCACTACAAAGTGATGCTGCTAAATTAGCTTCTAAATGGACTAAAACAGGTCTATTAGAAGGCTTAACTACTGTGGACAGTAACAATATGTCCCTTTTATTAGAAAACCAAGCAAAACAATTAGTAACAGAAACTAACACTGTTGCTTCAAACTCTGGATTCACTTCTGGTACACAAGGTGAAAACTGGGCTGGTATTGCATTACCATTAGTAAGAAAAGTATTCGGAACTATCGTAGCTAAAGAATTCGTTTCTGTTCAACCAATGAACATGCCTTCTGGTTTAGTATTCTTCTTAGATTTCCAATACGGAAACAACAAAAATCCATTTACTGCAGGTTCTTCTTTATATGGTAACAGAAATGCTTCTGGTCAATATCCATTTGCTACTCCAGCAGCTGAAGGCGGTTTATACAACCCAGCAAACAAATTTACTTACTCTACTAACCAATTCTCAGCTTCTGTTCCATTAACTGGATCTACTGCTGGTGGTGTTTTACCTACTATTGGTGCTGGTACTGGTTCAGTAGTTACAGCATCATGGGCTGAATTAAATTTTGATTCTGAATATTCAGCATCAGTAATTGCAAACAGAATATACAAAGTAACTGTTGCTACAGCTTCTGTATTAACTAACTTTGATCCAGATGCAGTAAGAGGTTTCACTTTAGTATCTGGTTCTACATTTACTGCTTCTAATATTTTACCTCAGTTTACAACTTATAACTATACAGCAGGAACTATTAGTTTCTTCTATACAGCTTCAGCTACTTTAGGTGCTAATAATACTGCCGGTGCTTCTGCTACTATTTTCTATAACAAAGGTAATAACAGTAGTACATTATCTGGTAATGATGCTAGAGCTGATTTCGAAGCAGATAGAACAGACGTATCTGTACCTAACTCTTTAAGTAGTTCAAACATCGTAATCCCAGAAATTAATGTTAAAATGCAATCACAAGCCATCACTGCTAAAACTAAAAAGTTAAAAGCTGTATGGACTCCTGAGTTCGCTCAAGATTTAAGTGCTTACCAAAACATTGATGCTGAAGCTGAATTAACTAACATCATGAGTGAGTATATTTCAATGGAAATTGACTTAGAAATCTTAGAAATGTTAATCGAAGATGCTGCAGCTGGTACTGAATACTGGTCAGCAATTAACAACCAAACTATTTCAACCCAAGGTACTATAACTAACTTAGGAACTTCAGGTTATTATAACACTCAAGGTCAATGGTTCCAAACTTTAGGTACTAAAATCCAAAAATTAAGCAACAAAATCCACCAATTAACTTTACGTGGAGGTGCTAATTTTATCGTAACTTCTCCAACAGTAGCTACTATCTTAGAATCAATCCCAGGATTTGCTTCTACAAGCAATGGTGAAGCTGATCAAATGGAATATGCTTTCGGTGTACAAAAAATTGGTACTGTAAACGGTCGTTACAAGGTTTACAAAAATCCTTACATGACTGAGAATTTGATGTTAATGGGTTACAGAGGTAGTCAGTTCCTAGAAACAGGTGCTGTATTTGCTCCGTACATTCCGTTAATCATGACTCCGTTAGTGTACGATCCAGAAACTTTCACTCCAAGAAAAGGTCTATTAACTCGTTACGCTAAGAAAATGTTAAGACCTGAATTCTACGCGAAAATCTATGTTAGTGGTTTAAACACTATCTAATATTAGATAACACTTTATAACTAAAATTAAAGAACCCCACCAAAAGTGGGGTTTTTTCTTTTTATTTGGCTAACTTAGATATCTTTATTACATTTATATAGGCCTATATAATATGTATAGATAAATAAAAATAGTTTTAAAATGATAGAAACCCCTTCACAATTAAAGGTTCCAAGTTATGTATTAAACTTCCCCTTTTCTCTAAGCACTGAAAATCCAAACAATATTTGGATGGAAGAATTATCACCCGAAGATTTAAAAATTAATAAACCTAAAGCTTATAAACAGTTTATGGATTTATATAATTTTATAGCTGGTGGTTCTTTAGTTTATTTATTACCATCGTATGGTGATTATCAAGACCAAGTTTACGTGGCTAATGTGGGAATGCAATTACCCCACATTAAAGACGATAATATTGTGTTATTATCCAATTTTACTTCCGAACCTAGACAAGGTGAAGAATTAGTAGCAAAACCGTTCTTTAATTTAATGGGTTATAATACTCATCTATGTCCATTTAAATGGGAAGGTGAAGCAGATTTAAAATACATTGGTGGTAACACTTACATAGGTGGATACGGTCAACGTTCAACTAAAGAAGCTTATGAGTGGATGGAACAAAACTTTGATATGAATATTATTAAAATAGAAATGGTTGAACCTTATTTATATCATTTAGATTGTTCAGTATTTCCATTAACTGATAAAAAAACATTAGTTTGTACTGAATTATTTACACCTGAAGAATTAGAAGAAATAGGAAAATATACAGAAATTATTGATATTAGTGTTGATGATGCTTTTGGTGGATTAACAAATTCAGTAAGAATGGGAAATATGATTTTATGTGCATCTAACATTTCAGAATTAAAACGTACTGATCCTTTATATGAGTTAGAAAAACATAAAATAGATACATTAGAAAGAATATGCGCTAATGAAGGTTTAGAACCAGTTATATTCAATTTATCAGAATATATGAAATCAGGTGCTATGTTATCATGCTGTGTAATGCACTTAAATTATGTTGATTATACTAAATCATTAATATAATGGCTAAAACATTAAAAGACTGGATTAATACAGATGTAAAAAAGGCTGAAAAAATGTCTATTGAACAATTATCAAATCAATTTTTCTTTAGAGATCCTTTAAGAACAATGTATATTGATAATGAACATTTTTATTCACCAGCTGATGGAACTATCTTATATCAAAAAGTAATTAATGATCCTACTGAACCTATTGTGGAAATTAAAGGTATAAATTATACTTTACAAGATGCAATGGGTGATAAAGATTATAACAAACCATCTTTAGTTGTTGGTATATTTATGTCATTTTATGATCCTCACATTATAAGAATTCCATATGGTGGTGTTATTGATTATGAATATTTAGAGGCAATAGAATCAACAAATAAGCCTATGTTAGCAACCGAAAAAGATATCTTTAACGGTAAAATTAACCCAGCAAATCTAGAATATCTTAAAAATAATGAAAGAATGAAAATAAAAATAAATTCACTTTCTTTAGAATATCAATATAATATGTGTTTAATAGCTGATGAAGATGTAAATGTTATATCTTCATTTAAAAAACAACAAGATATATGTTCACAAAACGATAGATTTGGGTTAGTGCGTTGGGGTAGTCAAACAGAATTAATATTACCTTTAGATAAGCGCTTTGATTTTGAACTATGTCAAGAGGATCACACCCATGTTGAGGCTGGTTTGGATAAGTTAATAAAAATAAAATGGAAATAAAAACGGTAAATATTTATTTTTTACATAATGATGACAATATACCTTTTTATATTGGAAAAACAAACAATATTAAGGATAGAATAAATAATCATAAAAGAACATTTGGTAAAAAAACTATTTTAGAAATAATAGATGTTGTAGATATAAAAGAATGGAAATTTTGGGAAAAATATTGGATATCTCAATTTAAAATGTGGGGGTTTATTCTTTTAAATAAAAATAAAGGAGGAGGAGGACCGGATTTTCATGATGATGAAATTAAAAAATTAATAAGTAAAAATAAAAAAGTTACCGGATATAAAGATAATGAATTAAGAAAACAAAATATTAGCAAATCAAATAAAGGAAAACCAAATTCTATGAAAGGAAAAAAACAACCACAAGAATATGTTATAAAACGAGCTGAATCTAATAGAAAACCATGTTTGCAATTAAAAGATGGAATATTAATTAAAGAATGGTTAAGTAGTAGTGAAGCAAATGATGTTTATAACGGTGTTAATAACGTATTAAACGGTAGAGCTAAAACAGCTCATGGTTATGTATGGTTATGGAAAAATGATAAATAACAAACTTATTAAAATTATAACAAAATGAACCCACCAAAACATGACGACGAGGTTTTTAAAAATAAAACCAAACCAAAAGGTCCAATCAAATTCAAAATCGAATTAAATTCAGAACAGAAAGAAGCCAAGCAGATAATTTTAGATAATCCTGTAACACTTATAAAAGGTATGGCTGGTTCAGGTAAAACACTATTAGCTTGTCAAATAGCTTTAGATATGGTTTTTAAAAAAGAAATGGAAAAAATCATTATTACAAGACCAACTGTATCTAAAGAAGAAATTGGTTTCTTACCAGGTGATTTAAAAGAAAAAATGGATCCTTGGTTAGCACCTATTTATTCTAACTTATATCTTCTATATGATAAAATAAAAATAGATAAATTAGTAGCAGATGGTCAAATAGAAATTGTACCTTTTGCATTTATGAGAGGTAGAACGTTTCCTAAATCATTTGTTATTGTAGACGAATGTCAAAACATAACACACTCACAAACCGAAATGATGTTAGGTCGTTTAGGTAAAGGGGGTAAAATTGTATTTTGTGGTGATATTTCGCAAGTAGATCTAAAAAGTAAAAGAGATTCTGGTATTGGATTTTTTGATATTTTAGATGCAAGAGTAAAAGGTGTTAGAACAATCTCATTAAAGAAAAATCATCGTCATGAAATAGTAGAAGAAATTCTTAGAATTTACGAAGAAGTTAGAGATTAAATATTTAGAATAATATGTGTGGAAGCCAATCGTTAGATTGGCTTTTTCCTTTCTATTTTAATATTTATAACTAAAAACAAATGGCAATTTTTACCTTAAAAATAATAGAACAATTAACACTTAATGGAGATGATGTCGGATCTTCTGTTACTCAAACAATTAATAATATTAATTTTATGGATAATAGAATACTAAATATCCCTTCAGGATCTGTAACAACTATATTTTCATTAGATAATTTACCTGGAGCTGGTACTTTTGTAAGCAGTAGTTTTCAATATGGTAGAGTTACAAATAATTCAACTACAGTACCTGTTAAATTAATTGTATCTTCTTCAACAGAAGCTATGAGTTTTTTAATAGCAACAGGAAGTTCATTTATACTTTCTACAAGTAAAATAACAGGTAGTACTTCAGGTTTAAACTTTAGTGATATAAAATCAATAAAAGTTGAACCATCAGGTAGTGTTGCTTCAATAGAATATTACGTAATAACAAACTAATTAAACAATTATGGCAAACATCCCTATTTGGCCCGGTTCAAGCTCATTTGCTTCAGTATATAATTCATTTTATATCAGTGGAACATTACCATCACCCACACCATTTGGTTTTTATGATACTGATCCTCAATTTCAGACAGATGCTGATAAAGTATCTAATTTTTGTGCATTACGTTTAGGATATCCTATTGAAAATATTGAATTACAAGATATTAATTTTTGGGCTGGATTTGAAGAAGCTACAACAATTTATGGTAATGAATTATATGCATTTCAAACAAGAGATAATTATTTAAGTTTTGAAGGTGCTTCAACTAATACAAATGTAAACAATTCATTAATAACACCTTCATTTGAAACTATTGTTAGATTATCTCAACAATATGGTGAAGAAGCTGGTGTTGGAGGTAATGTAACTTATTATAAAGGATTATTACCATTAGTAGCAGGTCAACAAAGATATGATTTAAAACAATGGGCTACAAATGAAGGTATTACTGGAGGTATTGAGATTAAAAGAGTATTTTTCCAACCACCACCAGCAATTAATCAATTATATTCACCAATGTTAGGTACTGGTCCTGGTGGTTTAGGAGGTGTTCCTGCTGCTGGTATTTACGGTATAGGATATGGTTATACAAACTATATGATGATGCCTACTAGTTTTACTATGGCTAATATTAACGCAATTGAAATGCAAAATACAGTAACATTATCTAATTATACTTTTGAATTAGTAAATAATATAATAAGTGTATTTCCTATTCCTGGAACAGGTTTACAAGATGGTTTTGGTGGAGAGCTTGAAGGGTTTAATAACTATTATTTATCATTTGAATATATTAAATTAGAAGATAGAATTAATTCTGCTTATTCTAATGGTAATAATTTAATTACAAATACTTCAAATGTACCTTATATTAATCCTGTTTATACTCAAATAAATTCAATAGGTAGAAGTTGGATTTTTGAATATACTTTAGCATTAGCTAAAGAAATGTTAGGATATGTTAGAGGAAAATATTCAACAATCCCAATTCCAGGTGATTCTGTAACATTAAACCAACAAGATTTATTATCATCAGCTACTGCAACTAAAGAAGCATTAATAACAAGATTAAGAGATTATTTTGATCAAACTTCACGTCAAGCATTATTAGAGAGAAGAGCAGCAGAATCATTAGCTCGTGTAAATGAAATTAATCAAGTACCAATGACAATTTTTATAGGATAATATGGCATTATACGGTGAAGCAAGAGACATAAGTCTATTCAGACGAATCAATCGTGAATTGATGGGTAATATTATTTCTCAACAAGTAATATTTTACAAATATAATGTAACTACTACAAAATCAAACATGTATGGAGAATCAGTAGAAGGAAGAAATTTTGCTGAACCTGTTATATTATTTGCTTTAATAGAATTAGGAACTCCTGAATCACCAGTAAATGAATTAGGTGTAGACTTTACATGGCCTATTACTTTTAGATTTTTACGTGATGATTTAATAGGTAAGAATCCTGATTTTAATTCTGGTAGTTTATATGGTGCTGATTTACAACCAGTAGTAGGAGATGTAATAGCTTATCAAAACGGATATTGGGAAATAGATAATACATACAATACACAATATGTTATGGGTAAAAATCCAGAATATCCTTATTATGATGCTAATGGAGATAATCCATTAAATGCAGGCCTAGAAAATTTCGGATACAGTGTTGAAGTAAGATGTGATTGTCATTACGTTCCTTCAGACAGATTAAATATTATTAAATCAAGAATGTAATGGCTAAAGTAAGAAAACCAATACCACCTACCCAAAGAGAACTTAGTTTAAAGCAACATACTGCTTTTGATCAAGAACAAGGTAATCCTAATTCATTTGTTGAGGATGGAAAAACAAATAGATCTTTAAATTTATCATTTAAAGACGATAATACAAAACCATTTTCTGTTGGTATTAAAGATATTGACGAGGCCATATTTTATTACTTTCAAAATATAATTAAACCTACCGTAATACAAAACGGTCAAATATTGCCTGTTCCTGTAGTATATGCTTCTCCTGAAAAAATGAAATCATATCAAAAGGATGGTTATTATAGAGATCAAAACGGTAAAATACAAGCACCATTAATTGCATTTAAGCGTGAATCTATTGATAAAAATAGAACAATAGCAAATAAATTAGATGCTAATAATCCTAATAATTTTGGTGTATTTACTAAAAAATATAATCCAAAAAATGCATACGATAATTTTCATGTATTAAATAACAGAGTACCAGTTAAAACACATTACGCTGTAGTAATGCCTGATTATTTAACAATTACTTATTCATTTACAGTTTTTACTTATTATGTAGAACAATTAAATAAAATAATAGAAGCAATTGAATATGCATCTGATGCTTATTGGGGTGATCCTCAATTATTCCAATTCAGAGCAATGATTGATTCTTTTAATTTTCAAACAGAATTAAATACAAGTGATGAAAGATTGGTTCGTAGTACATTTACTGTAAAATTAAATGGATATATAGTTCCTGAAGTAATACAAAGAGATTTAAATGCTGTTAAAAAATTTAATGATAAAGCAAAAATATTATTAGCAATAGAAACCGATGTTTCATTTAAAGACCCAGCAAGTTTATCAAATGTAACAAAATCACCTAAAAAAGTAACTTTTGCTCCTAGTGCTGCTCCATCAATACCTTCAATATTAATATCAACATCTGATTTTTCGTCAGATAAATTAACAGCTAATACTGGAGAATTAATTACATTTACTGATTTAACAACCAATGCACCAACTGCTTGGATGTGGATGTTTGGAGACGGAACATCATCATCGTTACAAAACCCAACTAAAATTTATTCTACCTCAGGTACTTATTCAGTTACATTAATATCTGGAAGAAATAATTCAAGTGGTATTGTAACAAAAACAAATTATATAACGATATTATAAATTTTAATATTTATAACAAACAACATTAATGGCAAAGATTAGATTTTTAGATAATGTACCTATTGGAGTATTTGCAACAAATCCAAATGGCGGTGGTATATCAAATAGTGGTTCCTTTACCGGTTCATTTAGTGGATCATTTACCGGTTCATTACAAGGGACAGCTAGTTGGGCCGAAAACTCAGTATCAGCATCATATTTTTCAGGAAGTATATCAAATGCAGTAAGCTCATCTTATGCTTTAAGTTCATCATTTGCATTAACTGCATCATTTGCCTTAAATGCAGGAACAACTATAAACACAGGTTCATTTGTAACTACAAGTAGTTTTAATAATTTTACTTCATCTTATAATACTGGATCATTCACAGGTTCATTTACAGGTAGTTTATCAGGAACAGCAAGTTTTTCTGTAAGTTCATCTCAATCAATAAGCTCATCTTACACTTTAAGTTCAAGTTTTGCTCTTAGTTCTTCATTTGCTATAAGTTCATCAAGAGCTGTAAGTTCATCTTTTAGTATTAGTAGTTCATATGCTGTAAGTTCATCATACGCTTTAAGCGCTTCATTTGCTCCTACAAACACTACAGGTTCATTCACAGGTAGTTTTACAGGCTCATTACTTGGGACAGCATCATACGCTTCTAACGCTTTAAGTTCTTCATTTGCATTAACAGCTTCTTTTGCTCTTAATGCAGGAACAACTATAAATACTAGCTCATTTGTAACAACTTCTAGTTTTAATGCTTTTACAAGCTCTTATAACACAGGATCATTTACAGGTTCATTTAATGGAATAGCAACAACAGCATCAAATACAATATTACAAAATCTAATTTTAACTAATCAAACAGTTGGTGCTTTAACATCAGGAACAACATTACCTACAGGAACAGGATTAGAGAGTATATTAAGAACAATGCTTGTTACATATATTCCTCCTACTTTATCATCTTTAGTAATGAGAAATGGAGGATCTAATATATCAACTGCTGCTAGAGATGTAGGAGATTCATTTACAGTAAATACAGCTTCATTTTCAGCAGCAGCTGATAACCCAACAAGTATATTTCCTATAAGCTCATCATGGACAGGATCAGGAGCTGATATAGGAACACAAACATTTTATTTTGGAGATAATGTATTATCATCATCTAATGTAAGAAGTATTGGAGGTAGTTATACAATTAATAGAGCTACTACAAACGGTACAGTTACTTTTACTGTAAATGGTAGACGGTCAGATACAGGAGCAGCTATTACAGGTACTACTACTTCAATATCATTTCAATGGAGAAATTATCTATCAGCATCACCAACCACCCCAACAGATAATGCTACAGCACAAACAGTAGTAAATGCTTCAGTTACTTCTACTTTAGATACAGATAGAGCATGGACTGCAACTTGTACAGCAGCTAATAATATATTAGGAAATTTTACTTATGTAATATATCCTGCTTCTTATGGAAACTTATCAAATATAATTCAAAATGGAGCATTATCTGTTTTAACAGCATTTACCAATTTAGGAGATTTTACTGTAACAAATGCATTCGGTGCTTCCATTTTAGTAAGAATATATAAATCAAATTCAGACAAAGCTTTCGCAAGCGGAACAACACTAGCAATATCATAACAAAATGCCAATTTTTTACCCTGACATATTAGAACATAATAATCCCGATAGGGCTTTAGTTGATATAACTCAATTAAGAGGAAATAGTTACCCTTTAGGATCACTATCAGAAACAGGTTCAATTCCTGATAATAAAAGAAAACTAGGAGCTATTATATTTGTATCTTCTTCACAAGAATTTTATGGTTTTTATGGTCAAACAACAGGATCATTAGATTGGGATAGTACATCAAATTGGAGAACCCTATCAACATTTTCCGGTTCTTACACAGGATCATTTTCCGGTTCTTTTATAGGAAATTTAACAGGTACATCTTCTTATTCTACAAACGCTTTAAGTTCATCATTTGCATTAACAGCATCATTTGCCTTAAATGCAGGAACAACTATAAGCACAGGTTCATTCGTAACAACTTCAAGCTTTAATTCATTTACTTCAAGTTATAACACAGGATCATTCACTGGTAGTTTTACCGGCTCATTACTTGGTACTTCAAGTTTTTCTATAAGTTCATCTCAATCAATAAGTTCATCATTTGCATCAACCTCTTCATTACCATTACGTGGAATAATAACAGCTTCAGCAAATAATACAACCCTAACATTTACACGAGGAGATAACACTACATTTGATGTAACCGTTTCACAGTCTGGATCTGTATCAACAGCATCTTATGCTTTATTTGCAGAACAAGCTTTAAGTTCTTCATTTGCTTCAACTGCTTCATTTGCTCCAAGTTATACTCTATTAACAACATTTAATAATTTTACTAGTTCTTTTAGAACTGGATCTTATACAGGATCATTTACAGGTAGTTTATTAGGTACAGCAAGTTACGCAAATCAAGCCTTAAGTTCTTCATTTGCATCAACCTCTTTAATAGCAACTAGTTCATCATTTGCTTCAACAGCATCTTATTTAAATACATTAAATCAAGATTTAACATTTAACGGTAATTTAACACTAAACGGAACAGCAAGTATAACTTATTTAAATATAAGTTATGAATCTGCTTCAGTAATATATTCATCAGGATCAAACCAATTTGGTGATGCAACTGATGATACACAAACCTTAATAGGAAGAACTATTGTAAGTGGTAGTTTTGAAGTAACAGGTAGTACTAATATTCCTTCAATAACAGGCTCATTATTAGGAACAGCATCATATGCTAATAATGCTTTAAGTTCATCTTATGCAACAACATCATCTTATGTGCTAAATGCTATAAGTGCAAGTTATGCATCTAGTTCAACAAGTGCGTCTTATGCGGCGACTGCTTCTTTCGTAACAACAGCTCAAACTGCATCTTATGTATTACAAGCAGTAAGTAGTTCATTTGCTTCTACAGCCTCAAGAGCAACTAGTGCTTCATATGCTGCTACTGCTTCAATAGCAACAAGTTCATCTTATACTTTAAGTTCATCATATGCCTTAAGTGCATCATTTGCTCCAATAAATACTACAGGTTCATTTACTGGATCGTTTACAGGAAGTTTATTAGGAACAGCTTCCTATTCTACAAATGCTTTAAGTTCTTCATTTGCATTAACTGCATCTTTTGCTCTTAATGCAGGAACAACTATTAACACAAGTTCATTTGTAACAACTTCAAGTTTTAATGCTTTTACAAGCTCATACAATACAGGTTCATTCACAGGATCCTTTACAGGTTCATTTTTAGGAACGTCATCATTTGCATTAAGTTCCTCAAGAGCTATAAGTTCATCATTTGCTACTACTTCATCATTTGCTGTTAGTAGTTCATATGCTCTTAGTGCATCATTTGCTCCAACTAACACTACAGGTTCATTCACAGGCAGTTTTACAGGTTCATTGTTAGGAACAGCCTCTTATGCTAATAATGCTTTAAGTTCTTCTTTTGCAACAACTGCATCATTACCACTACGTGGTGTGATAACAGCTTCAGCTGCTAATACAACCATAACATTTACACGAGGAGATAACACTACATTTGATGTTACTGTATCTCAATCCGGATCTGTAGCAACAGCATCTTATGCTTTATTTGCAGAACAAGCAAGATCATCTTCATATGCAGCAACAGCATCAGTATTATTAGGAAGTGTTGTTAGTTCAAGTTACGCTGCAACAGCATCTATTGCTACAAGTGCTTCTTATGCTTTAAGTGCATCATTTGCTCCAACAAATACAACAGGCTCATTTACAGGCTCATTTACAGGTTCGTTTTTAGGAACTGCCTCTTATGCTACAAATGCTTTAAGTGCATCTTATGCTTTAAATGGTGGTGTAACTCAATTATTAGCAGGTCCTAATATTGTTTTATCACCAATAAGTGGTTTAGGACAGGTTACAATAACAGCTAATTTAAGTGGAAGTACTTCATTTAATACATCTACCGGTTCTTATGGTAGTTTTTACTCTACACAAACACAGACAAATGTAGCAGGAACAGCTAGATCAATGTCTTTGAATGTGACTGACATTACTAATGGAGTGTCTATTTCAGGATCAACAAACCCCTTCAATACCTATATTAAAGTACAAAACCCAGGAGTTTATGACATACAATTCTCAGCACAAGTAGATAAAACAGACAGTGGAACAGATGAGATATGGATATGGATTAGAAAAAATGGAACTGACATAAGTGATTCTGCTACATCTGTAGAATTACAAGGTAATGGTGCTCACTATGTCGCAGCATGGAATTTCTTTGTTAATGCTGCTGCAAATGACTACTTTCAATTAATGTGGTATTCACCTGATGCTAACGTACGATTACATGCAGAATCAGCATTTGGAGTAGTACCAGGCATACCTTCACTTATTGTAACAGCAAATAGAGTAGATCAATTTTTATCAAACACAGGTTCATTTAGTGGTTCATTTAACGGTAATTTTACAGGTTCATTATTAGGTACAGCTTCTAATGCAATAAGTTCTTCTTATACATTAACTGCATCTATTGCTACTAGTGCGTCTTATGCTGCGACTGCTTCGTATGTAGTTAATGCTTTAACAGCATCATATGTAGTAACTGCTCAAACAGCATCTTACGTACTAAACGCTGTTAGTTCATCATTTGCTTCAACAGCCTCTATAGCGACAAGTTCATCATTTGCTTTAACAGCATCATTTGCTCCAACAAATACAACTGGATCATTTACAGGTTCATTTACTGGAAGTTTATTAGGTACTGCTTCTTATGCTACAAATGCTTTAAGTTCTTCATTTGCAACCACCTCATCTTTTAGTATAAGTTCTTCATTTGCAACATCTGCTTCATTTGCTCCAACAAACACTACAGGATCATTTACAGGTAGTTTTACAGGTAGTTTATTAGGAACAGCTAGTTGGGCATCAAATGCTTTACAAGCAATTAGTTCATCATTTGCATCAACTGCTTCAATATCAACTAGTTCATCATATGCCTTAAGTAGTTCATATGCATTAAGTTCATCATTTGCTATTAGTAGTTCATATGCCTTAAGTGCATCATTTTCTCCAACAAACACAACAGGGTCTTTTACAGGCTCATTTACAGGCAGTTTATTAGGAACAGCCTCTTATGCTAATAATGCTTTAAGTTCTTCATTTGCTTTAACTGCTTCCTTTGCACCTGCTTATACAACTTTAACAGCGTTTAACAGTTTCACTGGATCATTTAGAACAGGATCATTTACAGGATCGTTTACAGGAAGTGTTTTAGGAACTTCATCGTTTGCTACTCAAGCATTAAGTTCTTCATTTGCTTTAACATCCTCTATAGCAACAAGTTCTTCATTTGCTTTAAGTTCTTCATTTGCTTTAACAGCATCTTATGCTTTAAATGCAGGATCAGGAGGATTAACAACAAAATCAGGTAACGTAGCAAATACATCATTTACAGGAAATCCTAAAAGAGCAACTGTTACTTTTTCAACACCATTTACAAACAATAATTATGCTATAACAATAACAGGAGAGGATTCAAGAACTTGGACTATAGATAGTAAAGTATCAGGAAGTTTTATAATAGATACAAACAGTAGTACTAATTTAGCTGGGACTACTTATTGGATTTCTGTAGCTTATGGTGAAAGTTAATAAATAAAGTTATAAATAAAGTATGATAAAAATAAACTCAAATTCTCTTAATTTAAAAGGAGGAAAAACATTAGTTGGTGATTTTGAATATGAATTTGGTAATACATCATTTACATTTAATGGTCAGGTTCGAACAATAATCCAACAATCAGACGGAAAATTAGTAGTTGGAGGAGATTTCACAACATACTCTGGTTCTGCTAATGATTACATTGTTAGAATAAATCCTGATGGAACTAAGGATACAACTTTTAATATAGGAAATGGTTTTAATAACTTTGTTTTATCAATAATTCAACAATCTGATGGCAAGTTATTAGTTGGAGGAGATTTCACAACATATTCTGGTTCTGCTAATAACAGAATAGTTCGAATAAATACTGATGGAACTAAGGATGCAACTTTTAATATGGGAACAGGTTTTAATGGTATTGTTCGAACAATAATCCAACAATCTGTTGACAAGTTAGTAGTTGTAGGAAATTTCACAACATACTCTGGTTTTACTAATAACAGAATAGTTAGACTAAATACTGATGGAACTAAGGATGCAACTTTTAATATGGGAACAGGTTTTGATGTTTTAGTTTTATCAATAATCCAACAATCAGACGGAAAATTAGTAGTTGGAGGAGATTTCATAACATACTCTGGTTTTGCTAATAACTACATTGTTAGAATAAATTCTGATGGAACTAAGGATACAACTTTTAATATAGGAACAGGTTTTAATGGTTTTGTTCGAACAGTAATTCAACAATCTGATGGCAAGTTATTAGTTGGAGGAGATTTCACAACATATTCTGGTTCTGCTAATAACAGAATAGTTCGAATAAATACTGATGGAACTAAGGATACAACTTTTAATATGGGAACAGGTTTTGATGCTTCTATTATTCCAATAATCCAACAACCAGACGGAAAATTATTAGTTGGAGGAAATTTCACAACATACTCTGGTTCAGCTAATAACAGAATAGTTAGACTAAATTCTGATGGAACTAAGGATGCAACTTTTAATATAGGAACAGGTTTTAATGACATTGTTATTCCAATAATCCAACAATCTAATGGCAAGTTTTTAATTGGAGGAAATTTCACAACATACTCTGGTTCTGTTGCTGAGCGTATGGTTCTTATTAATCCTGATGGAACTACGGGTGGTCAAACTAGAAGAATTAATTAACTAATATTTATAATAAACAATGCCAATATTTTTTACAGACTCAGCGAGTATAGATAATTTAAGTGTAACAGGAAGTATAAGAATTTCAGGTTCACTTGTAGTTAACGGAACTATCTCTGGTTCGTTAAGTGGTACTTCATCATACGCTACAAATGCTTTAAGTTCATCATTTGCTTTAACATCGTCTATAGCGACAAGTTCATCATTTGCATCTACTGCTTCATTTGCTCCAGCATATACAACCCTAACTTCTTTTAATAGTTTCACTGGATCATTTAGAACAGGTTCGTTTACAGGATCGTTTACAGGAAGTGTTTTAGGAACATCAAGTTATGCTACTCAAGCCTTAAGTTCATCATTTGCAGCAACCGCTTCATTATTATTAGGAAGTGTAGTAAGTGCTTCATATGCATCTACTGCTTCTATTGCAACAAGCTCTTCATATGCGGCGACAGCATCATTATTATTAGGAAGTATTCAAAGTGCATCGTATGCCTTAAGTTCTTCTTACTCATTAACAGCATCATTTGCTTTAAATGGTGGTGGAGGTGGGCCTGCGTTTCCGTTTGTAGGAGCTGCTGTAATAACAGGAAGTTTAATAGTATCAGGTTCAAGTAATACTGTAGGAATAATAGGAAGTGGATCGAATATATTTAACATTTCAGGTTCACAAGGAAGTATATTTCAAGTATCAGAAAACGCAACATCAGAATTATTAACAGTTACTTCAGCTTCAGTTGATGTATTATCTGTTACAACTACCGGTGCTAGTATAACTGGTAGTTTAAGAGTAACTAGTGGAATAACAGGATCTTTATTAGGTACTGCATCTTATGCAACTCAAGCCTTATCATCTTCGTTTGCAATAAGCTCATCAAGAGCTGTTAGTTCATCATTTGCTTCTACAGCCTCTATAGCGACAAGTTCATCATTTGCATCTACAGCATCATTTGCTCCTGCTTATACAACTTTAACCACATTTAATAGTTTTACTAGTTCTTATAGAAGTGGATCATTCACAGGTTCATTTACTGGAAGTTTGTTAGGAACATCATCTTTTGCTACAAATGCTCTAAGTTCTTCATTTGCATCTACAGCATCTTTTTTATTAGGAAGTGTAGTTAGTGCCTCATATGCATTAACAGCATCATTCTTATCAGGAAATGCAATAAGTTCATCATTCGCTTCAACTTCTTCTTTACCTTTACAAGGCATAATAACTGCATCAGCATTAAATACAACAATAACATTTACAAAAGGAGACGGAACAACATTCCCTGTAACAGTATCTCAATCAGGATCTATAGCAACAGCATCTTATGCTTTATTTGCAGAACAAGCTTTAAGTTCTTCATTTGCATCAACAGCATCTTATGTTTTAGGTGGTGGTTCTGGAACAGTAACTTCTGTTGCTGCTTTGACAATTAGTACAACAGGTACTGATGTAAGTAGTTCAGTAGTGAATCCAACTACAACACCTGTTATTACTCTTAACATACCTACTGCAGATGCTACAAATAGGGGAGCATTAAGTCCATCAGATTGGACTACATTTAATGACAAACAAAAAGCAATCACAAGCGGAACAGCAGCACCTTCAGGCGGTTCTGATGGAGATATTTATTTACAATATGTTTAACATATTTATATATGCATAATCTATAATCTAAAAAACAATACAATTAAATAAAATATGAAAGTAATTAGTAAGACGGAGTCATTTCTATATCTATCAGATGGTGGAGATTGGGCATTACAAGTTGGTAACGAAAGTTTTGAGATACTACCACAAGCAGGTGGTTTGGTATATCAATCGGGAGTTAATCTTGACAATTTAGCTAACCTAATCATAGAGGCAAAAGAACACGCAATACAAAATGAAATAATATGGCAGCAATAACAGACTTATCTGATTTAATTAACAGACAATCAGGCGGCAATAGTGGTACTCCTGAAAATATCTTTTTTCACAAAGTACCTCGTGTTGCAGGTGTTACTGCAACTTCACCAATATCAGGTAGGGGATGTTCTCTTTGGGAGTATGATGGTATGCCTGCAAAAGGTGCAGTCCCAACAATAGGTTCAATACCTGACCGTACAACTCAGGGTGCAATACCTTTTACTGCCGCAGGTGGTGGTAGAGATAAACACTTAATTGGGGCATCTATTACACCATTAACCGCAGGCGTGTATTTATTGTACGATAGGTTATTTCACGAGGGTGGGTTAAATGCAACTTTAACATCTGCACAAACAATTCAAGGGTCAACTCCAACTCCTGCATTAACAAGGAATACGGGAGGTGCAGGGAACATAGCGTTTTATGAAATTTACACTATTATAGGAACAACATCTACAACTCTCACAATGACCTACACAAACCAAGCAGGTACGGGAAGTAGAACATCAACTATTAACATAGGTGCAACGGGTTTCCGTGAGGTTACAAGAATGCAAAGAATACCTTTAGCAGCGGGTGATAGTGGAATACAAGCAATAGAGCAAATACAATTAACTGCTACTACGGGAACTGCAGGTAACTTCGGTATAACCATTGCTCAACCTTTGGCTTGGATACCTGTTGGGGCAGGTGGTACAATGGGGTGGAGAGATTACACAACAGGATTGCCCGGCATACCCGTTATTGACCCTAATGCTTGTTTAGCACTAATGTTTATTCCAAGTGCTGCAACTGCACCTGAATTATTTGGTTCATTAGCAACAATTGAAAAATAATGGCACTAACAGACTTTGATGAATATGTAGAAAAGCTAAAAGAAAATCGTGTTGCAGATTTTCAGCTATCCACATCAATCGCTAGAACTTTGCGATTGAACGCAAGTTGGCAATCTTTTAATCCTGCACCTGCCGTACCTACTACAAGCGTTGCTCTTAATAAGGATTCTGCACAATCAATGGGACCTATCCCTGACATATCAACAGGGCGACTTACATTTTTGGGCGGTAGATTTAATACTTCAACATTTGGCGCAGGCGGTATGCTTTTAGTTGATTTGTTAAATGTTAGCGGAGGACTGAATGCTACTTTAACAACAGCTCAAACAACCAACTTACCAACCGCACCATTAACAAGATATACATCGGGTGAGGGAGTTATGGCAGGGATAGTAGTTTATACACAAGTAGGAAACACAGTTACAACGGTAACAATAAGCTACACAAATTCAGCGGGTGTGAGTGGTAGAACATCTACTGCCACAACAATTGGTGCAGGTTTTTATAGAGAAGTAGGATTGTTAATTCCAATACCATTACAAGCAGGTGATACAGGTGTGGAAAGTATTGAATCAGTAACCGTTACTGCCACCACAGGAACGGCAGGCAATTTTGGGGTGTGTATGTTCAAGCCTTTAGCAATGATTTCATTGGAAAGTGCAACAGGTGCAATGCCATTAGATTCAGTTAGTACAGGTTGCATTATCGGTTCTTTGGCAGAAATAGACCCTGATGCTTGCCTTGCAATTAGTGTATTTTCTGCAGTATCAACATCACTAACAGGTGCTATAATTTTAACAGAAGCATAAAATGGCAACAAGAAGATTATTTGATGGGGCGCAGATTGAAATAGGACAAGTACCTATTGAGCTACCAGTATCTGGAAACATAATGTGGATTAAAATAGCAGGTGTGTGGAAAGATGCTATAACATGGATAAAAGTAGCTGGGGTATGGAAAACTGCAAATCCAAAAATTAAAATATCAGGAGTTTGGAGGTAAAAACTGAAAATGATATATCAGAAATAGAATAAACACTTATAATACGTTACTTAACAGTTAAATTATTAATTAAATAAAAAATGAAAGCTAAAGAATTTTTAAATGGAAAAACATTAACAGCAGTAGAAACTGTAAATAATTTAATCATAAACCTAGTAATAGAGGAAACACTTTATGGATTAAAAATAGATACATCATCTATCCTATCAGGAACAAAATTAATTAGAACTAACCAGTTTGAAATTCAAGATGATATTTTAACTGTAGGTATTATATCAATGGATTTAACAACAACTGATATGTTGGCTAAAGACATTGAATAATAAAAAATAATACATTAAGTTTTAAAAAATCAATATTTTTTATATATTTATAATAAATGGCTTTAAATCTTTCAACAACAGGTATAGTAGACGGGCAGATAATAAATGCAGCTCAAATAACTCAAAGTATAGACGCTTTAACAGGAACGGAAGCATATGATATCACCATCTCAGGTTCTTTTACTTTAGTAGGAACAACAGGTAGTGGAACTTTTAACCGTTCAATTCAAACATTACAAGTAGAACCAAACACAACGATTCCATTAACTGATAGAGAATATAATATAGCTTTTTTTAACTCAACATCTTCAACTCCTACACCGTTAAAATGGAGTGGAACAGGTCCTTCTTTTAATCCGGTTACAGAAACATTAACAGTAACAAATTTTCAAGGTACTGCTTCATTTTGTGCTACTTCATCTTTAGCACAAACAGCATCTTTTTTAAGTGGTTTTCCATTCCAATTTGCTCCTTCATATGTTGATATTAGTAGTGGTACAAATCCACCAATTAATCCTTATAATGTGGTTGGAGGAAATAAATCATTTATATTTTTAAATCAAATAGGAACTGGATCTGTAGGATTGTTATTTTTACCATCATCACAAGATGGACAAATAATTAATTTTGCTGTAAGTAATGTACAATCAACTTCATTAGATTATTCACAAATTAGTATTACTGCTTCAGGTGTAGCTATTTTTGGATATAACAATTTAAATATTCCTTTAGGAGGAAGTGATACATTAGATGATTTAACGTTAAATCCAGCAACAGATAATCGCAATGGGTTTCAATTTATGTACAAAACAACACCAGTCCCAGGATGGTATTATATATCTTACGGACAATAATAATATTTATAAACATATGGAAAAAACAGTTTTAACAACAGAAGAGTTACAATCATTAAAAGGTTTTCAAACAACAAGAAGTCAAATCATTAATGATTTTGGTGTAATTGAATTTCAAATTCAAGAATTAAAATCACAAAAAGAAATGATAATAAAAGTACTTTCAGATTTAAAAATCGAAGAAAATAAAGTTAGCCAACAATTGCAAGAAAAATATGGAGAAGGAAATATTGATTTAAACAGTGGAGAATTCATTAGTTTAAATTAATTTTTAAAAACATCTACCATATTTATTACAGAACAATAAATAAAATAATAAATAAATAACATGGTAGAAACATTAATATCTCCTGGTGTTTTAGCGATTGAAAACGATCAATCATTCATAACCCAACAACCAGTAACCGTAGGTGCGGCTATTATTGGTCCAACAGTTAAAGGTCCTGTAGAAGTTCCAACAATTGTTACTTCTTACAGTGATTATCAAAACAAATTTGGTACTACTTTTATTAGTGGTAGTCAAGTTTATAGCTATTTTACATCAATAGCTGCTTACAACTATTTTAACAACGGTGGTCAAACATTGTTAGTTTCTCGTGTTGTAAGTGGTACTTTCAGTGAAGCAACTACTGAAGTAGGCGCAACTGGTTTAAATGGTATCACAAATGCTAACACATCAGCTTCTTTAGTATTAGCTACTTTATCTGAAGGTACTATTATGAATAGTACAGGTAGTGAAGATGCTAGTGGTGCTTTAGCTAGTGGATCAGCAGATAATATCAGATGGCAAATTACAAACAACGATACTGCTTCAGGTACTTTCTCATTATTAATTAGACAAGGTGATGATACTGTAAACGATCCTAGTATATTAGAAACTTGGACTAACTTATCAATGGACCCTACCGCTCCAAATTTTGTAACTAAAGTAATAGGTGATTCTAAATCAAACTACAATTCTACTACAAATCAAATAGAAGTTTCAGGTTCAACTCCTAATTTCTCAAGATACGTAAGAGTAAAATCAGTATTAACTCCAACTCCATTCTATTTTGATAACAACGGTGTTGCAAAATCACAATTTACAGGTTCTATTCCAGTAAATAAAAGTGGTTCATTCGGTAATGCTACTGGTAATTTATTTGGTGCTGGCGCTGCTTATTATGAAACTATAACAAGTGGTAACAATTCACAAGGTCTTCCAAGTGCAAGTTACAACAACATGATTAGTTTGTTATCTAATCAAGATGATTATAGATTTAACGTATTAATAGCTCCTGGTTTATTCAATTCATTACAAACTTCTCAAGTTACAAGTGTAATTAATAACACTCAAAACAGAGGTGATAATATTTTTGTACTTGATTTAGTTCCTTATAATGTAAATACAATAGCATCAGTAACAGCACAATCAACTTCAAGAAATACTTCATATGCTGCTTCATATTGGCCTTGGCTTCAAACAATTGACCCAGATTCAGGACAACGTGTTTGGGTACCAGCTTCAACAATGGTAGCAGGTGTGTATGCATTTAATGATAGCGTAAGTGAGCCTTGGTTTGCACCTGCAGGTATTAATAGAGGTGGATTATCTACTGTTATTAGAGCAGCTCAAAAATTATCACAAACTCAAAGAGATACTTTATATAATAATAAAGTAAATCCAATTGCAACATTCCCAGGTACTGGAGTTGTAGTATATGGACAAAAAACATTACAAACAAAAGCATCTTCATTAGATAGAGTAAATGTTCGTAGATTATTAATTTCATTAAAATCATATATTTCTCAAGTTGCTAATAACTTAGTATTTGAACAAAATAGTATAGCTACTCGTAATGCTTTCTTAGCACAAGTAAATCCATACTTAACATCAGTTCAACAAAGACAAGGATTATTTGCATTTAAAGTAGTAATGGATGATTCAAACAATACGCCAGATGTAATTGATAGAAATCAATTAGTAGGTCAAATCTATTTACAACCAACTAAAACTGCTGAATTTATTTACTTAAACTTCAACATTTTACCTACAGGAGTAAGTTTCGAATAATTTTTTAAAAACATAATATTTATAACAAAATTAAATAAAATAAAAACATGGCAGTATTAGATCCAAACGAAATATTTTTCACAGCATTTGAACCAAAACAACAAAATAGATTTATTATGTATGTTGACGGTATACCTTCGTATATAATTAAGGGAGTAAACGCTGTGACGCTAACCCAAGATAGTATTCCTCTTAACCATATAAACGTACAACGTTTCGTTAAAGGTAAATCTAAATGGGGTGAAATCCAATTAACATTATTTGATCCAATTACACCTTCGGGTGCTCAGGCAGTAATGGAATGGGTACGTTTACATCACGAATCTGTAACAGGTAGAGATGGTTATTCTGACTTCTATAAGAAAGATTTAACAATAGATGTTTTAGGTCCAGTAGGTGATATTGTATCAGAATGGATTATTAAAGGTGCATTAATTACAAATGCTAACTTTGGTGATTATAGCTGGGATAATGAATCAACAGCACAAAATATCCAAATTACAGTACAACCAGATTATTGTGTATTAAACTTCTAATTAATAAAAATAATTTTAAAGATAGCTCGCAATTTTTGCGAGCTTCTTTTTTTCTTATATATTTATATAGGACAAAAAGTTATAATAAATAAAAATTATGGAAGAAAACAAATTTAGTTTCCCAACAGAAATTGTAGATTTACCTTCAAAAGGTTTAATTTACCCTGAAACATCTCCTTTATCATCTGGAACAGTTGAAATGAAATACATGACAGCTAGAGAAGAAGATATATTAACAAATCAATCCTATATTCAAAAAGGGACAGTACTTGATAAATTACTTGAATCCTTAATTGTAACAAAAGGAGTAAATGTTAAAGATTTAATTGTTGGAGATAAAAATGCATTATTCGTTGCAGCTCGTGTTTTAGGATACGGTAAAGATTATTCATTTAATTATGCTGGAGGAGAAATAACAGTTGATTTATCAAAAGTAGAAAATAAATCTTTTGATGAATCTCAATTCACTAAAGGAATAAATGAATTTTCTTATACTTTACCTCATTCTAATAATAAAATTACCTATAAAATATTAACAGGAAATGATGAAACAAATATTGATAAGGAAATTGAAGGATTAAAGAAAATTAACAAAGATTTCTCGCCAGAATTATCTACTCGTTTAAAATATATGATAACTTCAGTTGAAGGTGATAGAGATAATAAATCTATAAGAGAATTTGTTGATAATTTTTTATTAGCTAAAGATTCACGTGCTTTAAGAGAATACATTAAAAAAACACAACCTGATGTTAATTTAACTTTCATAACTGATAGCGGAGTGGAGGTCGCTATCCCAATAGGGATTAACTTTTTTTGGCCTGACGCTGGATAATGCTCCTTTATTTCGTATGAGTTTGTTTAAACAAATTCACGAAATAGTATTTCATGGTAATGGTGGTTTTGATTGGAATACAATTTACAATATGCCAATATGGTTACGTAAATATACATTTTTACAAATTCAAAAACATTATGAAGATGAAGCATCAGAATATGAAAAAGCACAAAACGGAAGTAAAACAGTATTAATGGATTCATCAGGTAAAGTTAATAAATCCGAATTTAATAAAACTGCTAAACCTATTACACCACCAACATACATTACGAAGGCCTCTAAAAAATAGAGGCTTTCAATATTTATAATAAATAATAAATAGACAGATGCCTACTCCTGAAGAAATAAAAAAACAAAAAGAATTAAATGATCTTTTAGTTAAAGAAAACGAAATTCTTAGAGATAGATTAAAGCTTCAATCTGAAAGTTATGATTTATCTTCAACACTAGTAGAAGACTTAAAAGATATTTTAGGTATTGAATCTAGAAGAAGTGTTTTTGAATCTGGCATATTAGATATTAATAAAAAAATAAATAGAGCTATACGTGATCAAAGATTAGAATTTGAAGAAATAGAAGATATTCAAAAACAAATTTCTAGAAATATTATCACAATTAATAAAGCTAAATTATTTGAAACCAGTTTAGAAAGTCAATTAAATGCTCTTGGTAAACAAAAAGCAGAAAAAGATGCTAACAGAATAAACAATATTGAAAATTTTAATAAAGCTGTTGTTAAACAATATAAAGAATTAAGTAATATATTATCTTTATCTAAAGATGAAAGAGATCTTCGTAAAGATGAAATAAAAGAACTTAGAAATAAAATATATACCAATGAAAAACTAATAGAAAGTAATTTTAAAAATATGAGTCTTTCTTCTAAACAGTTTTATATTACTAAAAAACAACGAGAAGAATTAGAAAAAATAAATGTTGAATTAAAAAAAGAAGAAGAAAAAAGAAAAGAAATACAAAAACAATTAGGTATTTTTGGAGGTGCGTTAAAAGGATTAGAAAGAATCCCAGTATTAAAAAATTTAGGTATTGATTTTAAAGAAATTCGTGAAGAAGCTGAAAATACTACTAAAGCAACAAAAAGTGGCGTTCAAGGATTAGGAGCAGGATTAAAATCATTAGGTAATCAACTTAAATCATCACTTACAAATCCAGCAAACATAACTTTATTTGTTATACAACAAATAATTGATGCTCTTATAAAATCAGATAAGGCAACAGGAGAATTAGCAAAAGCATTTGGTACTTCATATAATGAAGCAAATAATTTAAGAAATGAACTTAATAATATAGCTAATTCAAGTGGAGATATTAATATTACAACTTTAGCATTACAAAAATCATTAATAGCTGTTAATAAAGAATTTGGAACAGCAACAATGCTTAGTGGAGAATTATTAAAAGATTTTACTCAATTAACAGAAGTAGCTGGTTACACAAATGAAACTGCAGCTCGTCTTTCTAAAATATCAGTAGCAACAGGAACAGATTTATCAGATAATACAGCTAAAATATTAGGTCAAGCTAAAGCATTTAATATAACTAATAAATTAGCTTTAAATGAAAAAGAAATTGTTGAAGATGTAGCTAAAGCATCTAAAGCAACAACTTTATCTTTAGGAATGCATTCAGGTAAATTAGCTCAAGCCGTGGCTCAAGCAAAAGCATTAGGAGCAAATTTAGAAAAAGTAGAAGCAATATCTCAATCTTTACTTAATTTTGAATCATCTATATCCTCAGAATTAGAAGCTGAGTTAATAACAGGTAAAGATTTAAATCTAGAGCGTGCTCGTATGTATGCTTTAAATAATGATATAGCTGGAGTAGCAAGAGAAATAGCAGGACAAATAGGTACAGCTGCTGATTTTACTAATACAAATGTTATAGCACAAGAAGCATTAGCTAAATCTGTTGGTATGACTAGAGAAGATTTAGCAGCTTCATTAATTGAAAGAGAAGCTTTAGCTAAAATTGGATTAAAAGATGCTGCAGCCGCTAAAGAAAAATTTGATGATTTAGTTAAACAATATGGTTATGAAAAAGCTATTCAAAAATTAGGTGATGAAAAATATGGTCAACAGTTAGCTTCTCAATCTATTCAAGAACGTTTTAATGCTTCGATTGAAAAATTAAAAGAAATATTTGTTAGTTTAGCAGGCCCTATATTAAAAGTGATATCTCCTATAGTAGATATATTAGCCCCAATATTATCAGTTATTGGTGGTATAGTAGGAAATATTGCAGGTGCTTTTGGAAAAATATTAGGCCCCCTTGCTGCTGGTTATGCTATATTAAAAAGTACACAACTTGTCTTAACATCAATTTCAGCAATACAAGCATTTATAACCAAATCCCAAACAACTCAACTAGGATTAGGAGGTAGTATTTTAGCTAACTTAGGTTTTCAAAGAGCAGTATTAGCATATAATTTAATTATGAAAAGAGAAGATAATAAATTATCAGCAATTTCAGCCTTTTTATCTCAAACAATATTAGGTAGTATAATAGCTCAAGGAGCTGCTATATTAAAAAATATAGGAAGAGCTACTTTAGAATTAATTATAAAAAATCAAATAGCATTAGCTACTTTAACTTCAAGTGCTGCTTTAACTTTTGGGGTAGGGGCAGCAGTAGCAGTAGCAGCAGCATTAGCTGGATATGCTGTTATGAAAGCTGTAGCAGCAGATGATTTAATATCATCACCTGAAGGATATGGTAAACGCACATTATTAGCACCAGAAGGTGCAATAGCGTTAAACGATAAAGATACAATAATAGCTGGTACTGATTTAGGAGGCAATAAATCATCTTCTCCATTATCACAACCAATTAATAATAATAAAATAAACAAACCAATAAATCCACCACCACTAACTATTGATTATAATAAAATGGCAGCAGCCGTAGCAATATCAATAGCTAAAGAAATAAATAACAGACCAGTTCAAGTTTCAGTAGAAATGGATGGTGAAAAAGTAGCTAAAGGTGTAGGTAATAACTCAACTAAATTTAGTAATTCTATGAGCACAAATACTTTTCAAGTTCAATAATTTATAATATTTATAATCAAAAACAAATATCATGGGACTATTAGATAAATTAAAAACTCAAGGAACACCATTCAGTGTAGACAATGGAGCAACACCACCTATTAATCCAGGTGCAACAAAACAATCAAAATTACATGCTAATGGAGGACAACCTTCATATTCATTAAATGGGAGTAATTTTATAGATGTAAATGCAGCATATAATGAATATAGAGATGGTGTACCAAATATACTACCACAACCATCACAGTTAGATCTAAATGGAACAATACCAAAAGTAGCTGGTAAATTACCTTATTTAGATAACTTACCTAAATAATTAAATGGGGTTAATAAACCTACTTACAGATCCAAAAAACTTTAAGTTTTATAATGGCGGACAAGGTTATACCGGCAACGGAAATCAGCCTGGTTTGACTAATATCCCTTATGGTAAAGATAGAATTGATGGAGGAAGTAGTGGCCAACCCTATATTCAAATTCCAATTCCTGATGACATAAGTAATTTAGGAGCTGTTAATAAAGATTTTATTTTAAGAGGAGGAACTTTAGCAGTTTCAAATTCTGCTACTGATGCTTTAAGATTAACAAAAATGTTTGGTGATCTAAAATCACCTAGTGGTTTACTATTTGCTTCTAAACAACAGATATTATCACGCACAGCTGTTCGTACTCAAGCAAGTGGTAAAGGATTAAATGAAGGTATTTATAATCCATTAACTACTATAGCACAAGCTGGTGTAGTAGCATTTGGAATTCATTTAAATAAACAATCATTAATAATACCATATTCAGAAACAGTAACTAATAATCAACAGCCTGAAGATAATAGGTTATATAGTTTATACGATGAAAAAATAATAAATAAAAGAGGCTCTCTTCCAGGAATTAAAGGATTCGCAACTGACCCAATTAGTTTAAATCCATTATTACTTTCATACTCAGGAGGACCAGGATCTACTTTAGGAGTAGGAAAAACTAATATAAGATTTGCAGATCAAAGAACAGGTGTAAATAATTCATTAGCCAAAACTAATCCAATATATTTTTACAAGGGATCTTCAAGATCTATTGATACATTAAATAATAATCAAATATCACAAGGTGGTATACTTATTGATCCTAGCCAATCATGGACAACTACAGGTAAATATAAAATTTATGATGTTTCAAAATCAAAATATATAAATTATACATCATCTGTTTTACCTTTATTTGATGTAAACACACCACAAGAAGCAGGAACAATTCTTCAAAATAATACTGATATACCTCAATACACTAAAGGTTCTGATTTTATATGGGGTAAAAAGAAAAAATTTTCTAGTAATTATTTAAATTATGTTACAATTCAAAATTCACGTAATATTGAAAATAATAAATCTTTAGAGATTGAACGTGAACAATCCCCTTATATAAAAAATAATAAATTAGTTGACGAAATAGTTCCTGAAAATCAAAGAATAATAGGAGTTGGTGGAAGTTTTATACAAAAAAACATAAAAACAGAACCTAATACTTTAAATATAGACGCTATACAAGAAAGTGGTTTAATATTTAATGTTAGTCAATCATGGACTTATGATTCTTATCAAATAAAATCAGGTAGTTTTGGAAAACAAGATTTACCTAAATTTAATGTAAAAGTTTCTCAAAATCAAGGAACTATTTTACAAATAACTGGTGAAAAATCATGGAATCCACAATATGATATTGCAACTAAAAATACTTCTAGTTTAACAAATAGAGTTAGTAACACATATCAAACACTAGCTTCTGGGTCTAAAATTAACAACAGTGGAAGTTATAATAATGTATATAATTCTGGTTCTTTAAAAAATAATCAATTAATTAGGAATAATAATACTTATACTTATTCTCAAACAGATTTAATAGATGAAAAAAATAATCCTGGTAAATTATCTTTTTCACCTGCAATTCGAGATTTTAGAGCAGTTCTAAGAGATAAATTAGAAAAAGTGTCAGCAGGTTCTAAACAAAAAGCTATAGATGCTGGTCAATTAACAGAAGCTCCAAATTATATAGATAAAAGTATAGAAAAAAGAGTTAAAATAGGTGGTTTAAATGGTGATGGCCCTGGAGCACGAGCAGGTAAAAGCTATGCTAATTATACTAATGGTGTAGTATACTCAGGAGGAAGAACAGGCCCACTAGATGATATAAATGCACTACTTAGCTATAAAGATACAGAAGCAGACGATACAATATCAGATTTATGTAATTTTAGAATAGCAATTATAGACAATAATACTCCTACTTTAAAAACATTTTTACATTTTAGAGCATTTTTAAATTCAATATCAGATGCATATACTGCAGAATGGAATCCAACAAAATATCTAGGAAGAGGTGAAAGTTTTTATAATTATAATGGGTTTACTCGACAAATGTCATTATCTTGGACAGTAGCAGCTCAATCTAAACAAGAGTTAATTCCAATGTATAAAAGATTAAATTATTTAGCATCATCTTTAACTCCTGAGTATAGTCCTAATGGTTATATGAGAGGTAATATGGTTCAATTTACTATTGGAGGTTATATATATGAACAACCAGGTATAATTACTAGTTTAACGTATGATATTAGTGAAGATACAACATGGGAAATAGGAATAGATGTTGATGGAGAAAGAGACACAAAAATTAAACAATTACCCCATATTCTTAAAGTAACATGTAATTTTACACCTATACAAAAATTCAGACCTGAAGTACAATATTTTGATAATGATTATAAACATTATATATCATTAGAAGATCCTACAGGAAATGAATATGGTAGTACTGCTCCTGATGTTACACCGACAGATGTAACACCTGAAGCAAACGAAACGAATACAGATGAAAAAAGATTAATAAATCCTAAAATTGAAAATCCAAAATATATTCCTCCTCCACCTCAAACATCAGTACCCCCACGTTATAGTATTCCTGATGACAAATATTCAAATCCTGAATTATTTATCCCACAAAAACCAAGGAACGGATTTGGCGGCGGAGGCTTCGGCGGAGGCGGTGCAGGAGGAAGTTGGTAATTAAAATATAATGAATAGATATCAAAACATACCAAAAACAAAAATAGATGGAAATGTAGTTTATGTAACTTCACGTTATCCTGAGGTTCCTTTATCCTCTAATGATATTTATGTATATACAACACAAGGAGATAGATTTGATACTTTAGCTCAACAGTTTTACAATGATAGTTCTTTATGGTGGGTAATTTCTATAGCAAATACAGCAGTAGCAGGAACCGATTTACCATCAGATTTACCACAAAACTCATTAGTAGCGCCAGAAGGAATACAAATTAGAATTCCTGCAAACTATCAAAATGTGATAAATGATTTTAATTCAATAAATGGTTAATGTATGAATATAGTAGGTGAAGGTATTAATGAAAAAATAGCAAATCAAATTGCACAGCGTCAAAAAGTATATGGTTCTATAAATAGAAACAATACAGAATTAACATATTTAAATACTAGAAGTGGATGGTGTAAATTAATGTCTAGTGTAAGTATTGACCAAACAACACCTATTAGAAATTTAAATATTCCTGCTGGAACCCAACTTGCAAAAAATAATGTATTATTTAATGGTATTGTATCTTATAATCCTGATAATAACTCATTTAAAAATAATCAAGGAATAGCATTTGATGGCAGTATTTTTAATACAGGAGCTTATGGTTTAGGAGGTACAGAATTCGGTTTAAGACCAATGCCTGGTATACTTTCAGCTGAAATTAGAACGGAAACAAGAGGCTCAATAAAAACAGCAACAGTAAAAATCCAAGCAAATAATAGACAACAATTTGATATAATTGATTTATTATATATGCGTTTAGGATATAGTGTTTTATTAGAGTGGGGGCAAAGCTCTTATTTTGACGATAAAGGTAATTATATAAAAGATAATCCATATTCTTTAATGGGTTATTGGTTTAAAGGAAATTGTCCTGATCCTAATGATAGTAGTAAACAAATTCCATTAACATATAATTCAATATTACCATTAATAGATAGATATAGATTAGCATCGTTTGGAAATTATGATGCTATATTTGCTAAAGTAGTTAATTTTACTTGGACTGTTACTAATGATGGAAAATATGATATCACAATAAAATTAATAAGTTTAGGAGATGTTATTGAATCTTTAAAAGCAAATACTTTACTAGGTGGAACTCAAACTCAAACTACAGAAATTCAAGAAAAGAGAAACTCTAATTTACTAGAACGAGGAATATCAGCTATTGGTGAATTTTTTAACCCAACAAGTCCAATAGAATCATTTGAACAAGCCCATGAAATTGGAAAAGAATTTAAATTAATATATGATCTTTTAAATGAAAACTCCCCAGATGTATATGGTTTAACACCATACAAAGTAAGTTATACTGATCCAGATAAAAATGAATTATATTCACATATAGAATATTTTTCACAAACATTTGAAGGTGGATCGCAAGGATATTACATAAGATTTGGTGCTTTTTTATCCTTTTTAAAAGCAAAAGTAATTCCTAATATAAATAATGATCCAAATATTAAGTTAATAGACGTAGATTTTAATAGAATAGGTAATATTATTTACACCCAACCATATACAATTAGTGCAGATCCTAAAGTATGTTATGTAAAAAAATCAATTTATGTTACATCTAAAGGTCAAAAATATGATTTTATACCGGGTGCTGATGATTTTATAATAGATTTTAATGGTGATACTAATATTAAAGGTAAATATGGAAATATAATGAATATTTATTTTAATATGGAATGGATTCTTAATAAAATAGATGAAATTAAAGATAATAAAGGTAAAATATCTTTGTATGGTTTATTGGATGCTTTATGTAAAGGATACAATGAATCAACAGGAAATTTCAACAAATTAGAACCAATAATTGACACAGAAACAAATACTATTAGAATTGTAGATGATGTAGCACTTCCAGATAAAGATGCTATATTAAAATCAAAATACATTACAGATGTTTATAAGGATATATCAACAGAAGAAGTAATATTTGATACATATGGGTATTATGCTGGAACATTAGAAAGTATTTATGGTAATAAAGTACCACATGCTGGTTTTATTAAAGATTTAAGTTTTACTACAACTGTATCACCAGAATTAGCTACAATGATTACTATTGGATCAACAAAACAGGGATATATAAAAGGAGCAGATGCTACTTCTTTATCTAGAATGAATAATGGTTTAACAGATAGATTTAAAGAAAAAATAACAAATGCTGATGAAACAGAAGAAACAATAGAAACGCCAAAACCATTAGAGGTTCAATATAAAGCAGCTCTTACTTCTTTTGATAATTTTATTATAGATTTAGGAACTAATGTTAATAAAAAACTCCCAAACTATGTTTTAGATTCAATACAAGATTATAAAAATCTTCAAACGCAACTATTAGAATATTATCAATACGCTGAAATAGAAAAAAATGTAAAATTCGATCCAACTATATCATCAGCAAATAGTGGATTTTTACCATTTGATTTATCTTTAAAAATGGATGGACTATCAGGAATGAAAGTATACCAAAAATTTACTATTGATACTAATTTCTTACCAACAAATTATCCTGGTACTTTAGAATTTTTAATTAAAGGTATAAATCATGTTATTGATAACAATGAATGGACTACTAGTATTGAATCAATGGCTATTCCTAAAAATCCATTTGCTATTACTGGATCTAGTGAAGCAGAAAGAAGTGCAAATAGAGGAGAACCACAAGAATATAGTACAACATCTCCAACATTTTATTACCAATCTAATTTACCACCGGAACAAGCTAAAAATAGAGCTACATTAACACGTATTTTAGATGATGGCACACAAACTTTAGGAATTTTAGAAATATATGATGTGAATCATGTTAATATTATATATAGATTGGCTACAGTAGAATTACCTTGGAAAAATAATCAAAACGGAAGTAGTTGTATTCCAACAGGTAATTATTTAGTAAACAGTAGACAAACATCTAAATATGGTAAACATTTTTGGTTAGTAGGAAGTGAATCAGGACAATGGAAACGAATTCCAGGATCAAATCCAACAGATAGAACTTGGGTATTAATACATACTGCTCCTAAAGCACCAGGGTGGTTAGCAGGATGTATAGGTCCTGGCCCTCAATTTAATTTTAAAAATAAAAATGCTCAAGGTAATCCTGATGGAATAGGTACAAATTATTTAAACCCTGCAAAAAATGAATCTACTGAGGCTTTAAATAAATTAGTAAGCACACTATATGAGGATAAAGGATTCAAAATAGAAATCAGAAATGGATTTAATGTAAGTTCAACAGCTTTACCTAAAAGTATTAATGATGCTAAAATAAAAGCCTTAGCTACTGATGTAAGATACCAAGATTTATTTAAAGGAATGTAATTATGTATTATCCATTATCACAAATCACCCCTAATTTATATACAAATGGAAATGAATTTTTCATTAATGGAGAAAGTTATACTGGATATTATTTTAAAACAAGTAAAGGAAAATACTTTACAGGTAAAACCCCTAATGATCTTCCTAATTTAGAACTTTTTCCAATTACCCAAGATTTTTGGGAAGCTACAGCTGAAACAGAATTAACAGGAAAATCATTTATTCAATTAGCTGACAACTATGATGGATTAGTTTACAATAATGAAAACCAAGACCCTAAAAGTAATTCTATTTATAATAATCTAAAACCACAACAACAAATAACTTACACTCCTTATTATAATCCACAACAACCAACACAACAAGATTATCAAAACGGAGAGTTTAGAAGATTTTTTTGTAAAAAAACAAACGAAATATTATATATTGAAATAAATAAAGATCAATACGATAAATTAATAGCAAAAGATCCTCAAATATTGTGGCAATTATATTTACCATTTAATATAACATGGCAATTAACTGGAGATGAACAACAAGTAGCTAGAGTAAATAAAAATATGGTAGAATTAGCTATAAAAAACCTAAAACTACCTAAATTCAATCTTTACATAAAAGAAGATTACACTAAGTATTATCAATAATCTTATAATATTTATAACCATATTATGATTAGATTTACAACAATATTAAAAGAATATAGTGATGCAATAATAAAAAAAGTTACGGACCGTTGGATAGGTGAAGATTCTAATGTTACTCCTGATTTAGCATTAAAGTTAATTAATACTTTTGACCAAAAAAAGGACTCACTATCTAGTAGATTACCAATACTTGTATTACCTGATGAATTAAAGCAAAGTAAGAAATACTTAGATATTACTCAATATTCATATGCTGATATAGTTAGATTACTTAAATCTATACCAGAAAACCCAGAGCAAATTAAAAAAGCAGCAGTAGCAAAGTTTGTATCAAAAGAAAACATTGATAAAGAAACAGCTCAAAGTTATACTGCTCGTTTTATGAATAAAAGAGGAAAATTAAAACAAGGTATAACTAATGGTATTGAAGATAATGAGGGAAATAAATTATTTTCAAAAGAAGAAGTTATTAATTTTATCCCTAAACGTTTATTAGATAATAATTTATATTTTGATCCTAACAATTGGAGGTGGGATGATTTTGAACAGATTATGGATGCCTTATTCCCATCAGAAAGACAATCAACAGGAGAAGAAAACACAGCAACAACAGATGCTGATAAAATATATGATAAAGATGGAATTGAAATATACAAGGGTGATGATAAACATAAATGTATATCTTACAATCCTTCAGATCCTAAAACTAAATTAAAAAAATATTCTCATTGTGTAGCGCAACCAATAGGGAGCAACATGTACGATAATTATAGATTCAAAGATATAACACCTACTTTTTATTTTTTATTTGATCGTAATAAACCATCAACAGGAATTAAACCTAGGTTTGATGATAAATGGCATGTTTTGGTAATTCAAGTACTAATTAATGAACAAGGATATATTGTAACAAATGCTAATAATGATGGAGATAAATTTGCTAAAACATGGGAAGATATATCTAATATAGTCCCAGCAGATACATGGGATAAAATTAAAGGATTAAAAGACTATTTTAAACCAATAAAATTATCCCCAGAAGAAAGAGGAAGAAAACTAAATACTGGTAAGAATTTAAATGTAGATGAATTTAAAGAATTATCCCAAGATGAAAAAGAATTATATGTACAAGGTAAAGGATCTGAAGACAAACTTACAGATGATATCTTAAATATATTACCAAATTATAAAATCAATTATGGTGGTATAACAAAAACATTAGCAAATCTAGCTATTGATAGTGGACAAAAATACAAATATTCACAACTAAAAGATAATGAAGCCTTAGCAAAACGATATGCTATCTTCAGATTTAGACATACTAATTATGGTAATACTCCAATTCCACTTCCTTTTATTAAATATTTAGATGAACCAGCAAAAGAAAAATATTTAGAAACATTTGATGCATATTTAACATATGAATATATTGAAAAATATTTTGGACCAAAAGTAACAGAAAAATATGTAAATAATCAATTAGAAAAATTAGAGTATTTACCACCATCAGCAATCAAATACGTAAACGATCCTAAAAAACGCCAATTATTAGAAGCATATTCTAAATTATTTTCAAAGTGGGAATTAGATAGTGACACAAATATAAGTGATGAACAACTAGAAAATTTAAAAACTGCACCTGAACAAAAAATAACTCCAAAACCCATAACTGAAAAAGAATGGAAAGGAATGCCGGATAATGATAGATCAAATATTATAAAAGTAGCAAAACAAATTAATGGTAAAGAACAATACTTAACCTTATTATACGCTTTACCTTATGTTATACAAGATAAAACAAATTCATATGTCTTGTTACCTAAAACATCAGATACAAATGGAAATTGGGTATTAGCAGATATTAAAGGTAATGTAGTTAAAGATAATATTAGTGGTAATGATAGCGTATTAGATGGTGAACCACTTGATTTTAATAATGGTTATATGAATATGGACTCATTTAAACGTATATATAATATAAGTGATTTAAAAATAAAATCATCAAATAATGTAAGCGAAGAATTTCGCCGTTTACAACAATTAGCAGGTATTATTACAGAGATGCCTGTAATAAGTAATCCTGTTAGTAAAAAAATCTATGGTATTGAAAAAAATTATTCACCATATGATTTTGGTCCTTTCACTGAGGACGAAGCTAAAGCTAAGGCTATAGAATATGCTAATGAAGATCCTGGAAACACATATCAACCTAGATTATATAATGCTATGCGTGATGAATTACCTGCTATAGAAAGAATGGATATGCCTCGTATAGATAAAAATGGCAATTTAGAAGATGTTAATAATACACCTTTTTCACAAGGTGATTTAGATGATTACTAAAATTTATAAAATTTAATATATTAAGGCTTGGGAAACCAAGCCTTTTTTTGTATGTTTATATCAAAAGGTTATGTTTTGGTTATTAGAAAATGAAGAGCAATTAGGATATTTTATTCAAAATCCTATAAAAGAAGCATTTGTTGAAATAATTCCTTTTAACGATAATATCCACCCTGCCATTAACGACATATCTTTAGTATATATAAAACCGTTTAATAACACTAAAGCTTATATGTTATGCGTTGACCATAGTGAAACATTTAGCATTAATAAGACAACTATATACGCGTTTATACACAAAATAGATAAAGTATGGGTACGTGATAAAAAGTCGGCACTATACTATTTTCCATTTAAAAACATATGCTGCCTGTCCCCACTTAATCCTACGTATATACAAAGCGACACACAAGCACACATACATTTTCAAAATACGGATTACCCAAAACTTAATAGAATAATACCTGTTTCTAAGCATTATGAAAAATGTGAACATATTTATGAGCAAGTAAAAAAAGTTTTATCTCAACCGTTACCCGAATATTATTCATTTTATAACGAAAAAGTAATACTAGCGTTTTTTGGAATTGAGAGAAACGGAATACAAATAAACAAAGACAAATTCAATGAAAGTTATCACCCGACTAAAGATTTTTATTCTATATACGACAATAGAATTTACACGCAATACAACTTATCTACCACTACTCGTAGACCAAGTAATTCCTTTAATGGTATTAATTTTGCCGCATTAAATAAAGATAGCGGAGTAAGATCCTCATTCATTCCAAACAATAAGTTTGTGGAAATTGATATTTCTGCTTACCACCCACATCTAGCGGCTAGGTTAATTGGTTATGATTTTCAAGGTTTAGACGTACATAGTGCATTTGCTGAAATGTACGGGGTAAGTTATGAGGAATCCAAGCAAATTACGTTTAGACAACTATATGGCGGTATTTACAAACAATACGAGCATTTAGAGTATTTTCAAATGGTGAAAGCGTTTATTAACAAAGCGTGGAACGAATTTGAAACAAATGGTAAATATAAAGTACCGATTTCAGGTTATATATTTGAAACGGAGAGGTTAGAAAACATGAATCCGCAGAAATTGTTTAACTATATTTTACAGAATGTAGAATCAGCGGTTAACACTTATATTCTAATGGATATTCATAAATTGTTAAGAGGTAAACAAACTAAAATAGTACTATATACTTATGATTCGTTTTTATTTGATATAGGAGATGAGGGGATTGAAGATGAATTGAGAGAAATATTTAAAAAATATAAATTACAAATAAAAACCAAATATGGGACAGATTATGACTTTGAGCAGACCAGATGATATGTATAACGTAGATAGTCGATATGACTTTGATACTTATATAGATTCCAACATGTTAAATAATAAATTGTTTGCGACCTTTACTGGACCTAATGAATTAGATAAACTAATTGTTAGTTTGTCTTCGACGTATACAATTATGTATAATAAAATGTTTGTACTTTATGTTAAAAGTACTGACGAATATGTTGTAACATATAATATTGAGCAAACTAATACTGATGGTATTCCTCAAAATACTATTTTAGTTCATCGTAAAAAAGAATCCAATACTTTATATACAATAAATGCTTTAAATGATTTAATTAAAAAATTAAATGGTGGGGTTGTTGATCCTAGTTTTAGAGTAAATTGGCAGCATTATAAAAATTGTATTTTATTAACAAATCATAACGAGTTAAAACAACTTAATACAAAAGTTTATAAGATTATTGATCTTTAACATATGTATAATCACATGAAGCCAGCAGATAACTTTGACCTAAGACAATTTATTACCGAAGGTCGTTTATTAAAAGAAAACATAAACGAAGGTGATTTAAAAATGTATTATGATATTCTTATGGATATTGGAGGTGAAGATTTAGCAGGTGAATATGAAGATTTAGCTAAAAAAGCTAAACAATACAAATCATTTGCTGAATTTGTAAAAAATGATCTTGAAGTATTAAACCAAGATGATTCAGAACAAGTGGATGATATAAAAACAGATTTTGTATCAGCTAAAATTAGAAAAATGTCACCAGAAGAATTTACTATGTTTGTTAAAAATATAGGAGATTATGATTTATGGAATAATGCTCCTAATGAAATTGATCCTTTTAATAATGTTGGTCAAAGAATGGATGTATTGTCTAATGAAGATATTGAAAGTATCAATAAATATTTTGATGCTTTAGTAAAATAAAAGGTTATTAATTCCTTATAAAAATTACACTATAGTTTGGTGTCTCAAACTTAAGTTCTTATATTTCCCACATTAAACAAATATAGATTTATGAATATAGATGCAATTAAACAACGACTGAATGCTTTACAGTCTAATCAGAACACAAGCAAGAAAGAAAAAATCGATTACACAAAAGTTTACTGGAAACCAAAACAAGAAGGAAAGTACCAAATTCGTATTGTTCCTTCAAAGAACAGCCCAACAAACCCTTTTCAAGAGGTTTTTGTTCACTATGGAATCTCTAAATTTCCGATTTACGCTCTAACCAACTGGGGTGAAAAAGACCCAATCGTAGAATTCGCAACAAAATTGCGCACTACAAATGACAAAGAAAATTGGGTATTAGCTAAAAAACTAGACCCTAAAATGAGAATTTTCGCACCAGTAGTTGTGCGTGGTGAAGAAGAACAAGGCGTTAGACTTTGGGAATTCGGAAAAGAAATCTACATGCAGTTATTAGGAATTGCTGAAGATGAAGATTATGGTGATTACACAGACATCAACGAAGGCAGAGACTTTACAGTCGATGTAGTTAAAGGTGATGTAGGTGGACGTCAAGGTCTAAAATCATCAATTAGAATTAAACCTAAAACATCTCCTGTAAGTAAAGATGCAGCTCAAATTCAAACATTTTTAACTGAACAACCTTCTATTTTAGAGATTCAACGTAAAATGGATTATGAGACTTTGAAAAACACCTTACAAACATGGTTAACACCAGAAGAAAATGAAGAAGAAATTATCGCTGAAGAAGAAGTAGAAGAAGTAGAAACTGCACCAGTAGCACCAGCTAAAAATTATGCTACAAAACAACCAGTAGCTTCTAAAGCAACATCAAAAGCAGAAAAATTTGATTCATTATTCGATGATGAAGATAGTTCAGACGATCTTCCATTCTAATTAAAATTAAAAAAGTTATGGCAAAAGTAAAAAGAAGCGAATCGCTAACGGCCGCCGTCTCCCAAGAGATTAAAGCCAATTTCAATCTTGATTCATTCAAGGAGAAAAAAATGCTTAACGGCAACGTTAAGTTTAAAGAACAACGATGGGTTCCTTTTTCCACTGCCTTACAAGAAGCTTTATCAATTCCCGGTATTCCCTTAGGCCATATTTCAATGGTTAGAGGTAAAAGTAATACTGGTAAATCAACAACAGCAATCGAAGTAGCGGTAAACGCCCAGAAAATGGGCGTTTTACCGGTGCTTATTATTACTGAGATGAAGCATGATTGGAAGCATTGGAAAACAATGGGATTCGAGATGGAAGACGTTGTTGACGAATCAACCGGAGAGATTGTAGATCACAACGGTTTCTTTATTTATCGTGATAGAAGTACATTGAATTCAATTGAAGATATTGCTGCTTTTATTATTGATCTAATCAACGAACAAAAGAAAGGTAATTTACCTTACGATTTATTATTTATTTGGGATTCAGTAGGATCAATTCCTTGCCAAATGAGTTTAGATCAAGGTAAAAACAATCCAATGTGGAACGCAGGTGCAATAGCAACACAATTTGGTAATTTTATTAACCAACAAATTGTAATGTCTAGAAAAGAAACCTACCAATACACAAATTCATTGTTCATTGTAAACAAAACAGGTGTTGCACCAGCAGAAGGTCCTATGGCTCGTCCAAAAATGACTAACAAAGGTGGTGACACGTTCTATTATGATGCTTCATTAGTATTAACATTTGGTAATATCACAAACGCTGGTACATCTAAATTAAATGCTACTAAAGATAAGAAAAAAGTTGAATTTGCTTTACGTACTAAAATTGCTTGTGATAAAAACCACATTAATGGTATTACAACAACAGGTACTATTGTAAGTACAGTTCATGGTTTTATCAAAGATGATACTAATATTATTAATAAGTATAAAAAAGAACACGCTAATGAGTGGATTAGTATACTTGGTGAAGGCGAATATGGGATTACTGAAGATAATAGTGAATGGGAAGAAAAAGCCGATATCACTGAATTATTAGAAAACCTAGAAGCCGAATAATATGAATAAGAACGAGTTATTAAAATTACTAAACGACACTCCTGAACCTGAACAATCAGTAGAAACTAATCCTTATGAAAGAGTATTATTAATAGATGGTTTAAATCTATTTTTTAGAAATTTTGCAATGATGAATTTTACTAACCAAGCAGGTGTTCATGTTGGTGGTTTGGGTGGTTTTATTCGTTCATTGAATTCCTTAATTGGTACAATTAAACCAACGTCTGTGTACGTTGTATTTGATGGGGTAGGTTCTTCCGTAAATCGGAAGAACTTATTACCTGAATACAAATCAGGACGTAATTTAGTTAGAATTACAAATTGGGATTCATTTGAATCGCTAGAAGAAGAACACGATGCTAAAATAGACCAAATAGTAAGATTAATACATTATTTAAAATGTTTACCTGTTAAAACTATAAGTCTAGATAAGGTAGAAGCCGATGATGTTATCGCCTATTTAAGCAATATAATGTCTAATAAGTATAATTCTCAGGTTTTCATAGTATCTAATGATAAAGATTTTATTCAACTTATAACGGATAAAATTACAGTATATAGACCTACAGAAAAAGATTTTTATACTAAAAATTTAGTTAAACAGAGCTTTGGAGTCTTAACAGAAAATTTTATATTATATAAAACATTGTTAGGAGATAAATCAGATAAAGTAGAAGGTATAAAAGGATTAGGTGAAAAAGGACTATTAAAAAAGTTTCCTGAATTAGCAGAACGTCCTTGTACATTACAAGACATCTATGATATTTCATGTGCTAAGTTTAAAGAACATATTGTTTATGCGAGGGTTGTTGATGAAATTGACAAATTAGAAAATAATTATGTAATTATGGACTTACACAATCCACTAATGGATGATATAGAAAAAGATTATATTAACGAGGTTGTGATTGAACCGTTGTCACCACTAAAAGTTAACGATTTTATGCGTCTTTATAATGAAGATGGATTAAGTCATATGATTAAAAACACAGAATATGTACTTAACACTACATATCAAACACTAAACGGTTTCGCTAAAAAGATATGACCCTTAATTCATTCCATAATATTTATTATAAAATAATATGGTAATATATTTAACTAAAAATTTAATTAATGGAAAACAATATATAGGTAAAGATATTAATAATAATCCTAACTATTTAGGGAGTGGTACTTATATAAAAAAAGCTATTATAAAATATGGTAAAAATAACTTCGAAAAAATCATATTGGAAAAGTGTAATTCAAAAGAAGAGTTATGGAAAAGAGAAGAATGGTGGTTAAATTTTTATCAAGCAGAAACTAACCCATTATTTTACAATAAAACAAATAAAGCATTTGGAAACTCAGGACAAACAGAACATGGAAAATTAAAAATAGCTGAATATCAAAAAGGTAAAGTTCGTTCTGAAGAAACAAAAAAACGTATGTCTGAAAATAGAAAAGGACATAAAATGTATAATGATGAATGGAAAGAAAAAATTAGTCAATCTTTAATTGGTAAAACACGAACTAAAGAATGGAAAGACAAACAAAGTGAAATTTTAAAAGGAAATAAAAACAGAAGAAAAAAAGTTATGCAATACGACAAACAGAAAAATTTTATTAAAGAGTGGGATTCTGTTTTAGAAGCAGCTATCTTTTTAAATAAAAAAACAGGAGCAGCTATTACAGAAGTATGTAGCGGAAAAAGAAAATCTATATATGGTTATATTTGGGAATATAAAAAATAGATTGTATATTAAAGTATTAACAATTAAATTATAAAAGTTTTGACATTAGGATCACTAGACAAATATGGGATGGGTTTTCAAACCAAAGTACTATCATCCTTACTTACACATAAAGCATTTTTACTAAATATACAAGATGTATTAAGTGATGAATATTTTACAAATCAAGCACATAAATGGATTATTAAAGAAATATTAAAATATTTCAATAAATATCACACATGTCCTACTATGGATGTTTTAAAAGTAGAGCTTAAGAAAATCGATAATGAAGTTTTACAACTATCAATTAAAGAACAATTAAGAGAAGCTTACAAAGCATCAGATGATGATTTAAAATATGTTGAAGAAGAATTTTCAAATTTCTGTAAAAATCAACAATTAAAAAAAGCATTATTAACAAGTGTAGATTTTCTAAATGCAGGTGACTATGATTCAATTAGATCATTAATTGACAACGCTTTAAAATCAGGTCAAGACAAAAATGTAGGCCATGAATACAATAAAGATGTTGAATCACGTTATAGAGAAGATCATAGAACAATAGTACCTACACCATGGCCCGAAATTAATGATTTATTACAGGGTGGATTAGGTAATGGTGATTTTGGATTATTATTTGGTAATCCAGGTGGTGGTAAATCATGGTCATTAATAGCTCTTGGTGGTTATGCTGCTAGTTTAGGATATAACGTGTTACATTATACACTAGAATTAGGTTCTGATTATGTAGGTCGTAGATATGATGCATTCTTTACAAAAATTTCAGTACAAGATATTACTAAACATAAAATTAAAGTAGAAGAAGCAATATCAAATTTAACAGGTCAAATAATAATAGCAGAATATTCACCAGGTAAAGCATCAGTCTCTACAATAGAAGCGCATATTAAAAAATGCATGGATCAAGATTTCAAACCAGATCTTATTATTATAGATTATGTTGATCTATTGAGATCTAAAAAGAATAATCGTGAACGAAAAGATGAAATTGATGATATTTATGTAAGCACTAAAGGACTTGCTAGAGAATTAAACTTACCAATTTGGAGTGTATCTCAAGTAAATAGAGCGGGAGCAAAAGATAATATTATTGAAGGAGATAAAGCAGCAGGATCATATGATAAAATGATGATTGTTGACGTAGCTATATCTTTATCAAGAAAAAAAGAAGACAAAGTAAATGGAACAGGAAGATTTCACATTATGAAAAATAGATATGGAATAGACGGATTATCGTACTATTTAAAAGCTAATACATCTACTGGCCACTTTGAAATTTTATCTCAAATGGATGAAGATGATGAAAATAATCAAAATACTCCACCCCCTCAACAAAATAAACAATTCGGGAATAGTATTAGCCCTGTAGACAAGTCAATTATTCAACAAAGGTTTTTCGAATTATCAAACACAAATTAAAAAAAAAAATTATTAAAAAAAGAAAATGTTAACAACAGAATCCCAAATTCTATCTGAGATCACAACTCACCTCAAGTATGCTAAATTCAATCCTGAATTACAGCGAAGAGAAACATGGCACGAGTTAGTTACTCGTAACAAAAACATGCATATTAAAAAATATCCTCAATTAACTGAGGAAATTGAAAATGCGTATCAATATGTTTATGACAGAAAAGTATTACCATCAATGCGTTCAATGCAGTTTGCTGGTAAACCAATTGAAATAAACAATGCAAGAATATTTAATTGTTCTTATTTACCAATAGATGATTACAGAGCATTCTCTGAAATTATGTTTCTATTATTATCAGGTTGTGGAGTAGGCTATTCAGTACAAACACACCACGTAGAAAATTTACCTGAAATTAGAAAACCATTAAAATCAAAACGTTATTTAGTTGGTGATTCAATAGAGGGGTGGGCTGATGCGGTTCGTATGTTAACTAAAGCATATTTTGGACAAACATCAACCGCTCCTTTATTTGATTTTAGAGACATCAGAGCAAAAGGTGCATCATTAATCACTGTAGGTGGTAAAGCCCCAGGTCCTGAACCATTAAAAATTGCTTTAATTCATATGCAAGCGATTTTAGATCGTAAAAAAGATGGTGAAAAATTAACATCTGTAGAATGTCATGATATCATTTGTCACTTAGCTGATGCTGTATTAAGTGGTGGAATTAGAAGAGCAGCTTTAATTGCTTTATTTGATTTAGATGATGAAGAAATGTTAACTTGTAAATTCGGACCATGGTGGGAAACAAATCCACAAAGAGGTAGAGCTAATAATTCTGCTGTATTATTAAGAAATAAAATCGATAAAGAAACATTCTTAAGCTTATGGGGTAAAATTGAAGCGTCTAACAGTGGTGAACCTGGTTTCTTATTTACAAACGATAAAGATTCTGGAACTAACCCATGTGCTGAAATTAGTTTAAAACCAAATCAATTCTGTAATTTATGTGAAATTAATGCTTCAGACATTGAAACACAAGAAGAATATAATGAAAGAGCTAAAGCAGCAGCATTTATCGGTACATTACAAGCAAGCTATACTGATTTTCATTACTTAAGAGATGTTTGGAGAAAAACAACTGAAAAAGAAGCATTATTAGGTATTGGAATGACAGGTATTGCTTCAGGAGCTGTATTAAAATTAGATATGAAACAAGCAGCTAAAATTGCTGTTGAAGAAAATGCAAGAGTAGCAGAAATATTAGATATTAATAAAGCAGCTCGTGTAACTACAGTTAAACCATCAGGTACTACATCATTAGTATTAGGTACTTCAAGTGGTATCCATGCTTGGCATGATGATTTCTATATGAGAAGAATTCGTTTAGGTAAAAATGAAGCATTGTATTCTTATTTAAGTATGTATCATCCTGAAATGTTAGAAGATGATTTCTTTAAACCAACCTTACAATCAATTGTTTCTGTACCACAACGTGCTCCACAAGGCGCTATAACACGTAAAGAATCAGCTATGGATTTATTAGAGCGTATTAAAACAATCAATAAAAATTGGATTAAACCAGGTCATAGAAAAGGCTCTAACATGCATAACGTATCTGCTACAGTTACTATTAAACAAGATGAATGGGATTCAGTAGGTGAATGGTTATATGAAAATAAAGAATACTTTACAGCATTATCGTTCTTACCTGAAGACCTTGGTACTTATGTACAAGCTCCTTTTGAAACAATTACAGAAGAACAATTTAATGAAGCTGTAAAATCATTACATCAAGTTGATTTATCAAAAGTAATTGAGATAGATGATAATACAGCATTGATGGACCAAGCGGCATGTGCTGGTGGTGCCTGTGAAATAATTTAATATTTTAAAATATGTTGCGAAAAATAAAAGAAAGAATATTCCCGTTTATAATAGCATTATCTGCTTTATCAGTTAGTGCTTCAGCAGCTTATTACAGTGTCACTGGTCTCAGCATGTTATTTGCTGGGGCTAGTGTAGCTGTTTTAATAATGGCTTCATCTTTAGAAATTTCTAAATTAGTAATTGTTTCTTTGTTATATCAATATTGGGATAAACTTAATAGTTTATTAAGAAGTTATTTAACCTTAGCTGCTACTATATTAATATTAATTACCTCTGCAGGTATATATGGGTTTTTATCTGGAGCTTATCAAACAACAGCAAATCAATCATCAATAGTTGATCAAAAGATTCAAACTCTAGAAACTAAAAAGGGTTTGTATGAGGATACTAGAAATAATATTCTAAAAGAAAAACAATCAATTGCAGAATTAAAAGGTACTTTATCTTCTTCAACTACAACTCAATCAACTGATAGAAAAGGTAATTTAGTAATAAAATCAAATAAAGCAAATATTGAGCAATTACAAACAGCTAATCAATCAGATGAAAGATTAACTACTAAATTAGATATCACTAATGATTCTATATTTGCCTTAGAAAATAAAATATTAGAGGTAAAAACTACATCTAAAGCAGCTAATGAATTAGGTCCTTTAAAATATTTAAGTAATCTTACAGGACAATCTATGGATAAGATTATTAATTGGTTTTTATTAGTTATTATATTTGTATTTGATCCTTTAGCCATCAGTTTAGTAATTGCTGCTAATTTTGCATTTGCGAGATTAAAACCAAAACCTCCACCAGAAGTTATTCCTGAGCCTTCTCAACCAATCTATCAACCTCCAACACAACCTGATAATACAAATGTTTTTTTAGATAAAATAAGTAATATAACAGAAAGTAATATGGATTTTATAAATAAGCAGGAACATTTAAAAAATGAAATAGAACGATTTAAAGAAGAAACAAAAACATATTTTTAAAATCTATATTAATTTCTTATATAAAATTATTAAATTTTTAAATTAAGCTTGGAAAACCAAGCTTTCTTTTGTATATTTAAATCATGAAAATTAGTCACGAAGTTCCTTTATGTTTATTAGAGGATAGTTTATGGTTCAATGATTATCAATATTGTTTACCACATTTATTAGATCAAAGCGAAGAATATAAAAATTTCTTTATTAGAGCTAAGCAAAATAATGTGTATATAATAATGGATAATTCACTTCACGAATTAGGTCATGCTTATGATAGTGAACGCTTATTATACTGGATTAACGAGTTAAAACCCAATGAATTTATTATTCCTGATGTATGGCAAGATATGAAAGGTTCAATCAACAATGCTAGAGAATGGTCTAAAATTGACTTACCTGAGGAAGTTACTAAAGTAGCTGTAGTTCAAGCAATGAATTTAAGTGAAGCAATGACTTGCTATCAATATTATAGAGATTTAGGTTATACAAAAATAGCATTTTCTTATGGTGCTTCTTATTATAGTGAATTAAATAATCATCCTAATCCAGATTTAGCTAAAGCTTTAGGTCGTATTTATATGATTAATCATTTATATAAAATTAAATTAATTAAAGACGATCACAGAGTACATTTATTAGGATGTCAGGTACCACAAGAATTTAGCTGGTATAATAATATGTCTTTTATTGAAACAATAGATACTTCTAATCCTATTATGGCAACATTAGATAATATAGAATATCATTCAACAGGTTTACAAACTAAACCAAAAGCAAACATGAATAATAATTTTTATATTAACCCAGATGAAATTGACTATGAATTATTAAACCACAACATTTCCACATTTAAAGATTTAACAAATACAATATATTAATATGCAAGAACAATATCAATCACTTTTCGATTATCTAGGAAAACCAGCAGGTACAGATTTAGGTAAACAAGTTTTTACTGAATCTAAAAAACAAGGTATAAAAACAATAATAAGAGAAGTTAAAACAAAAAATTATGAAGGAAAAGTAATGGTTTATCCTACATCTTTTTTAGAAAATTACTTTAATCCTCAACCAACTCAACCAAATATTTTTGATGATCTTCTATTTTAATTTGGAAAACAATAAAAATTTTAATATATTATAAATATGAATAAAAAATATGCTGTACTCTCCTTAAGTGGAGGAATGGATTCAAGCACATTATTAATTAAACTCCTATCAGAAAACTATCAAGTAGTTGCACTCTCTTTTGATTATGGACAAAAACATAAAGTAGAATTAGAAAGAGCTACTGAATTGGTAAAATATATTAATAGTAGGAGCATTGGTACTAAAGGAGGATATGGAGGGTATGAATTAGTCAAACATCAAATAATTACATTAGATGGTTTAGCACAATTACTTAATTCTTCATTAGTTGAAGGTGGTGCTGAAGTACCTGAAGGACATTACGCTGAAGAAAATATGAAGGATACTGTAGTACCTAATCGTAATAAAATATTTTCAAGTATTATTCAAGCAGTAGCTTTATCTATTTCTAATAAAAAAGAGGCGGAATGTGTTATTGCTTTAGGAGTACATAGTGGTGATCATTCTATTTATCCTGATTGCACAGAAGCATTTAGAAATGCGGATGAATATGCTTTTAAAATAGGAAATTGGGACTCAGAATTAGTAAATTATTACACACCATATATGGAAGGTAATAAATTTACAATCTTAGAAGATGGAGTTAAATGTTGTGATGAATTAGGTTTAGATTTTGATGAAGTATATAAACGTACTAATACAAGTTATAAACCAATTAAATTAATAAAATCAGAAAAAAGATTTAAAGGAACAGAAGACGAAATAAATGTATTCTTTGAAGTATGGTACAGTGACTACAAATCAGCATCTTCAGTTGAACGTGTAGAAGCATTTATGAAATTAGGTCGTCCTGATCCTTGTGAATATGCTGACGAAAATGGTCCTGTAGCTTGGGAACACGTAGTCTCTTACGTATGTTCAGTGCTAGAAAATCATGAGAAAGAAACGTCAAATAACTGATAGACCAATGTATGCTATTATAAATAAAAACGGTGAAGTATTTGCTGGATTATTAAGTGGTTATCCACAATGGTCTTCTGATTGGGATAATGTTAAACTATTATTTCGAGAAAATACTGCTTTTATTTATAATACCAACCCAACAGAATACGAATTAATAAATGAAAGTGAATTATAAACAGCCCAAATTCGATCCACAAACTGGAGAAATTAACCCTTATATGATAGATTTAGAATTAAAAACAAACAAACAACCAGATCCAAGAAAACACCAGCTAGTAAGCTTTATCAAATCAGGCATCAGAATCTCAGGCTACATTTGTTTGCCTTTTGATTTAACAATTGCTTGCCTTATCTTGGTTTTCTCAGAATTAGTTGGTATATTAGAAGAATTAGTATAACATAGTGTGCTCCTTGATTTTTAACATATTTATAATCATGGAGCACACCAAAATATATTATTTACATTATGGAGATAATATTCCTTTTTATGTAGGGAAAACTAGAAATGAATATCATAGATTATTTAACCATAAAAAAACGTTTGGTAAAAACACTGTGATGGAAATAATAGATGAAGTTTTAAATTGGAGAAAATGGGAAGTGTATTATATTGAAGAATTTAAAAAACAAGGATATATTCTTCAAAATAAAAATAAAGGTGGAGGTGGCTCTGAAAAATGGGAAGATAAATCAATCCAAAAACTAAAATCTCACCCTACAAGAGGTAAAAATATAAGTGAATCTCATAAAGGAAAACAAAAATCACATAAAGGAAAAAAATTTAAAGAAGAACATAAACAAAAAATAAAAGCAACAAGAGATTTTCTCAAAAATAGGCCTAATACTTGGATTAATACTCCTGTATTACAATATGATTTAGAAGGAAATTTTATTAAAGAGTGGTCATCTCAATTAGAGGCTACTAAATATTTAAATAAAACAGGAGATGGAATAGGAGCTTGTTGTAGAGGAAGACAAAAAAAAGCTTACAATTACATTTGGAAATTTAAAAAATAAATTATATATTACAAACATGAAAAAAATATTTTTATTTACAGCAGAGTGGTGTCCTGGCTGTAAAACATTAGAACCAACAATGGATAGAGTTAGAGATGCAGGAGTAACTGTTGAAAAAATTAACATTGATTATGAATCAGATAGAGCTAGAGCAGCTAATGTTATGAGTATTCCAACAGTAGTATTAGCTGAAAACGGTCAAGAAATCAAACGCTTCGTAGGAGCTAAAACATACGAACAAGTATTAGAATTTATTAAATAATGGGAAAATTTCAATCAACAAAATTATTTGACGGATTCAGTTGTGTATTTCGTCAATGGAAAGCAGAAGGTACTCATTGCCAATTTTTACATGGTTATGGAGTATCATTTAGAGTATGGTTCGAAGGTGAATTAGACGAACGTAATTGGGTATGGGATTTTGGAGGTATGAAACGTGCTAAAGGTACTATTGATGGTAAAAATCCTAAAGCATGGATGGATCATATGTTTGACCATACTGTTATAGCATCAATAGATGATCCTTACTTGGATAAATTTAAACAAATGGAAGTAGATGGTATAATCCAATTAAGAATAATTCCAGCAACAGGAGCAGAACAATTTGCAAAGTACATTTATGAAAAACTAAACACTTTTATTCAAGAAGAAACAAAAGGTAGAGTGAAAATAACAAAAGTAGAATTTATGGAGCATAGTAAAAATACAGCAATTTATACAGAAATATGAGTTTAGGAAGAATAACAGATTACGATAAAAAATTACCAATAGTAGAATTATACTATTGTGTACAAAGTGAAGGTTCAAGAGCAGGCTTTCCAACAGTAGCCGTTAGAACAACAGGCTGTACTCACAGATGTTGGTTTGGTGAAGGTGGTTGGTGTGATTCATGGTATACAAGCATTCATCCTGAAAAAGGTGGATTTACATTTAATGATATTGTTAAAATGTATGATAATAGACCTGATATTACTGAAATGATGTTAACAGGTGGTTCTCCAACAATGCATCCTGATTTAGTTAATGAATTAACACATTTTGCTAATGAAAGAGGTATTGTAATTACAATTGAAACTGAAGGTTCACATTTTCTAGAAACAGATTTTCCAATTGGCTTAATTTCATTATCACCTAAATTTACTAATAGTGTTCCTAAATTAGGAGTATTAACACCAAAAGGAGCTGTAGTAGATCAAAAGATGATTGATCAACATAATAAATTACGTTTAAATAAAGACGCAATGTGTAAAACAATTGATTATCATACTAATTACCATTTTAAACCAGTGTGTAATCCTGTAGAAATGCCTGAAATTTGGGAAGAAATTGAAGCATTTAGAGTAGAGATGAATATTCCTAAAAACAAAACATGGATTATGCCTCCAGGTGATAATAGACAAGAGTTAATAAGAGTATATCCAATGGTATTTGATTTTTGTGCTGAACATGGATATAATTTTACAGGTAGAGAACATATTATTGCCTTTGATACTCGTCGTGGAGTTTGATTATAATACATAAAGAAGAGTCTATTTTCATATATTTATTAATATATGAGTAGATATAAACAAATATGTAATGAATGTAAAATACATTATAAATCAAATGGATCAGGGAGTAAATATTGTTCTCCTGATTGTAGGCAAATAGCAAGAGCTAAAGATAGACAATTTACTTCCTGTTCCTGTTGTTTTAAAGATGTTAGATATTTTCCTAACAGTGAACATAAAAATAAGAAAAATATTTTTTGTTCTAATAAATGTCAAGGAGAATGGATGAAAATTAATTCACAAAATCTTCAATTGGTTGAAAGAGCTAATAAGATGAGAGAAAGTTGGAATGAAAATGCTTGGAAAAAAGGAATTGAAACTAGAATAAAAAAAGGAAATATCATTGATTGGGATAAAGCAGGATGGAAACAATATTGGAAAAGATGTGATTGGTTAACTAGAAAAATTAGAAAACAAATGTTAGAAAATTGGGATGGTTATGATTATATTAGTAAAGAATATATTAAAGATAATTTAATTTTACATTATAGTCATGGTGATTATCCTACATTAGACCATATTAAACCCCGATCACAGTGTTTTAAAGAAGGTTTATCTCCATATGAAGCTACTAAACCAGAAAATTTAGCATGGACTACAAGAAAAAACAATAGTAAAAAATCACAGAAAAAATTAAAATAGAAAATGGTATTATTAACAACACATCCTGTTAAAAAATTAGATTTAGGTACTCATGGTAATCTATTTGGTGGTAAGTTACTCTCACTATTAGATTCAGCTGTAGCAGCTTATGCAATGGAGACATGCCATAGTAAAAATATGGTTACTGTTTCTATTGATAAATGTGAGTTTAAAAAACCTGCAAAAGAAGGTAATTTAGTAAAAATATATGCTGAATTAACTAAAATAGGAACTACATCAGCTCAATTTAATGTTGAGGCTAGAAATTATAATGTATTTACTGAAGAAGAAACTTGTATATTATCTACTCATATGACTTTTGTTAGAATTGATGACGAAGGCGGACCAATTCCAATTTCAGAAACAGTTAGAAGAAAATTTAATTCTCCAGTTACAAAATAATATTTATAATATATGAAAATAACGTATTTTTACCATAAAGGATGTCGTCAATGTAAAGACTTAGCTCCTATCATAAATGAATTTCAAGCTCCTCTTAACATTAATTTGGTAGACACATATACTGATAGTATGTTAATGGAAGAAAATACAATTAACTGGGTTCCTACTCTTGTGATTGAAGATAAAAACGGAAAACACAAATTTGAAGGACCAGCTGAAGTTAAAGAAGTTTTGAGAAAATTAGTTTTATGATAGTAGAATTCACAGAAAAAGAAATACAAGACAAAATTAAACAAATTGCTGATTTTATTAATCAGAAACAACATAATAAACCTCCTGTGTTTATATGTGTATTAAACGGTGCTTTTATGTTTTTTACGGATTTAGTGAAACAAATAGGTAAATGCGAAATAGACTTTATACGTGCGAAATCTTACGAAGGTACTACACAAAGTGAGATAAAAATTACTAAATCTTGTGAATTAGAACTAATAGATAGAGATGTTTATTTAGTAGATGATATCTATGATTCGGGAAATACAGTAAAAGCATTAATAAAACATTTATCAAACGAAAAAGCAAATTCAATAACACCAATTACATTATTTAAAAAGTGGCATTCAAATCATCCTGAATTAATATATGGTTTTGAATTAACAGATGAACATTGGTTAATAGGTTATGGTTTAGATGCAAGTGATGGTACTCAAAGAAACCTTACTTATATTAAAGGTATCCAACCAGGAGATTAATATTTATATTAAATGAATTCAACACACGTATTTAAAAGAAAAATAGCAGAAATAAAAGATGAATATCCTTTATTAGAAAATCATGGAGATTTATGGGCTTTAGGAATGTATGATAGTATTTGTGAAGAACAGATTTTAAAAGAATTTATTTCACAAACAATTGAAGCTGATAAAACTTCTAAAGAACTTGATAAACGTTTTCCAGCTTTAGATATTTCAATAAATATAGAATCACCAAAAGTATTTAGTATAAATCTACCTAAATCAGCTTTTAAATATTGGGGGGAAATATCTAAATTTCTTGATACTTTTGGTTGGTATCCATCTTATATAGCATTAGTTACAGAGGATTTTTTTGGTGGTTTTTTAAAAGATAAAGGAAAATATAGCAATGAATCTATGAATACCATGATGAAATCAGCTGATGATGAGGATGCTATTCAAATATCAATAGAAGCCAAATATGATACAGAACAACAACCAGAAAAATATTATTATCATTTAGTTCCCGATATTTATCTAGATAAAGTAGAATTAAAAGGTTTGACACCAAAAACCAAAAGTAAAATAGCAACTCATCCAGAACGAGTATATTTACTAAATCCAGATAATGAAGATGAATTTGAAAAAATAGCTAATATGCTGTATGATAAAACTCCATCAAAAGAAACAAAATCAAAAATTAAAAATTATCATCTGTTAAGAATTAATGCTGATGCTATAAAAGATAAAGTTAAATTTTATAACGATCCTAATTTTCGAATTGGAAATGGAGCTGTTTGGACATATCAAAATATAGCTCCTAAATACATAGAAAAAATAGAAACTATTCCTATTGGATAGTTTGGTAAAATAAAAAACAATTTATATATTATAATAAAGTTATGTCAGATAAGAAAAAATTCGATTTAGAATGTGTTACGCCCGGTTTTGCCAATGGCTTAGCACCAGGTGCACCATTCACCGAATCTCAAAAATGGGAAATGGTAGTAGAGGCTGAAGAAGCATATGGTAAATTTCTAGATGCATTAAAATGTGATTGGAGAAATGACCCAAATTCATCAAACACACCACACAGAGTAGCAAAAGCATATGTTTTTGATTTATGGAAAGGTAGATACGAGGATATGAGTGGAATAACTTCATTTCCATCAGATGGTTATGATGGTATTGTAATCGAACGTAACATTCCATTAACAAGTATGTGTTCACATCACCACCAAACAATTGGAGGTGTAGTTCATGTTGGTTATATTGTTGGTGAAAATGGTAGTGTAATCGGTTTATCAAAATTAAATCGTATTGTAGAACATTTTGGGCGCAGAGGTGCTATTCAAGAACAATTAACATCAGCAATTCATCAAGCAGTAGATAAAGTTTGTGAAAACAACAGAGGTGTTATTGTAACAGTAGTAGCAACACACAATTGTGTAAAATGTAGAGGTGTTAAACATCAAGGTGCATCAATGGTTACAACTAAAGCATCAGGAGTGTTTATGGATAATGCTAATCAAGCACGTACAGAGTATTTTGATAGTTTAAAAATTAATGGAAGTTTATAATATGGTAACAATTTACGCACACAAAAATCATCCAGATGCTGTTATACCTGAAGTAGCTTATGGTAAAACATCAGCTTGTTTCGATATTACTTGTACTGAAACAACAATAATTCCACCAAACGGTAAAGCAGTAGTACCTAATGGTTTAAATTTAGTAATAGAAGATAATTATAAATATTGGATGCAAATTCAATTAAGATCATCTAAAGGATTTAAACATGATTTAATTCCTCATTACGGAACTGTTGATCCTGGTTATACAGGTGATTTAGGTATTAAAATATACAATGTTGGTTCAACACCAGTAACTATTGAAAAAGGGGAAAGATATGCTCAAATAGCTGTTATCCCAATCCCAGAATATGAGATTATAGAATTAGATGATACTGAATTTGAATCTGTAAAATCTCGTCAAGGTAGAGGAGATAAAGGATTTGGTTCTTCTGGTAAATAATAATATTTATAATCATGAAAAAAGCAGATAACTTCAACCCTGGGAAGTGGTTAGTAGAAAACAAATTAACTAATCAATCACAGTTGAATGAAATGCCTATAATAATGGATCCTAATAGAAAAGTAGATTTAAATTCAATAGAACTTGATGGTGTTGATCCATCTGATTATCCTGATTTTTCTGATGCTTATGTAATATATGCTCAATACACAGATGGGACCCCACTAACAGAAGATGAATTAGATGAATTTAATGATAAACATTATGATATAGCTCAGGAATTAGCTTTAGAAAGATTTTACTAGAAAATAAAATTAAAATTTTATAACATTAAGGCTTGGGAAACCAAGCCTTTTTTTGTATATTAACAGAGAATGTATCAATCAATTTATTATGATAAAGACGAAAAACAATATTATCTAAGAGATGATAGTTGGGAAGGCTTTAAGGAATTCCAATATTGGCCTACTTATTATCAAAAAGATTATGAAGGTGAATTTGAAACATTAGAAGGTGAACGAGTATCTGCTGTTAATCGTATTAAAGATTGGAAAGATACAAGTTATTTTGAAAAAGATGTTGATAGAACCACACGTTTATTAGTAGACCAATATTATGAATCAGACGAAACACCAAAATTCCACAATATTGTTTATTTAGATATAGAGTGTGAAATATTAGGTGCATTAACCGAAGAAAGTATTAAACAAGCATTAGCTAAAATAACAGCACTTGCTTTATATGATAATAATTCTAAAAAATACTATTGTTTAATATTAGATGAAACAGGTACTATGGAAGAAGTACATGATGATACTAAAGAGGTAATACCTTACACTTCCGAATCTGATTTATTACATGGTTTTTTAAATAAATGGTATCAATTAGATCCTACAATTGTTACAGGATGGAATAGTATGTTTTTTGATATACCTTATTTGTATTATAGAATAAGTAAAGTATTAGGTACAGATATAGCTAAAACATTATCTCCAATCAATAAAATAAAAATAACACCATATTCAGAACAACCAGTAAGTATTGGAGGGGTTGCGCATTTAGATTATATGCTTTTATTTAAAAAGTTTATTACTAAACAAGAACCAACTTATCGATTAGGTGATATTGGTACTAAGTATGTTAAATTAGGTAAAATTGAATATGATGGTTCATTAGATAATTTATTTAGAGAAGATGTAAATAAGTTTATTGAATATAATGTTCGAGACGTTGAAATTATTGTTGAATTAGAGAAAAAATTAAAATTTATTGAATTAACAATTACAATTTGTCATTTGTGTCATACTGATTACGAACAGATTTACTTATCAACAATGTTAAATGAGGGAGCAATTTTAACATATTTAAAACGTAAAGGAATTGTTTCACCTAATAAACCTACAACAATGAATCCTGCTTTAAGGGATTTAAGTGTTAAAAAAGCAAAATGGGAATATGAGCAAGGTAATATTACTAAAGAGGAATTAGAAGAAATTATATTCTTAGCAGAATATGCAGGTGGTTATTTAAAAGATCCTATTCCTGGTTTATATGAGTGGGTTATTGACTTAGACTTTACCTCGTTATATCCTTCAATCATTCGTTCACTTAATATGGGTATTGAAACTCTAGTAGGTCGTGTTGTAAATGGAGGTAAATTTGATAATCAATGGTCTTTAAAGGAATTAAAACAAATGGATCCTAATAAAGTAGTTGTTATTGAAAAAATTAAAAAGAATAGAACAATTGCTACTTCACAAATTACAGTAGGCGGATTAATTAGTATTATTGAAAGTAATGATTTAATAATTTCTGCTCCTGGTGTTATATTCCGTAAAGATAAATCTAGTATTGTTTGTGAAATTTTATCTGATTGGTTTGCTAAACGTCAAGAATATAAAGATTTGATGAAACAAGCATACAAATCAGGTAATAAAGAGTTAGGTGATTTTTATAATAGTAGACAACATGCTTACAAGATTAAATTAAATGACGTTTATGGTGTATTTGCTATTAACGGATGGAGATACACAGATGGTAATAAGTTTATATCTAAAGCTATTACACTAACAGGTCAACGATTAACACAAGAATCAATTAAATTTGTAAATATTTGGTTAAATGAACAATTAGGTACAGAAGATAAAGATTACATTGTAACATCAGATACTGACTCGTTGTTTATTCAAGTTAAAGATTTAATATTATTCCGTAAACCAGAATTAGCCACTGCAGATCAAGAAACAATTGTACAAGAGGTATTAAAAGTTGCTACTGAAATACAATCATTAGCAAATAATTATTTAAATACTTTAGTACAAGAGTTATTTAACATTAAATTTCCTGACGAACCACATTATTTTGAATTAAAACAAGAGGTTGTATTAGATAGAGGTTATTTTGCAGGTAAAAGAAGATACGCAATGCATATTGTTAATAAAGAAGGTGTAACAGTAGATGAACTAGATGTTAAAGGATTAGATTTGATGAAATCAAATTTCCCTCCTATATTTAGAAAATTTGGTGAACATATTATTAATGAAATTATGTTTGGTAGAGAAAAAACTGATATTGATAAACAAATTCTAGATTTTAGAACATCAATAAGAACAGTTGATTGGAGAACAATATTAAAACCAACAGGTTTAAAGAAGATGAAAGAATATATTGCATCACCTCCTATGACTGGTGATATATTTTCAAGATTAGGTAACAAATGTCCAATTAATACAAAAGCTGCTATTTATTATAATGATATTTTACGATTTAAAAAGTTAGATAAAAAATATCCAACATTTCAAATTGGTGATAAAATGTTTATAGCTTACTTAAAAGACAACCCATACCGAGTTGATGTTGTAGGATTTAATGGGTATAATGATCCACCTGAAATAATGGAATTTGTTGAAAAATATATAGATAGAGACGGTTTATTTGATTCAGTTATGAAAAATAAATTAGAATCATTATATTCAGATTTAGGATGGGGTGCTGTAGTATTAAATCAAAATATTAACAAATTCTTTAAGTTTTAGTAATATTTATAATTATGAAAGATAATTTTGATGTTCATAAATGGAATAATCAACGAAAACTAACAGAAGCTAATATTTTTGAAATAAAAATAAATAATCCTTTATCATTAGTAAGATCAAATTTTGACTATGATGGAACTTTTCTATATTTTACCACACAAGAGGGAGGTAAACTATTAAAAAAATTATTACCAATGCCATCACCATCTATTTTATCAATTTACTATAAAAAAATACTACCAGAAAATCCTGAGTATCCTAATGTTGTTCAAGAAGCAAAAAAAGCACTTAATGTTATATTATTATCTTCCTTAAAAGATAATCCTAATATGACTTTTCGTTTATCAACAATTAAAGAAGACTCTTTATCAAATGGTATGGTTGTTGTTTTAGATATGGATAAAGAAAATAATAATGAAGAAAAAAATATTATAATGAGAACTATTAATGACGCTTTAAGTTCATCTGTTGATGATGTTTTAGAAGATATAGTAAATGGAAATGAGGCAGGAGATTATGAAGAATATGATGAATAATATAATTAATAGATTTTAAATTAAGGCTTGGATAACTAAGCCTTTTTTTGTATATTTATAATAAATAAGTTATGATTAATAAGTTAGATCTTACGGCTATTATTTCCAAGTATTATTTAAACGGCCTAGTTGAAGCCGTTAAATGGGAAATTCAAGATAACAACCTTTCAATTAAATTCACTGCACCTGACCGTTCAATGTTAGGTATAGTTAAGCACAGTAATTTTGAAATCGAAGATTCTGTGTTCGGTGTTAATAATACAACACAATTAAACAAACTACTAGGTATTACTAATGGTTATTTAGATCTTAAATATATTAAATACAATAATAAGATTACCAAATTAGTAGTATCAGATAATCAATTTACTTTAAATTATGCTGTTGCTGATATACAAATTATCCCAAAAGCAGGAGAATATATCGGAGATGATAGTTACAACATCATGGCTGATTTAGATAATGAAAGTATTAATGCTATTGTTAAAGCTAAATCAGCTTTAGCAGATAGTGATACAGTTGTATTTAAACCTCACACAGGTGCTGATGGAGATTTACAAATGGAAATGGAATTTGGTGGAAATATAGAACATTCTAATAAAGTATCGTTTTATATACCAAATATCAAAACAAAAGACTTACCTACAAACTTTAAAGCACATTACAATTCAGATTTAATAAAAGAAATAATGTATTGTAATAAAGATGTAGCTACAGGTAAAATGGTTATAAATTTAGATGGGATTATGAGTTTAGTATTTGAAAGTAATAATCTTAAAAGTGAATATTTTCTAGTTGCAAAAGAAGTATAAGAAAATTTGGATATTATAAAAAATCATCGTATATTTAGTGTAATTAAATTTAGTTATGACAGAAATAAAAGAACCATCAACCTCCAACACAACAATTATTAGAGATCCTAAAATTGAACCATTTTACATAAGTAAAGATGCTTATTGTTATACTATCTTTAAAACGGTTACTCCTGATATAAGATACACAGAAAATAACCAACCAGGTAAAGAATATTCAAAATCATTAGGACATTATAGTAGCTTTGCAAGTTGTTTAAAAGCTTTAGCAAAAGAAAAAGTAAATGACAATCAAAATTATAGTTCTATACAAGAATATATTGATAAATTTAAAAAATTAGAAACATCAATTAAAGAATTATTAAACGTAGTAGATTAAATAAAAATATGAAATTAGAAGCATTATACAACGCAGTTATCGTTAAGCCATTTGAGGCTGAGGAAACAACTCACGGAAACATTATAGTTCCCGATTTAGGAAATGAAAAAAACAAACTAGGAAAAGTAGTAGCAGTAGGAGATGGATATTATTCAGTTACTGGTGCTTGGTTAGACACAATTTTAGAAGTAGGAAATATTGTTGTATTACCAACTATGGGATTTACTAAATTAGAACACGAAGGTGAAGAATATTGGATTGGACCTGAAAATCAAGTATTAGCTCGTCTCAACAATGAAACAGAAGAAAAAATATAAAAATCATGAGTAAAATTATAGAATTTGGCCCAGAAGCCCGTAAAAAACTATCAGCTGGTATAGATAAACTAGCAAACGCAGTAACATCAACGTTAGGACCTAATGGTCGTAACGTAGTTATTGCTAATCAAGGTATTCCACAAAGTACAAAAGATGGTGTTACTGTAGCAAAATCAATCACATTAGAAGATCCAATTGAAGAATTAGGTGTTCAATTACTAAAACAAGCAGCTATTAAAACAGCTGATAATGCTGGTGATGGTACAACTACATCTACATTATTAGCCCAAGAAATGGTTAAACAAGGTTTACTTCATTTAAATAATGGAGCTAATGCTGTAGAAATTAAACGTAGTATTGATAAAACAGTTAAAGAATTAGTTAACTTTATTCGTACAGATATTAAAGAAGATATTTCATCTGAAGACCAACTTAAACAAGTTGCTACAATTTCAGCAAATAATGATCCTGAAGTAGGTGAATTAATAGCTACTGCAATGCAGAAAGTTGGTCGTGAAGGAGTAGTGTTTATTGAAGAATCTAAAAACGGTGAAACTTATCTTGAAACAGTAGAAGGAATGCAGTTTGATAGAGGTTACAAATCACCTTATTTTGTTACTGATAATAACACTATGAGTACTACTATTAGTGATGCATTGATTTTAATAGCTGATAAAAAATTCACACAAGTTAAAGAATTATTACCAATTTTAGAAGCAGTATCAACACAAAATAAATCATTATTAATTATTGCTGAAGATATTGAAGGTGAAGCATTAGCTACTTTGATTGTAAATAAAGCAAGAGGAATTTTAAAAGTAGTTGCTGTTAAAGCTCCTGATTTTGGTGATAGAAGAAAATTAATCCTTGAAGATATTGCTATTATGACTGGTGGTCAAGTATTCAGTACTGAAAAAGGAATGAAACTTGATAAATTTAATTGGGAATGGTTTGGTGAAGCTAGAGTAGTAACAGTAGGTAAAGATACTACAACATTAGTTGATGGTAAAGGTGAAGCAGAAAAAATCGAAGCTCGTATCACAGAACTACAATCACAAATTGAAAAGTCAGTATCTCCATATGAAAAAGAAAAATTGCAAGAACGTTTAGCTAAATTTGTGGGTGGAGTAGCAATTGTTCACGTAGGTGGTTTTACTGAATCTGAAATGAAAGAGAAAAAAGACCGTGTTGATGATGCTTTACAAGCAACAAAAGCCGCTTTAGAAGAAGGTATTGTTCCAGGTGGTGGTGCTGTATTATTACACGCTCGTACTAGCATCAATATTAGTGATATTGGTTCACAAATTGTTTATAATGCTTGTGCTGCACCATTTAAGAAAATTTTATCAAATGCTGGTTATGAGCAAGAAGATATTTATAATGCTGTTAATTCAGTAACAGGTGGTGATTATTGGTTTGGTTGGGATTTAAAATCAGAAGATTTCGTAAATATGAAAGATGCAGGTATTATTGATCCAGCTAAAGTAACTAGAACAGCACTTGAAAATGCAGCATCAGTTGCAGGTACTATTTTATTAACAGAAGCAGTAGTTGTTGATAAACCTGAAGACAATAAAAATGATGACGGATTAGGAAATATGATGGGAATGATGTAAATTTAAAGAAAATGAGAGACGCAGTAAGTTTAATAGGAAAATCACTTCAACTTAAAGAAGTAAAATACACCATTAGTAGTGTAAATTTTGTACCCGGAACTAATAAATTGTATATTGGACTAGCTAAGTCTGATGGTGTAATGGTAAATTATTCATATTTAGACTTATTGCCGTTTCTTATTGAACAAATTAAGTTATGATAAAAGAAGTTAATAAACTAATAGCAGAACGAGTACCACCAGGTGATCAATGGACCCTAGTATATGATACTAAAGCTATTATCTATAATTCTATTGCACATACTTTAGAAGCACATTATTGGTTAGCAGATGTTAAACCTAAAGCATTTAGACTTGAACCAGCAAAAGGTTTATTATTTGCTATTGTAGATGAAGATATAGAAGAAACTATTGAACAACCTAAAACATTTAACATTTATGGCGAATAAAGAACATACAATTTTAGTTGAGAAATATAGACCTAAAACATTAGATACTTATCTTTGTGATGATACATTAAGAGATAAATTTCAAACATTTCTTACTGAACAAGATATTCCACATTTAGGATTCTTTGGATTACAAGGTAGTGGTAAATCAACACTAGCAAAAATATTAGTAAATAATATTAATTGTGATTATATCTATCTAAATGCTACCGAAAACAGAGGTATGGATGATATTAAAGAAAAAGTAGGTTCATTTGCTTCTGCTGCTAGTTTTAAACCATTAAAAATTGTTATTTTAGATGAAGCAACTCATATTCTACAAGCATCACAAGTATTGTTGTTAAATATGATAGAAACGTATAGTTTAACGACAAGATTTATTTTGACAGGAAATTATCCTGAACGTTTAATTCCACCTCTAAGAAGTAGATTACAAGAATTTAAATTAACTCCTCCATCTAAAAAAGTAGTTGCTAAACATGTAGTTAATATTTTAGAAACTGAAGATATTGAATTTGAAATAGAAGATTTAGCAAAAATTATTCATAGTTCATATCCTGATTTTAGAAAAATCATCAATACTTGCCAAAAACATATTGTTGATAATGTATTAACATTACCAGGAACATTAAGTAGTAATAATGATTTTAACAAACAAATAATAGATGAATTGAAAAAACCGTCTAGTAAAACGTTTAATGCTATTAGACAGATTATCGCAGATAATAATATTTCCTCGTTTGATGACGTGTATAAATACTTATATGACAACGATAATCACTATGCTGTAGGATGTGAAGGACAAATAGCAATTATTTTAAACGAGTGTATTTATCAATCAAACTTTAAAGTAGACTTAGAAATAAATTTTATGTCTTGTATCTCTCGTATTATTGAAACATTAAAAACAAATAAAATTTTATAAACAAAATGAGCAAACAACAACCACAATTAAACACAAACATTGATATCAAAAGCACAACTGCTATCAAATCACCAGATGGTAATCAAGTATTCGCTGAAGGTGTAATTTTACGTAAAGTATCTAGATTTATAACAGGTACATCAGAAGACGGAATAATTCCAGTACCAGTATTTTATGATATAAAAACGGGTAAAGTATTAGTAGAATTATTACCTAAAGAATTGAGAGCAGAGTTCGAAGATGACAATATTTGATTTTTTTAAACAAGTAACTACCGATAAAAAACCTTGGTCATCTTTTACCGAAGATGAGCAAAAGGCATTTAATCCTTATATGCTACATAAAATAGTATCTATGACCGAGGCTTATATCGAAGTTGCTAATTTAGGACAATCATTACCTTATACTGAAAAAGAAAAAATATATAAATTTTATTGTGAATTTTTACCTAAAAAATCTATATATTCAAAATATATTAAAGGTACTAAAACAAAAGTAAATGAAGATTTATTACAATATATTTCTAAGTATTATGAATGTTCATTTAGAGAAGCTGAAGAATATTTAACTCTATTAAGTAAAGAAGATACAGTAAATATTTTGAGCAGATATGGTATTGAAGATAAAGAAATTAAAAAACTAATTAAATGAAAGAAGCAGTAAATAATCCAGCACACTACGGTGGAGCAGACAATCCTTATGAAGCAATCAAAGTTATTGATGCTTGGGATTTAAATTTTAATTTAGGAAATACAGTTAAATATATTGCTCGTTGTGGTAAAAAAGATGATGAAATACAAGAGCTTGAGAAAGCAGCTTGGTATTTAAATAACGAGATTAAAAAAAGAAAATCTCGTAATGGATGAGGCATTAAGAGCTTATTATGGTTTTAGTACAGGAATAAAAGAAAAAAAACCAAAAGCTAAAAAACTACCTTCTATTGTAAAGGAAATAAAAAAATATACTTTACAAACAATGGATTATTCTAAACAAAAATCCATTTCATATAGTCAAATGTCTATGTTTACACATTGTCCACACAAATGGGCATTACAATACAAAGACGGACATTATACATCAGAGTCGTCTATAAACATGACTTTTGGTACTGCATTACACGAAGCGCTTCAACATTATATTACCACTATATACGATAAAAGTGGCGCAGAAGCCGATAGAATTGAGTTAAATGAATACTTTGAAGAACGTTTAAGAGAAACATATAAAAAAGATGTTAAATCAAATAATAACGTTCATTTTTCAAATTCATTTGAATTAGCTGAATTTTATGAAGATGGAATTAAGATTCTTGAATATATTAAAAAAAACAGAAATACACTTTTTAATAAAAAAGGTTGGTATTTAATTGGTTGTGAAGTTCCTATTTTAACAAACCCAAATCAAGAATATCCTAACATTTTATTTAAAGGATATTTAGATGTTGTTTTATATAATGAATTAACAGGTAAATTTTTAATATTAGATATAAAAACAAGTAAAACAGGTTGGAATGATGATTCTAAAAAAGATGAAACTAAACAATTTCAATTAATACTTTATAAGTACTTTTTTTCAAAACAATTTAACGTTTCAATAGATAATATAGATATTAAATTTTTTATTGTAAAACGAAAAATAAACGAAGATGCTGAATTTGCAGCAGCTAAAAGAAGAGTACAAGAATTCATTCCTGCAAACGGAAAAGTAAAAGTAAATAAAGCAACACAAGCTATGGATAAATTTATTAGTACTTGTTTTGAACAAAATGGTACTTACAAACAAATAAGTCATGAACCTATTCCTAGTCTATGGAATTGTCGATTTTGCCCATTTTCAGGTAAAAATGACTTGTGTTCAAAGGGATTAAAATAATCTCATATATATTTATATTTTTTATGTTTTGTCATATATTTATATATAACAAAATAAATAAAATTTATGAGTAAAAAAGACATGACACTAACCTCTGTGAAAATTCAGAGTGATTTGTTTGAACTCTTCAAGATAGAATGTGTTCGAATGAAATTTTCATTACAAAAATTAAACGATAGAGCAGTTCATTTATATTTGACCGATCCTGAGTTTAGAAAAATGATTCATTCTCATAGTAATTTAGATACTACTGAGTAATTGAATTTGGTTATTAAAAAGAAAAGTTATATATTACCAATACACAAGTTATGATAAAAGAAAAATTCGGTTATTTAAAACCTGACGAAAGAAAGAAAATACTCCTAATATGCGATGATATTCGTGTACATTCAGGAGTAGCAACAGTTACAAGAGAAATAGTATTTCACACAGCTCAACATTTTAATTGGGTAAATTTAGGAGGAGCAATTAACCATCCTGAAGCCGGTAAACGTTTAGATTTATCTCAATCAATAAACGAGGCTACAGGTTTAACAGATTCTTCTGTATTTATGTATCCTGTAAATGATTATGGAACTCCAGATTTATTACGACATATAATAAAGATTGAAAAACCAGATGCTATAATGCTAGTTACTGATCCACGTTATTTTATATGGTTGTTTAGTATGGAAAATGAAATTAGAAAACATATTCCAATTACTTATTTGAATATCTGGGATGATTATCCAGCACCTTTATATAACAAACCATTTTATGAGGCTTGTGATTTATTAATGGGTATTTCAAAACAAACAGTTAACATTAACAAATTAGTTTTAGAAGAAAAAGCATCAGATAAAATCATTAAATATGTACCTCATGGTTTAAATCATGAAATATTCAAACCTTTAGATAAAAATGATCCTGCTTTAATTGAATTTAAGAAAAGAATACTTAAAGGCAAAGAATATGATTTTGTGTTATTTTTTAACTCTAGAAATATTAGACGCAAACAAATCCCAGATACTATTTTAGCATACAGACATTTTATAGATAAATTAACTGCTGAACAAGCTAAAAAATGTGCTTTTGTATTACATACTGAAAGAGTAAGTGAACATGGTACTGATTTAGATGCTGTTATTGAATTATTAGCTAATGGTGAAGAATACAATATTATCTTTACAGATGATAGATTTGACCCACACCAAATGAATTTGCTTTATAATTGTACAGATGCTCAAATTTTATTAACTTCAAATGAAGGTTGGGGATTAAGTTTAACTGAAGCATTATTGACAGGTAAACCAATTATTGCTAACGTAACAGGTGGAATGCAAGACCAAATGAGATTTGAATTTGAAGATGGAACGTGGATTGATTTCACCCCAGATTTTCCTTCAAACCATAATGGAACTTACAAAAAACATGGTAAATGGGCATACCCAGTATACCCAACCAATAAATCATTGGTAGGTTCACCAGTAACACCGTATATATGGGATGATAGATGTACAGCCGAGGACGCTGCTGAACAAATTATGAACGTTTATACAGACGAAAATCGTGTTGAAAACGGTTTAGCAGGTAGAGAATGGGCATTAAGCGATGAAGCCGGATTTACAGGTGAAAAACAAGGTATTAGAGTAATAAATGCATTTGATGAATTATTTTCAACTTGGGAACCAAGAGAAAAATTCGAATTTATTAATACCAATGAAGTTAAGGATAGAAAAATAAACCATAAATTATTATACTAAAAAAATGAACAAACCGTTATTTATAATTAGTTCTGCATTTGATACTTACAGTGGGTATGGTGCTAGAAGTCGTGATCTGATCAAAGCAATTATTGAAACAGACAAATATGAGGTAAAACTATTATCTCAACGTTGGGGAAATACACCATTTGGTTTTTGTGAAGACAATTCTGAATGGGAATTTTTAAGTAAATTAGTATTACCTAATAATCAATTACCTAAACAACCAGAAATTTGGATGCAAATTAGTGTTCCAAATGAATTCCAACCAGTAGGAAAATACAATATTGGTTGTACAGCAGGTATTGAAACAACAATATGTCCTCCTGATTTTGTAGAAGGTATAAATAGAATGGATCTAACATTAGTATCTTCAGAACATGCTAAAAAAGTATTCCAAGATTCTAAATATGAAAAAAGAAATCAACAAACTAATCAATTAGAAGGAGTCGTTGAGTTAAATAAACCAATGGAGGTTTTATTTGAAGGTGCTAATTTAGATGTTTATAAAGCAATTGATACACCTTGTTCTTTAGATATTAACATAAAAGAAAGTTTTGCTTACTTATTTGTAGGACATTGGATGCAAGGAGATCTTGGAGAAGATAGAAAAAACGTAGGTTTTTTAATTAAAGCATTTTATGAAACATTTAAAAACAAATCAAATAAACCAGCACTTATTTTAAAAACATCTCAAGTAGGTTCTTCATATGTTGATAGAGAAGAAATTTTGAAAAAAATTAAAATGATTAAAAAAACAGTTAATTCTACAAACCTACCAAACATTTATTTATTACATGGTGAATTCACTGATGTTGAAATGAATGAAATATATAATCATTCTAAAATAAAAGCTATGATTAATTTAACTAAAGGTGAAGGATTTGGAAGACCATTACTTGAATTTACTTTAAGCAAAAAACCATTAATTACAACAGGTTGGTCAGGACATTTAGATTTTTTAAATCCTGAATTTACTACTTTAATTGGAGGTAATTTAGCTAATGTTCACCCAAGTGCTGCTAATCAATTTATATTAAAAGAAGCACAATGGTTTTCACCAGATCCAGGTCAAATAGGTTTTTATTTAAAAGATGTATTTGAAAATTATAAAAACTATACTGATGGAGCTAAACGTCAATCACACTATAGTAAAACTAACTTTAGTTGGGATAAAATGAAAGAAAAAACAGATGAATTATTTACTAAATATATTCCTGAATTTCCAAAACAAATAGAATTAAAATTACCTCAATTAAAAAAAATTGAATTACCAAAATTACAAAAAATATAATGAATAACGAACAAATGATAATATGCCCTAAATCAAAGGGCGATGCCTGTATGGTAACAGAAGCGACCCCAGGCATCAAAACATACTTTAGTTTTTCATGTGGTTTTCAAACAAATTCTTTAATGAAAGAAGGAGAAGATTTTTATGAAGAACAAATATCAATACTACCTGAATTATACAAAGATTTAACATGGAAAGATCCTGAAACCGAATTGATGTGGATTCCAAGCATGGTAAATGAACCTACTAAAGGTATGATTTTTGCTAATGGTCCTTCTAAAGATAGTTGGGGATGGTCAGCTGTAAAAGCAGTACCAGTAACAGAAGCAGAAGCTGAAAAATACCCAATTCCAGGTAAAAAAGGTGAGTATTATAAATTGAGAATGGATATGACAACTATGAAAAATTTTTCTGAAAGAGAATACATAGATGCTTTATCTTATGTTGGCTTACTACCGGAATAATCGTATATTGGCAGTATGAAAATTAGTTATGCAATTACTGTCTGTAACGAACTAGAAGAAATAAAACAACTATTACCTTTTCTAATCGAAAATAAAAGAAAAGAAGATGAAATAGTTGTTTTTTTCGACTCAGTTAATGGTTCTCAAGAAGTAGAACAATATTTAAGAAGTATTGAACCTGGTTTGACCTATACCCCAATTGAAAATTATACTTTTAGATGGTATGGTTATGATTTTTATGGTGATTTTTCTAATATGAAAAATGAACTTACTGAATTTTGTAAAGGTGATTATATATTCAATATAGATGCTGATGAAATGATTTCTAAAGATTTTATTGAGGTATTACCTTTAATCATTGAAAATAATCCTGAAGTAGAATTTTATTGGGTCCCAAGAGAAAATTACGTAACAGGAATAACTCAAGAACATATTCAAAAATGGGGTTGGAAATTAGATAATTACAACAGAATAAATTACCCAGATTATCAAGGTCGTATTTACAAAAATGAACCTAATAGAATTATGTGGGTAAATAAGGTTCATGAAAGAATTGTAGGATATAAACATTATTCAACATTACCTGATAACCAGGCTTTTTCAATAAACCATACAAAAACAATAGAAAAACAAGAAAAACAAAACGAGTTTTATAATACAATATGAAAATAAAAACATCCCATTTTGATAAAAAATTATTTGAAGATAAACTTCAACATTTATCCCATTTAGATTTTTCGTTATTCGTAGAAACTCCTCCACAATCACAAGATGAATTATCAAACATAAACATTATTTCATTCCAAGAACCTAATGAGTATTTTGGTTTACATGATTGGACTATCCAAAATAAAAATTTATTTGATGTTATACTAACACAAAGTGATAAAGTATTAAATAATTGTGACAATGCTACTTTCCAACCGTTTGGACATACTTGGTTACAACCAGATCAATATAATAAAGAACATGATAAAAATTTTCAATTATCTCACTTATGTGGTAAATTATTAAAAACATATGGTCATTCTTTAAGACATGAAACTTTAGCAAGACAAAATGAATTTAATATTCCTCTTAAATTTTATGATGTTTATGGAGATAGAAATAACATTGAAGATGCTCGTTTAGGTAAAGAATTTATATTTGGAGATTCACAATTTGGAGTAGTAATTGAAAATACTTCACGTAGAGGATATTTTACTGAAAAAATATTAGATTGTTTTTTACTTAAAACTATTCCAATTTATTGGGGTTGTTCGAATATTGGGGATTTTTTTGATATAGACGGTATTATTACGTTTAATAACGTAGATGATTTAATATATATATCTAATAATTTAACAGAAGATTATTATGAATCTAAAAAAGAAATTATAAATAAAAATTGGGAATTAGCTTTAAAGTTTGTACATTACGAACAAAATATAATAAATAAAATAGAAGAAATTTTTAAACACAACAATATAATATGAAAAAAATATGGTACGCCCCCTATAAGTTTGAATCTTATGGAGAAGAAGAAATTAAAGCAGTAGAAGAATCATTACGTTCAGGGTGGTTAGGTGGACAAGGTCCTAAATCTGTTGAATTTGAAGAAAAAATTGCTAAACGTTTCGGAAAAAAATATGGAGTGTTTGTAAACTCAGGATCATCAGCTTGTTTATTAGCATTAGCTTGTTTACAATTACCAAAAGGAACCAAAGTTATTACACCAGCTTGTACATTTTCAACAACATTAGCTCCTATGATTCAATTAGGACTTAACCCAGTATTTGTAGATGTAGGATTAAACGATTACGTAGCTGACATCGATCAAATAATAGAAGCTATTACACCTGAAGTTAAAGTAATTATGTTACCTAATTTAATTGGTAACAAACCAGATTGGAAAAAACTAAAAAATGATATAAAATTTTTAGGTAGAAAAGATATTATATTAATTGAAGATTCGGCAGATACTATTACTAATACTCCTGAGTCAGATATTGCTACTACAAGTTTTTATGCTTCTCATGTTATTACTGCTGGTGGTACAGGAGGTATGGTGATGTTTAATGATAAAAAATTAGTAAATGTTTGTCTTCAATTTAGAGATTGGGGTCGTTTAGGTGGAGATTCTGAAATAATGTCTGATCGTTTTAATCATATGGTTGATGATATTCCTTATGATCATAAATTTTTATATAGTGTTTTAGGATACAATTTTAAATCATCAGAAATGAATGCTGCTTTTGGTTTAGTTCAATTAAAACGATTTGAGAATTTTGAACAAATTAGAAGAAAAAATGTCGAGCGTTATATTGAAAATCTTAAAGATGTAAAAGAAATTTTATTACCTGATGATTCTATCCACCCTAATTGGTTAGCTATTCCTTTACAAACAGAAAAAAGATATGAGTTACTTAATTTTTTAGAAGATAATAATATTCAAACTAGAGTAACATTTGCTGGTAATGTAACTCGCCATCCTGCCTATAGAGAATATTTACAAGATTTTACAAACTCTGATATTATTATGAAAAATGGATTTTTATTAGGAGCACATCATGGAATGACTGTTGGTGATGTGGATTATGTATGTGATAAAATTAAAGAATTTTTTAATAAATGATAGATTTAAAAAAACAAATAGTCAAAATTGCTTTTAAGCACAAATTAAGTCACTTAGGAAGTTACCTTTCTAGTGTTGATATAATAGATGAAATATATTCTAAAATGAATAAAGATGATATATTCATCCTATCCTCAGGACATGCTTCATTAGCGATGTATGTTTGTATAGAAAAATATTTTGGTATTGATGCTGAAATGTTATTTTTAAAACATGGAGGTCACCCTCATAGAGATGAAGAAAATAAGATTCATTGTTCAACAGGTAGTTTAGGTTTAGGTTTACCTATAGCATTAGGTAGAGCATTAGCTAATCCAAATAGAAAAGTATGGGTATTAATTAGTGATGGTGAGGCAGCTGAAGGAAGTATTTGGGAATCACTTAAAACAATTCAAGAATTAAATATTAACAATATTGAGGTATTTGTTAATATAAATGGATTGTGTGCTTATAAAGAAGTAGATATTGATTACATGTCAATAAGACTTAAATCATTTTTACCTCGAATTGAATTAAGATACACTACAGTAGAACAATATCCTTTTTTAAAGGGATTAAATGCTCACTACCATGTAATGTCAGAAGAAAATTATAATCAAGTTATAAACATATGAGAAAAGAATTCGCACAACTATTACATACCGAAATGATTAATAATCCTGATATTTATTTAATCACAGGTGATCTAGGATATGGATTATGGGATAAAATCAAAAATGATTATCCTAATAGATTTTACAATGTTGGATCTTCAGAAATGGCTATGATGGGAGCAGCTATTGGTTTAGCTATGGATGGAAAAATTCCATATGTTTACTCAATTACACCATTTGCCATCTACAGACCATTTGAAATGATTAGAAATTATCTTGATCACGAAAATATCCCAGTAAATATTGTTGGAGGAGGTAGAGATAGAGATTATAGTTATTTAGGATTTTCACACTGGTCACACGATGATAGAAGAATAATGGGTGTTTTTGATAATGTAAAATCATTTTGGCCTGAAGATGAAGATGAATTGCTAAATAGTTTTCAATTTTCACTTACAAAACAATCACCTACTTATATAAATCTTAAACGATGAATGTATTAATAACAGGTGGAAATGGTTATGTTGCTAAAAGTCTTTATAATGCTTTAAAAGAAAAATATAATATAACTTTAATTACAAGAAAAAATTTTGATTTAACAGATTCATTTGAAACTCTTAAATTTTTTTCTAATAAATATTTTGATATTGTAATCCATACTGCGGCTGTTGGTGGTAGTAGACTCAAACCAGAAAACTCGTCTACTATGGATCAAAATCTTCAAATGTATTATAATTTATTATCATGTAAAAACAAATACAATAAATTTATATATTTTGGTTCAGGAGCAGAAATATATAACCCTGAATCACCATATGGTTTAAGTAAAAGAGTAATTGCTAAATCAACATCAGAAATTGAAAATTTTTATAATATAAGAATATTTGGTGTGTTTGATGAAAATGAATTAGATACTAGATTTATAAAAACATGTATTAGAAAATATATTAATAAAGAACCAATGTTGGTACAAGATAAAAAAATGTCCTTCTTCTATATGCAAGATTTAATTACATTAGTAGATCATCATATTCAAACCCCCTCAAGTTCTTTATTAAAAGAAAGTAATTGTGCTTATCTTAACTCAACTTCATTAATAGATATAGCTAATATTATAAATGAACTAGATGATTATAAAGTTCCAATTTATATAGATACACAAGTAGGAAAAGATTATGAATCAAAATATAATGCTCCGTATTTACTAAAATATATTGGATTAAATCAAGGAATTATAAAAACATATAATAAATTAAAAAATGAATATTAAAATAACGCTCCATATAATGCCATGGGATATAGATTGTGCATTATTAGTTTTTGATAAATTAAAACAATCTTCTTATTTTATTAGTAATGAAGATAAAATTTATATTGATTCTTTTTTAAATTTATCTCACGACATTATTGATTGGGATAATTCTTCATTTCCAAAAGAATATTTTATAAAAAAATATCAAATATTAGATGATCTAGTTAAAAATGTTTTTATCCATAAACCATTTATATATGACAAAGAAGGAATTTATGGTCATTTAGATTCCCAAAAAACCATAATTGAACCATTTATTGATTATTACATAGGATTATGTCCTGATGTTGAATTTCAAGAACATCTTCTTTATTATTTAATAGAATCAGCAAAACAAATAAAAAATGAATATTTTGTTTTAACTCCTCAAATTTTTAAGAGTTGGGATTCAAGTTGGGATATTTTAGTAAATGATAAATTTCAAGACATCCCTTACAATCAATGTTATAATATTGATATTCATAAAATAAGACATGACTGTTTAGAATTAGACACTCCTACACTTAAACTTTCTCCTGGTTTTAAATTTGCTGGTTGGCTTGATTTGTATAGTAAAAATTTTTATGAAAAATTAATACCTACTTTAGATGAATGGAAAGGATATGGTCCTTGGGATTTATATGCTATGAATGTATGTAATATTGCAAAATCTAAAGGAGTAGATGTTGAACAATATATTTTAGAAAACCAAGTAATATGGTTTAAAGATGTAGGTTGTTGGCAAAATGAAGAAGAACATGCGGGTCATGGAAAAATAAGATTAATTTATAAAGATTTTTTAACAATAAAACTTGGAAGACAAGAACAAAGATCGTATATTGATACAAATATTATTCATTATTTAAACCAATGGATAGAATATGCTAAAAATAATAATATAATTAAATAAAAAATGATAAAAACAATAACAACTTATGAAGATCTAGTTCAAGATCTTATTGACAACAAAATTACAATGGTTAGACCAGATGAATTTAAAACTATATTTAAACATTATCCTAAAATACAACAAGTAGAAGGAGATGTAGTAGAATGTGGTGTTTGGAGAGGAGGTTTTTCAATATTTCTTAGTTATATATTCCAGGATAAAAACATTTGGGTTTGTGATTCATATGAAGGTTTTCAACCACCTGAAATAGCTAAACATCAATATGATAAAGAAAGACATACTCATCTTGTTACTCACAACGCTGTAGGTCCATTAGCTATTAGTCTTGAAGAAGTTCAATTACATTTTAAAACATATGGTTTAGGTGAAGAAGAAAGAATTAAATTCTTAAAAGGATTTGTTAAAGATACTTTACCAACATCAGGAATTGAAAAAGTTTCATTATTAAGAATAGACGTAGATGCTTATTCTGCTACATTAGAAACATTAGAGGAATTATATGATAAAGTACAACCTGGAGGATATATAATATTTGATGATTCTTGTTTATATGAAACTTTAGATGCTATTAAAACATTTTTTAAACAAAGAAATATAGAAGAATATATTTTACACCCTGTTACTGATGAAAAATTATCATTAAATGCTCAACACACAAATGATGATTCAGGTTTTCCCGCAGGTTGTTATATTATAAAATAAATAAAATATGAAAAAAACATTAACTCAAATTGCAAATGCAGTTGTTTCCCAAAATGGGGAATCAAATGGGATTGATAAAGGAACAATTAAGAATTCATGTCATGGGTTTACAAAAGCATATGATAATATATTAACTCCTTTAAGAGAAAAACCTATTCTTATGTTAGAAATAGGAGTATCGGGAGGGGGTTCCCTTAAAATGTGGGAAGAATATTTCACAGATGTTACAATTATTGCTCTAGACATTGTTGATGAGACTCATCTATCAAATAATAAAACTTTTGTTTATCAATTAGATCAATCTAATGAAACTCAATTACAGAATTTTGTAAATCAATGTAACGAAAATGGATATGAATTTGATTTTATTATTGATGATGGAAGTCATCATATGAGAGACCAACAATTAACATTAGCTTATTTATTTCCATTACTAAAACCTCAAGGAATATACATTATAGAAGATCTTCATACATCTTTACTTCCTAATGGTTACCCAATATATGGAAAACTTATAGAAATTCACCCAAACAGACATAATACTACATTAAATTATCTTTCTCATGGTATAGATAGCATTTATATTACGGCAGAACAAAATAAATATTTAAATGAAAATATTGATTATATCAATATACATAATATATTTAATCCTATTATAGATACATGGCATGAATCTTTAGGTGTAGGAAAACCATATAAAGGAAGAAGCATAACATCATTCATATTTAAAAAATAAAAAATGAAAATAATTCAAATCGGGGCTAATAATGGAAAAGATAACGTTTTTGATTTCATTAAAGAAAATCAAAAATCACTAGAGTTAGCAATATTGATAGAACCTATACCTTTTATTATCAATGAATTAAAAGATCAGTATAAAGATATAAATAATATTGTAGTAGAAAATATAGCTATAACTAATGAAGAAAATCTTGAACAAATGACTCTATATTATTTAGGAGATAGTAATTATGAAGTAAGTTCATTTAGTAAACATCATGTAATAACCCATAAACCTCCAGGTTCATCATTTCCATTAGAATCATTAGAAGTTTCTTGTTTAACTATTAATAAGATTATGAATAAATATGATTTAGAAATAATAGATTATTTATTTATAGATACTGAAGGATTAGATGTTCATATAATAGCTAGTATTGATTTTACAAAGTATAAAATTAAAAATATTATATTTGAAGCTGTTCATACTGATGGTGCATTTAGTAAAGGTGAAAATTTTAATAAAATATGTAATTATTTAAATCAATTAGGATATAATTTATCAAATATAGACCAATTAAACATAAAAGCTAGTTTATGAAAATAATATATAGAATATCAGACGCAGGTTACAATAAAGTAAAACCTGACTATATTAACAATGAAAATTGTTTAAGGAATTTCGTTCATGTGTTTGGTAATCAAAATTTAGAAATTATAGCAGATAACTGTAGTGAAGAAACACTACGTATGATTACTAAATATGTACATCCAAATAAAATACAAAATGTATCTATTGGACATGGAGCAGGAACATTTAATCTAGCTTTAGATAAAGCATTAGAATATGATGATGAAACAATAGTTTATTTTGTAGAGAATGATTACCTTCATAGAGAAAAATCACCAGAAGTTTTAGTTGAAGGATTACAATTAGGATATGATTATGTTTCTTTGTATGATCATCCTGATAAGTATATTAACGGAGCAAATCCATTTGTAGAAGATGGTGGGGAGGTAACAAGACTAATGCTAACAAATTCTTGTCATTGGAAGTTAACAAACTCTACAACTATGACATTTGCTGCTAGAGTAAGTACTTTAAAACAAGATGAAGCAATCCTAAGAGATTTTACATCAGGAACACACCCCAACGACTTTCCAATGTTCTTAGCTTTAAGAGAAAAGCAACATGGATTAGTAACACCAGTACCAGGATACTCTACACACGGAGAAACAGCTTGGTTAACACCTTTAACAGATTGGAGTAAGATATGATAAGCGTAATTATACCAACATATAAGTCACCAGAGGCTTTGGATCTATGCTTACGTTCAGCAATTAAGGGTCAACAAAACGAAAATCAAATCATAGTGGTTATAGATGGCTTCTATGATATTAATAAAGAGGTACTGGAAAAGTATGCTAATGATATTGAAATATTAGTTTTAGAAGAAAACGCAGGATTGTGTAGAGGTACTAATTTAGGAGTTTACAATGCTGAGTATGATAAAATTCTTATTGTAAACGATGATAATGTATTTCCAATAGACTGGGACGTTCAACTTGAAAAAGTATATAATCCTCATTTTGTTATATCACCTAATCAAATAGAACCAAACCCAAGTATGTTTAGACAATTTCATATTAGAGATTGTGGTCGTGATCCTAAAACATTTAGTTTAGAAAATTTTAATTTATATGAAGAACCATTAAGAGGAAATCCAGATGATATGACCGGTTCTACATTACCTATATTAATGTCTAAAAAGATGTTTTTAAGTGTTGGTGGTTGGGATGAAAATTATCAAGACGGAATGGTAGCTGATTGGGATTTCTTTTTAAAATGCCAACTTATAGGATTAAAAATGATGAGAACATATAATTGTCATTTTTATCACTTTGCCTCTGTTTCTGTAAATGGAGAAAAAAGAAGACAAGCCGAATTAAATGGATATGAATATTCTAAATACAAGTGGGGTGATTATATAAAACACAATCCTGAAGATAATTTGAAATATATTTAAATTTGGAAACTTAAAAAATAAATTGTATGTTTACCTTATGATATTTGGATTTTATAATAGAACAGATGAAACACAGGAGATTATTAATCGTACTGTATCCACATCAAGATTAAATGCTGCTAAACATTTCGCAGAACGCAAACAACTTCCACTAAAAGAATTTTTAAAAATATTTGCTGTTAAATGTTTAATATAAGTAGCTTCGGAAAAAATTTAATCATTAAAGATAAAAATAAAATAATTACTAGCGATAAACAAACGTTTATTGATTTAGTTGACACTTTTAGTATGGCCCACCAACGTTCTTTGTCAGTTGAAAAAGAACATGGTTTAAAATTAGAAAAATATGATGGATTATTTTTTGTAATAATTGAAAATTTATTTTTTACCCATTATGGTGAATGGCAGGGTGAATTAATTTTATGGTATGTGTATGATAGAACAGATGAAGATGGTAATTTATATCCTATGATGCTTTTTGATGAAGAAACAGGAGATGAAACTGAAGTAGTGATTGAAAATGCTAGTGAATTATATTCATTTATCCAAAAAATTGCTAAAAAAATAAAAAATAAAAAGAAAAAATAAATATTTACGGTTATGACAAAATGTATTCACTGTGGAGAAGAAATCCACCCAAAACGATTAGAAATCCTTCCTTCAGCTAAAACATGTGTATCATGTTCTACTACAGAAAAAAAAGGAGGATTAACAATAATGAAAGGTACTGGTGACCATACTTGGATTGAAACAATCCCTATGGAACAAGAAGACTATCAAAAAATACTTAAAGCAGAAAATAAAACATTTAATACATCATTTGATAATCTAGAACCAGAATTTAGTTCTGAGGTTTAATTTATGCCCAAAGCAAAACCATTAAAAAAAGAAGAAATCATAGCGGCAATGGCTAAAACCAAATCCGTTCGTTCTGCTTGCCGTTACTTAAATTGTTCATACCAACACTTAAAAAAATGGATGAAATTTTATGAAGGTGAAGATGGTAAATCTTTGTTTGAACAACATAAAAATCCTGCAGGTAAAGGTATTCCTAAGTTTACTAATAATTCACCATGGAAACGAAAAGAACCTGCTATATTAGATATTGTTGAAGGTAGAGTAGATCCATCTCATTTAAACCCTCAAAAAGTTAAATATAAACTTATAGAAGCGGGTTATTTAAAAGAGGAATGTAGTACGTGTGGTTTTCATGAACGACGCGTTATAGACTATAAAATGCCGTTAATTATGCATTTTAAGAATGGTAACAAACAACATTACACTCTTAATAATCTTCAAATGCTTTGTTATAATTGTTATTTTCTTTATGTAAATAGTATTTTTACTGAAAAAGAAATCGAAAACATGGAAGATCATGTTCCGCGTAATGGAAGTAAAGATATCCCTGAAAAATTACAAATTGATGAATATACTCAGAAAAGATTAGATGAATTAGGAATATTTGGTAAAGACGATACAGAAGATCCTTATAATTTAGTATCTTACAAATAATATTTATAAGTATGATTAAATTTTTAAATATATTAGAGGAATCAATTGATATTTACTCTTTAGATAAATTAAATTCTTTTGCTAATATTACAATATATACTGAAAATGCTGATGAATTTAGGGTTAGTTTTTCTCCTAAAAATTCTCCTAATAAATATCAATTATCTATTTATAAAATAGATGAATATTATGAAGTACAATTTGGAATAATAGAAAAAGGAATAATTAAAACTAGTGTTTTAGTAAATGATAATTTTACTTTATCTGTATTATCTATAGTTTTTAGTTTATTAAGATATTATATTGATGAATATTCTGTTTTTGCTTTTGAGTTTGAGGCATATGATATACGACCTAAATTATATAATTTATATCTTGATAAAAATTTTACAGATTATGATAAATATAAAATGGGTCCTAATGAATTTAGATTTATTAAAAAATGAAAATAGAAGAATATTTAAGTAAGTTTAATAATAAAAAATATGATTTATCTTTAAAAGAATTCTTTTTAACAGAAGAAGCTTTAAATAAAGGTATAACTGTTGAAGAAGAAATAAAATATCAAGAATCAACATTTGATGGTTTTCTTCTTGATATAGATTTTACTATAATTATGTTTTTAATAGATATAGAAGATAAATTTAATGTAGTTATTAATGATTATGAGGTAGAAAATATTAAATCTATTAATGATCTAATTAAAAAATATTTATCAATATGAAAAACAAAAAACATGATAAAATAGTTAAAGATTATGATATACAAAAGTCTAAACATTTAGATAATTTAGCTACAAAAATGTTAAAAAACCAAGAAAAAGCAGATCAATTAAAATCCAAAACAATAAACACAAATTTTTTAAACTTATTTTAATATGGCAGTACCCGAAATAAATGTAGATAGCACAGAAGAGTTCCAAGAACTTATTAATAACAAAGACTTTAGAATATCAAAACATATTGTTGAAGGAATTTTAGCAAATCTAAATACTAAGAAAAAACATGTTCATGTTTTATCTGTAATTTGTGAAGATGAAGATGAAATTTTTGATATAACAGTTGAACGTAAACATTTTGCAGAAACATTAGATGAAAATCTAAAATATTATGTTGAAAATGAAGAATATGAAGGTTGTCAAAAAATAATTGAAGCGATTAAATTATTAAAAGATTAGTATATGTATAAACATGGCTGGAAAAATCAAAAAACAAACATCAACAACTTCATTACATAAAGTAAAACCTAAAAAAAGTAGAAAAGGTATTCATGCTAAAACAAAAACAAGTAAAAGCAAAAATGCTACAAATTATACTAAAAAGTATAGAGGACAAGGAAGATAAACAATAAATATATATAAGTTATGAGTAAAACAAGCTATCAACAAAGATTAGAAACATTAAAAATTTGGATTGAAGATAAAAAAATCAAATCCAAAGTAAAGAAAAAACAATCAAAATGGATTAAAGATTTATCTGAAGATAATGACTGATCTTCCAAACATTACAGATGAATTTTTTTCAACAATCCCTGACGAGTTATTAATTAAAATGGCTCTTTATGATTGGGGATCATTAAAAAAAGTTTGCATGGCTCTTACTTTAGATATTCATTTAATTGAAGAATACGAAAGAAAAAAGAGACTTAAAAATTAAAAGAAAGGCTTGGGAAACCAGGCCTTCTTTTGTATGTTCACATCATGATTAGAGATAAAGAAGATAGAACATACCCTGAAGTAATAGAAATTGATCTTACAGGACCTGAAGGTAATGCTTTTTCATTATTAGCTGTAGCTAAAGATTTAGCTCATATTAATAAATTTGATTGGGATAATATTTTCACTGAAATGACTAAAAGCGATTATGAAAATTTAATTCAAGTAATGGATAATTATTTTGGGGATCAAATAATATTACAAAGATAATGCAAAAAGGAAAAACAACAGAAGAAGTAAAAACAAAATTTACTCGTGAATTTATTGATGATGATGGTATTAAATCAATATGGAAATATGATTTGAATGTTACAACTAGTGGTCCTATTAGTACAGAACAAATATTTCCTAAAAATATGGAAATAATTGTAGAAGAAGAAGTAATATTAAATGAATCTTTGCCTATGTCTAAAAGAAAATTTTGGAGTGAGGCAACTCAAAAATGGGTAGGATATACTAGAGGACTTGCACTAGGTTTAGTACCTGGTAAATAATCTACTTAAAAACAGGTGTATTACTTATTTTTTATAATATGTATTATTGATGAAAACAAATATATATTATCTATGTAGAGAAGATAAAGTTCCATTTTATGTAGGAAAAGCTAATAACTTAAAAATTAGAGAAAACCAACATAAATTAAAATTAGGGAAAAACATTATTTTAGAAGCAATAGATGAAATACCAACAAATGAATGGAAATTTTGGGAAAAACATTATATTTCTTTATTTAAAAGTTGGGGTTTTATTTTAGTAAATAAAAATGAAGGTGGTGGAGGAGAATTATATAGATCCGAAGAAACTAAACAAAAATTAAGAAAACCTAACCCAAAAGCAGGTAGAAGAGGTCCATTAAATCAAGAAATAAAAAATAAAATAAGTAAATCAAAAACAGGAAAACATCATACTGAAGAAACAAAATTAAAAATATCAAACTCAAATAAAGGAAAATTGGTTTCACAGGAAACATTAGATAAAAAAAGAAAGGCAATGGTTGGTAAAAAATTTACTGAGGAAACTAAATTAAAGATGAGTATGTCTTCAAAAGGTAAAACTAAATCTCTACTTCATAAAGAAAAAATAAAAATACATCTTGATAATATTAAAGATAAAATAAGAAAAGCAAAGAGTAAACCTGTTTTACAATATGATTTAGAAGATAATTTTATTAAAGAATGGAATAGTATGACTGAAGTAAGTAATACTCTAAAAGAAATAAAAACATCAGGGATAAGTCGTTGTATATGTGGTAATCAAAATTATTATAAAGGATTTATATGGAAAATAAAAATAATTTAAATGGGTTAAGTATAGGTCATGTAAAACAAATTATTAGACGTTCAATGATAACTAAAACTAAACCCAGCAAAAAAGAATATGATAGAAAAAGAGAGAAGAAAAAATTTTTGGAATCTTAAGATGTTTTTTGTATGTTTACAATATAATAAAGGTTATGATAAAATCAATAAATACAAAAGAAGAAAGATGTTTTATTAACATTGAATCTCAGTACAGAGGATCAACAACAGTATGGTTTGTTGATGATTTATTTGACGTTAGAAAACGATTAGCAACTTACAAAGATGGTAAATGGACTTATTCATCTCCTAACAGAATGAATGATCTAATCAGTTTAATGAAACACAATACCCAATTAAAAAGAGCATTACAAGAAAGTTTAAATCACATGGTTAATGAGGAAGAATTATCTGGGATAGTAGATTGGAGATGTTTTAAACGCAAAGTAAAACTAAAAGCAATTAGAATTACAAGAAAGTTAAAGAAATTTATTAAAAACAATATAGAATTTTAAGTTATGAGAAAAAAAATTGACAAATCCATTACTCCTGTTTGGAACAAAGCAAAACAATTAATTGCAGAAGGTAAATTAGAAGAAGCAGATGATGCTTTAATGACAATAATTTGGAGAGTAGCAGATTATACAATGAATGGACACAACGATGATTATAAAATCGAAGGTGTTAAAAAAGGTGTTTGGTACGAACGTGCTTGGACTGCTATTGAAGTTAATGGTTTATTACCTGCATAATATGGGAGAAAAAAGAGGATCAACAGAAAAATTAGTATACGATTTTCCAACAGAAAAAAATTGTCAAGTTTTACTAAATGATAGATGGTGTAGAGTTACACCACGTGAATTTAGAAGTTGGGGAAACAAACGTCGTATTATCTTTTATAAAGATGGTAAAGAAGATATTCAAGAGTATATTGGACCTGTGTATTATTGGAACACTAATAAAAAATGTAAAGAACTTACATCAGATAAAGTTCAGTTTATTTCATCAATGCCTTTTGTGTCATTATTAAGACCTCATGAAAGACATTTAGCAGATTAGGAAAATAAGCTTGGAAATTAAAAAACAATTTTGTATGTTCACATTATGAAAATAGCAATAATAAGTTTAGTTTGTATAATTTTACAAGAAATAAGTTTTAATGGAAGTATTTATTCTTACAAAGCAGTAACAGAAAATGGCGATACAGGAACATTATTCTCAAACAAAAAATTAACACAAGGGGATACAATACATTTAAAATGATAAAAATAGTTGTATTGTTAGTGGTTTGGTTTTTTATATTAACCGGAGCTATTATAGTATCTAAAATATGTTTATGGGCAATAAAACAACAAGACATAACATATGTTTTAACAGGTGGATTTATAATAACTACAATATGGTTTTTTATAACAAGTGAAGTATTACAAATAATTAAAAAAATAAAAATAAAAAAATGATAAAAATGTTAGTATTCATTGCCTTAGTAATCGCTATTGGAAGCGTATTATATTTAATAGGTAATAAAGTATCAAAAGTACTTAGTAAAGACGTTTCAGAAAACCTTGAAAACGATATCCAAAAAGGTAAACAAGCAAAAGAAAAAATCAAACAATTAAATAAAAAAATCAAATAAAAATGGAATCAAAACAATTAATCAAAGTATTAGCGTTAGTCCTCGCTATCACGGTGGCTGTAATTATCAATCCGTTCTCATGGAATGATGCTACTGAAAGAACAGTAATTACCCAAATGAGTGGTAAACAATTTGTAGAATTTAAACCGGGTGTGTTTTATGCAGGTTTCTTTTCTAAAGAAACAACTTACCCAAATCAAATTTCAGTATCACATATGGATACTGCATTTAATGGTGATTATAGTTTAACAGATAACACATGTGAAATAGGAGTAATCAAAGACGTTAGGTTTAATGATGCAACTACAGCAGTTATTTCAGGTATTACTCAGTATATTTTACCTCCAGGTGAAAAAGAAATGATTGAAATACATAATGCTCATAGATCACCAGAATCATTTGTACAACGTAGATTAGCACCTTACACAATTGAATGTTTAAAATCAAGCGCTCAGTTAATGAGTTCTGAAGCCCATTACAGTGGTGGTAGAGCCCAAATGACACAAGACTATATGGATCAACTTAGAAATGGTTCTTATTTATTAAATATTAGAGAATTAATTTTATATGATTCATTAGAAAAATCAAATAAAAGAACATATGCTGTACAAATTCAAGTAAGTAAAGGTGGTGATAAATTAAGAAAATTCAGTTCAATTAAAGAATACTCTGTAATTGTAGGTGATGCTCAAATAATTGATGTTGACTATGAGGTAAAAGTTGATGAAATGTTATCTAAGAAAATTGATGCCGCTACTAAAGCAAGTATTTCAAAACAAGAATTAATGACTGCTCAACAAAAGCAATTAACAGCTGAAGCTCAAGGTAAACAAACATTGGTTGAGATTGAATATAAACAAAAACAAAATCAAACAATTGAGGTAGTAAAAGCACAAACGTTAGTTGAATTAGCTAAACAGGATTTAATCAAACAAGAGATTGCTAGACAAGCCGCTGAAAAAGAAGCTGCTAAAATTAAAATATTAGCAGATGCTCAAGCATATGAAAAACAAAGATTACTTCAAGCCGATGGTGCTTTGGAACAAAAGTTAAAAGCATATACAACAGTAATGGGATATTGGTCCACAGCGTTTTCAAATCACCAACATCCATTAACACCAACGTTTATGATGGGTAGCGGAAATGGAGGTAATGCAGGAACGAATTTCATGGAATTAATGAACATGAAAACAATGAAAGATTTAAATCTAGACTTCAAAACTAAATAAGAAACTTTAAAATATTTTCAAATTAAGGCTTGGTTATCCAGGCCTTTTTTTGTATATTTACGATATATGGATAAACAAAGATACACACAATCATTATCTTCAGAAGAATTCGAAGCAGCTTATGTAAAATACGCTTGTAATGAAGTCACTCACAACACAATGACTCGAGGTGAATTTGCTAATTTGTTAGAAACAAATAAAGAATTTGCTAAAAGGTTTGTTCCTAATTATTTTGATAATACATTTGATTGGTCTTATAATAACGAAACTGAAATAAAATAATGTTCCAAACAAATCACAATAACATACAACAATAAAACAATAGAAAGTTATGAAAATTAATAGACCAAAAGATGGTGACTATAGATATAAAACTAAGTTTTTATGGTTCCCTAAAAGATTTGATGGCGGGTGGTATTGGTTAGAAATTGTAACCATTAGACAAGTATATTTTTATTATGGACTAATCCCAGGATGGTATAATGTGTGTTTGTCAAACCCAGAATCAGGTCTCCCAATAAGTATTGACCCCATTAAAAAATAGAAAGTTATGAATAAAGAACAACAAGAATTATTGGATGAGGCTTATAAGAATTATTCTAAAAAAATGATGTATCATCCGGTGGAAAATTGGTTAGATGATGGAAATGGTGAAAAAACTTACCGACAATTATCACAAGAAGAATTCATCAACAAATGTAAAAACGATACAGAGTTCTCTGGAAGGTGGGGATTAAAGATTGAAGAACGAGAATTAGATATGATGGAAAGATGGAAGATAGCCGACCTAACACCTAATATGGAAGAATTTGATTTTGCTAATTATATGTGCGACAAACACAATGTACCAACCAAACTAATCACAATAACATACAACGATAAAAAAATAGAAAGTTATGAATGAAGAAGAAAAATTTGTAGATTGGATTGAAAGTCTAGTTGGTCGGGAAATTGTAGATTATAATATTAAACCAAAGTTTGATGATGACGGAAACGTTTTATCCTATGATATTATGGTACAGCCAAAAATGTCATTACAATATTTAGAGATTCCAATTACGATATCATCAACAGATAAAACAATAGAAAGTTATGAATAAAGAACAACAAGAATTATTGGATGAGGTTTATAAGAATTGGTGTAAACAATTTGAAGTTGACCCCAATAATTTTAATGTGGATGAATTAGTTAAAGGACACGGTGACCAGTGTTGGGGTTATCCTATATTAGACCATGTTAAACCAACATCAAAAGAATATAAAAGAGGTCAAATAAACGCTTATTTAGAGGGTAAAGCAGATAGACCTTTCTTTTATTTATCAAAAGAAGAATTCATCAACAAATGTAAAACTGATATTGTGTTCTCTGAAAAGTGGGGATTAAAGATTGAAGAACGAGAGTTGAGTTTGGAAGAAAGATGTGATGAATATATTAAAATAAATCCACAAGAAACAAATGATGGAGTATTGAATTACAAATGGATTGGAGACAATCTATGTACTCATGAAGATTACAATAAATGGAATATCCCAACCAAACTAATCACAATCACATACAACGATAAAACAATAGAAAGTTATGAGTAAAAGAAAAGAAAAAAAAGACCGAATAAAACAAAGATGGGATGCACTTCAAACCGAGATTGACAATTTATTTAATTCAATTATGTATGAATCATTTACAGAATGGAAGGGTATTATTGAAATCGAAATCATACAAATCATTAAGAAATATAATGTTGTGGCTTGGTATGGTAGAGAATTGAAAGTAATTACATCAATACACCCAGTTGATAATGAATACACTTTTGATGTTAGAACAATCAAAGGTAATTGGAGAGTAATGAAAATTATTAAATAAATTAAGCTAATAGAAAGTTATGAATGAAATACAATATTTTTTAAAAAAGGCAATAAGTTCTTGTAGAAAAGGTAAATTTTACTACAGACCTTGGAAACAATTACTAACTATTATTCTACTACAAATTAAATGTAGGATATTAACAGGAAAAACATTAGACAAACTATGAACAATCTAGATAAACAATACACAGACCTACTTCAAGACATTCTTGATAATGGTGTACAAAAAGGAGACCGCACAGGAACTGGAACCATTTCAGTATTCGGTAGACAAATTCGTCATAAAATGAGTGATGGTTTTCCATTACTTACAACTAAGAAGATGCCTTTCAAAACAATTGTAACTGAATTGTTATGGTTTTTAAGAGGTGATACAAACATTAAGTTCCTTGTGAATAATGGTTGTCATATTTGGGATGGTGATGCATATAAAAATTATTTGAATGTGGTTATGTTTGAAAAACCTGACTATCTACACGAAAAACACGGGCATCTTAATATGAGTGTAAAAAAAGAAGGTGATAACTATCTACCATTTACACAAGAAGAATTTATCAATAAAATTAAAACTGATGATAAATTTAGACATTGGGGTGAGTTAGGTCCGATTTATGGTAAACAATGGAGGCGTTGGACTAAAAAGAAAATGTGGTTATCAACCGATGGCTCATATGAAAACATTTATGATGAAGCTGACCAAACGGTTATTGACCAAATAGCTGGATTAATCAACGACCTTAAAACAAATCCAGATTCAAGACGATTGATGGTTAATGCTTGGAATGTAGGTGAATTAGATGAAATGGTACTTCCACCTTGTCATTATGGATTTCAACTTTATACAAGAGAGTTGAGTTTTGATGAAAGATGTAAAATACAAATCGATAGATTAGATGGGATGTATTCATCAGAAAAAGATTTGTTTATCCATCATTCAATTAATGCGGTAAAACAAATAAAAATGGATAAAAACAATATCCCAACCAGAGCAATCTCTTTAATGTGGAATCAACGTTCAGTAGATACTGGGTTAGGATTAGGTTTTAATATAGCTAGTTATGGATTGTTATTAGAGATTTTTGCTAAAGAAGTAAATATGGTTCCTGATGAGCTTATAGGTAATTTAGGAGATGTACATTTGTATTTGGATCATGTAGAACCTATTAAAGAACAATTAACAAGAGAACCATTCCAATTACCTAAACTAAAAATTAAACAACATTCTATTGATGAACCAAGTCCTTTAACAAAACCTCAATATTGGCATCCTGATGATTTTGTAGTTGAAAATTACCAATCTCATCCTACTATTAAACTTCCCTTATCAAATTAATGTAGAAAATGTATTTTTCATATATTTATAATCAACGGAATGTTGATAGATTTATGGAAAATTATTATTTATATTATCATAAAAACCCACTAACTAAAGAGTTATTTTATATTGGGATAGGAACAAATAAAAGAGCATGGGATTTTACCTCAGGAAGAAATCCTCATTATAAAAATTATATTAAAAAACATGGTGAACCTATAGTGGATATAATTAAAGAAAATCTTACTAAAGAAGAAGCATGTTCTATTGAAATGGAATATATAGCTAAATATGGAAGAAAAGGAATAGAACCTAAAGGTATATTACTAAACAAAAGTATTGGAGGAGAGATTATTGCTTTAGGAAATAAATTTACTGAAGAGCAAAAACAAAAAATAGTTCAAGCTAAAACAGGACAAAAATATAATATACCTGAAGGAAGAGCCCATGGTAGTAAAGGTAAACCTAAACCTGATGGATTTATGAGTGATGAAATAAAAGAAAAAATTAGCAAAGGAAATAAAGGAAAAAAACATAGTAAAATTCACAGTAATAAAGGAATACCTATCTCTGAAGATACTAAGCAAAAAATAAGTAAGGCTAATTCTAAACCCAAACCAGAAGGTTTTGGAAATACTATTAAACAAAATAGAAACCATAAATTAATAGGAGAAAAAAATAGTAAACCTATCATTCAATTAGATACTCAAAATAATATAATTTGTGAATTTAAATCTGTTAAAGAAGCACTTAAATATTTTAAAAAATCAATAAATAACTCTTGCATAACAGCTTGCCTAAAAGGAAGACAAAAAACAGCTTTTGAGTATGTTTGGAAATACAAAGAATAATTCGTATATTAATAACAATGATTAAATTAAAGTTAATAAATCCCGTAGGTGATATCGTTAAAGATATTGAATTATCAGAATGGACAGATATTGAAAGTTTTAAATCAAGTCATAGATTTATATTAGAGTCTAGCGATGGTTCAATATTCAATTACTCAGAAAAAGAATGGATGGAATTACCTCCTGATTATCAATCACACCCAACAATTAAAGCACCTTTATCTAATTAATTAATATTTATAATCATGATAAAATTAACTGACATTTTGGATGAAATTAAAACAGATATCAATGAAATAAGCGATGTGAAATATGCTTATTATATGCTTAAATATGATAATAATGAAAAAACATATATGACTAGTGGTTATCTTAAAGTATTAAGTTTTATAAGTAGTAATAATATAACTGATTACGAATTATATGGTAGAAAATTTAATCCTAAAAATCGTTCAAATGAATGGGAATTTATTGAAAAAACTAATGTCTAAAATTCTTTACCTGTCAGATAATGAAGATAATACTGTTGATGAAATTATCAAATCAATCTTAGAAATAAATGAGGAAGATCAAGGAACCGCATCACCACTTCCTATACACTTATATGTTAATTCATATGGTGGTGAAGTTTATTTGTTTCTCGGTTTAATAGACATTATAAATGCGTCTAAAACGCCAGTTTATACATATGCTTTGGGAGCATCTATGAGTAGTGCTTTATTAGTCGTATTAGCAGGTCATAAGCGATTTGCATATAAACATTCAACATTTATGTACCATCAAATTAGTACTGGTGAATGGGGTACAACAAAACATCTAGAAGAAGATTTAGTTGAATCAAAACGTTTACAGAAAATAATTGACAATATTATTTTAACTAAGACTAAAATAACTAAACGACAATTAACAAGTATATATAACAATAAAAAAGATTGGTATATGAATTCTGAAGATGCTTTAAAATATCAAATAATAGATACAATTATTTAAAATAAACTTGGATTCCTAAATTCTATTTCGTATGTTGACATCATTAAATAAAAATAATATGTCAGAAAATAGTAGTAGCAGTAGTTTTGGTTTAGGAACAATTTTATTCATTATATTCTTAACCTTAAAATTAGGGGGTTGGGGTGTAGTAGCAACTTGGTCTTGGTGGTGGATATTTAGTCCGTTGTGGATTCCATTATTAATAGTATTAGGAATTGGTATTGTTGCACTTATTGTACATATCTTAAAGTAAAATAAAATAAATAAAGGTTATGGAAGTTATAAAAGAAAAATGTCATCACTGCGGTAAAGAAAAAGAAAACTGTTACCATGGATTTATAGCAATGACTATCCCTATTCCTGAAGCAGAAGCTTTAATTGACAAATGGAGTAGAAATAATTGGTGGTCTAATTTAGAAAGAACAGATCTTAATGAAGAAGACTACAAAGAATTAGAAAGTCTTGCTACATATGATCAATTATTAAATACAGTTGGAAGAGGAATCCAATGTAATGAATGTGCAATAAAGGAAGAGGAATTATATAAAAAATATTACCCAAAAAATAAATAAAGGTTATGAGAATTTATAAACAAAATGAAGTAGACATGTCTGTAAAAGACATAACATTTAATTACAAGGTTAAAAATGTATTAGCAGGATTATTTGTAGCTAGTGTAATGTTAATTGCTTTATCTTCTTTTATTCCAGTTAAACAAAACTTTATAATTAAAACAGTTGTAGTTCATGATACTATTAAAGAGTTAGTTGTAATGAAACATGGATTAACAGAAATCACAGTAGATCGAAATGCGAATATTCCTACATTCTGTAACAATCCAGGAGCGTTAAGACCATCTTCAATTAAAGAGGTAAACAATTTAGCAATTGGTACTATTCAAGCACCATCAGGTGAGTTTTTACATTTTGCTAATGAGGAACATGGTTATAAAGCTTTGGAAATAGTATTGAAAAAAGTATATTGGAATACTTCAATTAAGGAATGTATTAAAAGGTATGCTCCATCATTTGAAAATGATACTGAAGGTTATATTTCTAAAATAGTAAAGAAAATGAATATTAATCCAAACACATTAGTAAAGGATTGTAATATTAAAAAATTAATGAAAACAATAGCGGAAATAGAAGGATTTAAACAATAATGAAAAAATATATAAACATAATTAAAAACCTAATTAGATGGTTCCCAGTAATAGTAAAAGATAGAGATTATGATGATTATTTTATCTTTGAAATACTTAAAACAAAACTCAAACACCAAGCCAAATACATTGGAGATAGAGATTGGCATACTCGAGCTAAAAGAGATGCTGAAATAATGATGACTTGTGTTCGTTTGATTGAAAAAACTCAAGATGAATTTTATTCTGGAGATTACATGAATTATCATGAATCAAGATTTAATTGGTTAGATATTGAAGAAAGACCAGATTGTAAAGAATTAAAAATTGAACATATTTCTGAGGACTATGATTCTTATTTTGCAAAACATAAATCAGCTGTTAAAAGAGTTTTAGCAGATAAAAAATTACAAATATTTAAATTAAATGGTGATGATAAACAAAGATTAGCAATGAATTTAGGTTATTATAATGAAAAAAGAGCCCAAGATTTATTATTTAAGTTAATAAATAGAAATATTAGAGGATGGTGGGATTAGTTTGGAGATTTAAAAATTCGTTCGTATATTCACAATATAAATAAAAATAAAAATGAAGTTATCAATTAAAGAAAATAGTACTAATTATGTTTGTACTGTAGTAGAAATTAAAGATTTATTTCCTATTGAAGGAGCAGATAAAATTCAAAGATGTGTAGTCAATGGAAATGATGTTGTTGTAAGTAAAGATGTAAAATTAGGTGATAAAATGCTTTATTTTGTATCTGGAACTAGATTAAATGAAGATTATTGTAAGTACAATAATTTGTTAGATAAAGCAGAATCAAATAATGATACTACTAAAAAAGGATTTATTAGTTATAAACAATTTAGAGTTAAAGCTATTAGATTAAAAGGTATTGTTTCTGATGGTATGTTGATGCCTTTAGAAAGTTTAGGTTTTGATGATAATGCTTGGGATAGTGATTTAAAACCAGGAAATGAATTTACAGATATTAATGGTATTTCAATTTGTGAAAAATATTTTGTACCTTGTAGAAATTCTAATCCAGGAGGTAAAGCACCAGCTAAAACTCCTAAAATTAGTAGATTAGTTGAAAATCAATTTTTCTTACATAACGATACAGATAATTTAAGAAAAAATATTCATAAATTAGATGCTAATGACATTATTAGTATTCATTATAAAAAACACGGTACATCAGCTGTTTTTGGTAATGTTTTAGTTAAAAAGAATCTAAAATGGTTTGAAAAATTAGCTAAAAAATTAGGTGTGAATATTGTTGATACTCACTATGATATTGTTTATTCAAGTAGAAAAGTAGTTAAAAACGAATATTTAAACCCAAATCAAGATGGTGGTTATTATAGTGAAGATATTTGGGGAGTAGTAGTTAAAGAAATTAGCCATTTAATTCCTAAAAACTGGACTTTGTATGGTGAAATTTTAGGTTATACACCTTCAGGCGCTTACATTCAAGATGGTTTTGATTATGGTTGCCAAAAAGGAGAACACAAATTTTATGTTTATAAAATATCTGTTGTTAATCCTGATGGTCAAGTTATTTATTTAACTGATAAACAAATCCAAGAATGGTGTGAAAAAGTAGGTTTATTATTTAAAGATACTTTTATTTATTATGGTAACATAGATAATTTATTTGAAAGTAAAGAATTCCAAGATTGGGATGTTTTAGTTAGAGAAGAAATAAGAGATTCATGGAAAGAAACATTATTAGATTATTTAGAATTCAAATATAATGAAAAAGATTGTTATATGTGTGTAAATAAAGTTCCTGAAGAAGGTATTATTTTAAGAATAGAAAAATTAGAACACTACGAGGCTTATAAATTAAAATCTAAAAGATTTATTTTAGGTGAATCTGAAGCTCAGGAAAAAGGACAAGAAAATTTAGAAGACAATCAATAAAAAAACAATTAAATAAAATAAAAATGAGAGAAGAATTAAACCCAGAACCAGTTATGGAAAAAATGTCAGAAGAGTACAAACCATCAAAAGCAGAAGCACTTAGAGAATATGAAATTAGTATTCGTTTTTTAAGTAGAGGATGTGTTGTAAGAGTAGGATGTAAAGAAATTGCTTTTGAAGATGTTAATAAAGCAATGTCTCAACTTAATGAGTATGTAACAGGAGATACATATGAAGTTCAAAAACAATGGCGTAAAATTTTAGGTTAATAACTAAAATAATTTTAAAGATAGGCTTGGTTTTCCAAGCCTTCTTTCGTATATTCACAATATGAAATTAAGTAAATTATATTCAAGAGCAACAAATGGTAAAATAAATACCTTTGAAATTGAAGTAGAAGGTAATAAATACCGTACAATAACAGGTTACAAAGATATGAAACTTACAACAAGTGAGTGGACAGTTTGTGATGCAAAATCATATTGTAGTGCTGAGGAACAAGCATTAAAAGAAGCAACAGCGATTCATCGTAAAAAAATAGAAACAGGTTCATTTGAAGATATTAGCCAAATTGATAATAAAGTATTTTTTGAACCAATGCTCGCTAAAGACTGGAATAAAGAAAAAAGTAAAGTTAAATTTCCTCTTTTCAGTCAGCCAAAACTCGATGGTATTCGTTGTATTGTTAGAGTAGATGGAATGTGGAGCAGAAATGGTAAACAAATCATTTCAGCACCTCATATTTTTGAAATACTAAAACCACTATTTGAAATTAATCCTGATTTAATATTTGATGGAGAGTTATATGCTGATAAATTTGCAAATGATTTTAATGCTATTTGTTCATTAGTTAAGAAAACTAAACCAACAGAAGAAGATTTATTAGAATCAGCTAAAGCAATTCAATATCACATTTATGATTTGCCAAGTTATAATGCTGTGTTTACACAACGTTATAAACATTTACATAAAATGCTAACTAATTATCATTCATCTATAGTTGTAGTTACAACAGATCAAATTGATAATATGAATGATGTTGCTGGTTATTATGAAGACTATGTTAATGAAGGTTATGAAGGTCAAATGATTCGTTTAGATGGAAATTATGAGAACAAACGTTCTAAGTATTTACTTAAACATAAATCATTTATTGATGAAGAATATACAATTTTAGATGTTGTTGAAGGTATTGGTAATAAAACAGGAATGGTTGGTTCATTTGTATTTGAAAGTAAAACAGGTAAACGATTTAATTCATCACCTAAATTTAATTGGGAAGAATGTACTAAAATGTGGAATGAAAGAGAAAGTTTAATAGGCAAATCAGCAACAGTTAAGTATTTTAACTTAACACCAGATGGTGTACCTCGTTTCCCATATGTAATTAAAATAGCAAGAGAAGATTATGAATAAAAAAATATATTTAGACGACATACGTACACCACATGATCCATCATGGGTTGTAGTAAGAAATTATGATGAATTTGTAAATAAAATCACTGAAATTGGTTTAGAAAATATTGAGCTAATTTCATTAGACCATGATTTAGGTGATTCAGCAATGAAAGAATGGCATACAAACGTATATCACAACTATACTTTAGATTATAATAACATCACTGAAAAAACAGGAATGGATTGTACTAAATGGTTAGTTGAACAGTGGTTAAACGGAGCGCCTGTTTGTAAAGTAATGATTCATTCAGCCAATGCTATTGGAAGTGCTAATATGATGGGGTTAATTAATAATTACAAACATATTCATAGATCACCACAAGACTGTGTTAGATGGAATATACCACATACAATAGAAACAATAATTGAATAAAATGAGTGATCTTAGAGTTAAAGTAAAATATTATGATATTGAAATAGAATATTCAGTACCATTAACAGAACGAGATTATTTAGAAGTTGGCAAAACAACTCAGGCCTCAATAGTTGATTTTGTTAAACAAACTACCGAATGTGTAGAACAACTTATAATTACTGGAAGAAAAAGTTTGGAGAACTAAAATAAAGATTGTATATTCACAATATGAAAATAATATTAAAACCAGAACAACAATTATTTTTTACTTCAGATACACACTACAGTCATAAAAATATCTGTAGAGCAACTACTGAATGGAAAGATGCTGATGATAAAACTCGTGATTTTAAATCATTAAATCATATGAACGATACTATTGTTAACAACATTAATAGAATGGTTGGTGAAGATGATATATTATTTCATCTAGGTGATTGGTCATTTGGTGGGTTTGAAAAAATACAAGAGTTTAGAGATAGAATTGTTTGTAAAAATATTCACTTGATTTTAGGCAACCATGACGAACATATTGAGCGTAATAAAGACGATATAAGGTGTTTATTTACATCAGTAAACCACTATATTAATCTAGATATACGTCGACCATCAATAAAAGGTAAAGGACAAATAGACAAATATAGATTTATTTGTATGCACTTTCCAATTGCGTCTTGGGATGAAATGAATAATAATGTTATACACTTGCATGGTCATGTACACCTTCCAAAACATCAAAGGATTGGAAACGGAAGGAGTCTTGATGTAGGTGTAGATGGTAATGGTTTAGAACCAATTTCATTAGATGAAGTAGTATCATTACTCAAAGATCAACCAATAGACAAACTTTGCCTTCCTCGTGATCATCATGTTAAAAGATTAATTTAATGAAAAGTCCAATATTAGATAAAGTTTTTAAGGATATGGAAAAAGATCCTTGGCATGTTAAATTAAAACGTTGGTGGAGAGTAACAATATGGATTTGGGTGTGTATAACTCGTTTTATATGGGACTTAGACTATCAACATAACATATTTAAAAAAAGAAAAAAATGAAATTAATAGCATTAGGAGATACACACGGAAGAGGAATATGGCAACACATAATCCAAAAAGAAAACCCAGACCACATTGTGTTTATAGGGGATTATTTTGATTCATTTGATATTCCATACATTGATCAAATGTATAATTTTAAACAAATTATCAATTATAAAAAAACTAACCCTGATAAATGTACATTGTTAATAGGAAACCACGATGTTCATTATCAAAGATGGGCCATTACAGGTTTTGAAAATTACTCAGGTTTTCAAAGAGCTCATACTCTTGATATTTGTCAAGAGTTTGAATTGAATGAAGATTTATTTCAAATGGCTTACAAAATGGATAATTTTTTATTTACTCATGCTGGTGTAACTAAAACATGGCTTGAAAATATGGAAATTGAAAACGATGAAAACATGGTTGATGTTATTAATGATTACGCTAAATTTAAACCTCAATTATTTGGTTTTGGAATTGTTGGTAGAACAGGTTATGTTGATCCTTATGGTGATAATATTTGGCAAAATCCAACTTGGGTAAGGGAAAGATCGTTAATGAAAGATTCTAAAGATTTAGGCTACATTCAAATAGTAGGTCATACTACTAAAAATCAAATAGATATTGAAGGTAAAAGTACTAACTCAAAATATTTTTTCATAGACACATTAGAAACTTCAGGTGAATATTTGATTATTGAAGATGGAGAAATAATGTGTAATAGTTGGAAAAAAGATAATTTAAGAAAAAATAAACAATAAGAGCCCTGTAAAAGGGCTCAAATTTTGTAATATTTATTATCGACCAAAACAATAAATATGATGATAAATATATCTAAAAAATGCTCCAAATGTGGAGATAATAAAGAAATTACTGAATTTTCTAAAGACAAATCAAGAAAAGATGGTTATGCTAATTATTGTAAATTATGTAAGGGTTCTTTAGATAAAAAAATATATGATGGTATAGATAAACAAGTTATTAAATCTAAAAATAAAAATTTATATATAAAAAATAAAGATATTAAGAAAAAACAAAACATTATATATTATCATAATAATAAAGAAAAATATCTAATAAAATTGAGAGAATATAATAAAATTTATTCTCTTAATAATAAAGAAAAAAGAAATATTTATCAACGTGTTAGGAGAACTAAAATAAAATATCAAACAAGATGGAGAAATTTATTACTAGACACTCTTAAAAGATTAGGTAAAACTAAAGAATCATCAACCCAAGAATTATTAAATTATTCAGCTTTAGATTTAAAAAATCACTTAGATAATCTAGGGATGGATTGGAACAATGACCATATAGATCATAAAATTCCTGTTACTTGGTTTAAACCTGAAACACCACCCTATATAGTTAATGATTTAAGAAATTTACAACCATTAAATGAAAATGATAATAAATCAAAAGGTAATTTATATATGCATCCTGTTTCTATAGATTTTTTAGAATTAGTTAAACCCCATATTTTAGAAAAATATCAAAATAGTTTGGGATTATAAATTTTTATTTATATATTCATGCTAATATGATAACACAATCACAATTAAACTCAATAGGTTATTTCACTTGTAGTAATCAACATGAATTTTTTAATGGTTCATTTGATTACTTATTTAACATTAGAACTCAAGATTTATGGAGTGTTAATGATGGAATTGGAGAAAATGAGTTTTTGTGTAAGTGTACAGATATAGAAGAATTAGTTAAATTATTAGAATTAAATCCTTAATGATATCAGAAAGTAGTATAATAGAAGGTTGTTTGAATGAAAACAAAACATACCAAAATGAGTTATATAAACGATACTCAAGTAAAATGATGGTAGTGTGTTTGAGATACGCAAAGGATAAAATGGAAGCCGAAGATATTTTGCAAGAAGGTTTCATAAAAATTTATGATAATATTTCTAAATTTAGGATGCAAGGTTCTTTCGAGGGTTGGATTAGACGAATTATGGTGAATACTGCTCTTAATAAAATAAAAACCACCAAAATGGTGTTTGAAAATATAGATGATATTGGTGATGAATTTATTGAACCGATTATTGAAGATACAACATTGAATGAAAAAGTATTATTAGATATAATAAGTAAATTACCTAAAGGATACAAATATGTATTTAATATGTACGCAATTGAAGGTTTTAATCATAAAGAAATTGCTAATAGTTTAGGGATAGAAGAAGCGAGCTCAAGAAGCCAATACGCGAAAGCAAAAAAATATTTACAACAAAAATTAATTGAATTACAAAATGGAGAAATTAACAAATAAAACAGATAAATTGATTAGATCTACTTTAAAAGTAGAAAAAAGATATGATTGGGAAAGAATTGATGGTAAAAAAACATTAGCAGAAAAAATGACACAACAAACAATAGAATTAATGAAAGGGTTTCACATTTGGATTGATACTCACTATCTTCAAGGTACACACTTTGAAGTAAATGCTTTTTATGTTCCTAAAGTAGGTAAATTTGAAAACTATACTTTAGATGAATTAGCTATCAAATACTTAGAAGAATGTACCTTATAGAAAATAAAGAAAATGAACAATGGTTAACAGTTGGAGGTAATACAACTAAAGATACAACACACCCCGGCTTAATATCATTTGATAATAAAGAAGAAGCAGAACTTACCTTATTATCTTTAAAAACAGACAATTGGAGAATAATTAAAATAAAATAATATGCCTAGATTTTTAGAGTACGTAGAAACAGAAGCCGAATTAGATATTTCAGTAAGTGATTTTTATAATGAATTAAATCATAAAGAAGTAAAAGAACTTATTAATATACTAATTGAAGAAGATTACATCAAAAGAAATGATGTTGTTGAAGATGAATCAATATATGAATGGGAATTCAATAAAATAATTACTAAAATAGCAAATAATAGAGTGATGTTAACCGCAGAAGAAGAGGAATTACTTAAAAAAATATCTGATAGATTCTAATATTTATAAGCATGACATTCAATGATTTTAACTTAAGAAAAAAACAATGGTTCCTTGAATGGAGTGAGAAATGGGGACCTATGGATGTAGATTTAAAAACATTCATGTTAATGCATGGTGTCACGGAAGATCAATTTAATGAATTGAGTAATTATAAACCTAATGTACCATCTCCAAGTAAAGATGATTATGATGATTTTCATCCTCACGAATCCTTTTAAATATTTATTATTATGAATAATGAGTTTAAAAGATTACAGCAGTTAGCTGGTATTAAAGAAATAACTATAAGTGATCCAACTAAACCAAATATAAATAATTTAGAAATAGGAGATAAATTATTAGTTAAGTATATAGATCCATTAGATATTTTTTTGGGTTTTAAAGTAGGGGAGGTTTGGGAAGTAGTGGAAATTGATGATGATCGTAGTTATTATAGATTAGAAAGAAATAACTCAAGTATTGGTTTTCGAGGAAAAAACATGAAAGACTTAGTTAATAAAGGTACATTTGAATATGCTAGAGGACCTGAAATTAATGAGATGGTAGTTAAAGATCCTCGAACTAAAAACCTAATTGGTGATATAGTTCTTTTAGATAAAAAGTTTATTGATAAAATATCAAAAATGCCATCTGATTTTAATCAAACAAAATTAGCCAATGATTTTTATGGTAAATATGAAGACTATGGAATTATAGATGCATTAGATATGGATTATGATGAATTAAGAGAAAAACTTGGGAATCAACAATATAAATCATTAATGAAATTATATGAAGAACTAAAGTTAATGATGAATAAATTACCAAACACTATTGATGAAATATTTTAAAACATTATAATATTTATACAAAATAACAAAATAACAAAATAACAAAATAACAAATGAAAAAAGCAGACAACTTTAACCCAGGAAAGTGGTTAGTAGAAAACAAATTAACTAGTACTTCCAAATTATTAAACGAAAACAAAAATTTAGGTCCTAATGATTTTGATACATTTCAGTGGAAAGATGCCCCCGCAAACCCAAATGCTCAAGTAAAAGACTTAGAAGAAGGTGATACTATGTCTAAAAAAGATTTTTGGGATGGAAATGTTACAGACCGTGGAGATGATAGTATACCATCATATGGTAGTGAAGATGAAAACGGTGTATGGACATTTTCTTGGGATTCTGGTGAATTTGAAGGATTTGTTGAAGGTGAAGATTTCACAATTTAACTAATTACAAAATATTTTTAATTTAAGGCTTGGGAAACCAAGCCTTTTTTTGTATATTAAGGTATATGGTTAAACTTTCACACGCAGGAAACAATATAGTTGGTTCCGAAATTATTAAAATCTCACAACACATAAAGCAAGTACAAAAAACAAAACGTGTCTTAAATTTAACAATGGGTGATTTTGATCCTTACGTTAATCCAATTCCTGAAACGTTAAAAGAGGAAATAATAAATGCTTATTCAATTGATTTAACTAATTATCCATTATCTTCAGGTGAATTATCTTTAAGACAATCAGTTAGTAGTTATTTTAAATATAGGAGAGGTATTAAATATAATGAAAACGAGATATTGGTAGGATGTGGCGTCAGACCATTGATTTATACCGTATTTAAAGCGATTGTAGATGAAGGTGATGTAGTTGTGTATCCTGTACCTTCTTGGAATAATAACCACTACTCATTTTTACACAATGCTGATTTAGAACCAATTGAATGTACACCTGAGAATGCTTTCTTTCCAACAGTTGAGGATATTGAATTAAGAATACATTACACAACATTGGTTTGTTTATGTTCACCTCAAAACCCAACAGGTAGAATAATTGATAAACAAGTATTAAAAGGTATATGTGATGTTATTGTTAATGAAAATAAACGTAGAGGTAGTTATGAAAAACCTTGTTATTTATTCTTTGACCAAATTTATTCTGATTTAGTTGGTAAGGAATTTACACATCCATTAGATGTTTGTCCTGAAATTAGAGAATATTTAATATGTGCTGATGGTATTTCAAAATCGTTATGTGCAACAGGTGTTAGAGTAGGTTGGTTAATGGGGCCTCAAAACATTATAGATAAAATGACTGAAATATTTTCACATATTGGGGCTTGGGCTGCTAAACCGGAACAAAACGCTGTAGCATTTTATTTAAATAATAGAGAAGATATTGGTGAATTTATTCAACAAAAACAACAACAATATGATTTTATATCCTCTAAAATAATAAATTTATTTAACTTAATGAAAGTAAAAGATTATGATGTTGATTGTCAGAATTCAGATGGTGGTATTTATATTTCAGTTTATTTAGGTTATGTTAATAATTTTCCAACCACTGAAGAATATATTAATTTTTTAATTGAAAAATGTGGTTTAGGAATTGTACCTTTTGAGTATTTTGGTTCAAAAGAAAATAAAGGTTGGTTTAGAATATCAATTGGTAGTATTGATTCTAATAATATACACAATGTATTAGAAATAATTCATAATGCAATTATAAAATCTTCAAAAACAGATTTGGTTGCTTAAAATCAATTTCGTACATTCACAACATAATAAAAAATAATATATGAATAATAGAGTATGTTTTAAAGCTGATGGAACTGATGAAACAGGTGTTAAAATTATTAATGAATTAATAAGATTGGGTGGAAAGAACCCAAGTGATTATTATGGTACTTCTAATAACCGTTATTATTATATCAATGATAAAGGTAATGTAGATTTGGAATATGCTATTCCTGAAGGATATACATTAACAGAGTTACCATCTGAAGTAAAACTTAATATTAATAATAAAGTGTGTTTTAAATCTGATGGAACTGATAAAACAGGTACTAAAATTATTAATGAATTAATAAGATTGGGTGGAAATAATTCAGGTAAATATAGTGGAAATGGTATAACATATCCTTTTTATTATATTACTGATGAAGGATATATTACTCAGGAAAGTTATGTTCCTGAAGGATACACATTAACAGAGTTACCATCTGAAGTGAAACTTAATATTGGTGATGCTGTTAGGGTAAAACCGGATGCTCGTTATAGAACAGCTGTAGAGAATGATTGGAGAAGTGGTCCATTTAAACAAACAGCAAGAGAAATCCAATATATCTTTAAAATAGAAGGAGATCTTATTTGTATAGATTATAAAGATTATTGGGACCGAGATTACTTTGTAGTAGAAAGAAAAAACGTAGAATTAGTAGAATCAAAAATAAAAGAAATAAATATGAAAAATAGAATATTAACACCACAAAATGCAACTCGAATTATTACCATTGCTTGCTCAACTTGGAAACCAAAATTAGCTGAAAAATGGGCAACAAATATTGTCTTAAACAAAGACACTGAAATCTCAGAGGAATTTTATCAAGAAATGAGAAAAGCTTGTACCTCAGACCAAAACACATTATTTGATGAAATATTTGGTAGTGATGAACAATTAATTAATATCAGTGATTTAGAGATAGGTGAGGCAATGAAAATTTATGATAATAATTCTCGTTGGAATGGTATAATTATAATGAGAATATGGGCTGAGGTTGATGAAGTTAGATATGTTGATATTAATAATCCTAGAAGTACTTGGAATAATAATCCTAAATTTATAGGTAAAAAAGTTAAATTAACAATTACACACGAGGAAATAAATTAAGTAAATTTAAAAATAATTGATTAGAGGGTTGGTTTCCAACCCTCTTTTTTGTATGTTTACATCAATGAAACAAACAGTAATAAAATATTATACAAACCAACAAATTACATTGGGTGAAGCTATTGAAATAATGGAAGAATATACCAAGTTAATAGATAAAGAAGGTGCATTAACTAAAGCTATGATTGATCAAATAATTAACCCAATGAATCCATTTGGTCCTGGTATGCTTCAACAAGCTGTTAAAATATCTGTTGAAACAGTTGAACACACTTTAGATATTACAAAAGTTCACAACAAAGAAGGAAAACTAATCAAAATATTTTAGAAAAAATTTGGAGCAATAAAAATCAATTCGTATGTTTACACTATGTTATTAGAAGAAGCAAAAATACTAGCCCAACAAGGAATTAAAGTAACACATCGTTATTTCACATCTGATGAATATATGACAATGCGCGGTAATATGATTGTGTTTGAAGATGGTTGTGAAATATTCTTCAATGATTGGGTTGAAGGTAAAGATTATTTAAAAGAAGGTTGGGAAAAATTTGAAAAAGATTTGGAGTAGTGAGATTCGATTCGTATGTTTACATCAATAAAAAAATAAAAAATAAATAAATAAAGGTTATGTCAAAAAAATCATCAAAAACAGCAAAAGTTGCAGAAACAGTAGTAGAAACAGTAGCAACAGTAGAAACAGCAGTAGTTGAAACAGTAGTAGAAACACCTGCAGTAGAAGAAGTAGCAACAGCAGTAGAAGCAGTTGCTGAACCAAAACAATTAGGCCGTAAAGTTAATCCTAATTCAGTTCGTCAACAAAAATTAGCTAAAATTGCAGAATTAAAAGCTCAAGGTGTTGAAATTAAAAGAGGTCGTAATGCAAACCCAGAATCAAAGAACCAACAAAAACAAATGAGATTTGAAGCGTTGCGTGCTCAAGGTTTTGAAGTAAAAAGAGGTAGACCAAAAATGATTAAAGCTGAAGTAGTAAATGTTGAAGCTGTAGTTGAAAATTAATTAGAACACTTGAAAACAATTTAAGAAAGGCTTGATTTTCCAAGCCTTCTTTTATATATTTATAACATAATAAAAAATCAAATGAAAATAAATAATCCAGTAAATGCTCTTATTAAAATAGGCAAGTACGTAGTTAATCCATCAACATCAACAAATAAACAACTAACTAGATATACTTGGGATGATGCTGTTAGTAAAAAAATAGTTAAAAGTGTAACTAAAAACAATGTTGAAAATTTATTCAACACTTTAGGAATAAAACCAACCAAAGTAGAAGTAGAAGATATTTATGGTCGTGCATCTATTTATGTGTTTGGTGAAGTAAACGGAACTAAAATAATATATGCTAGAAGAGAAAGTGATTCACCAATGGCAGGACAAACTAAAGTTTATTCACCATACGCTGTAGTTAGATTATTACATATAAAAAATCTACCTAAAGATGAAATATTACAAGCATTAAAAATACCTAACTCTTAAAAATATTTAAATATTTATAATCATGAAAAAAGAAGTATTAAACGAAGAATTTCTTAGAATGCAAGAATTAGCAGGTATTGTTAATGAAATGCCTATAATAAAAAATCCATTATTAAATAAACGTGCAATTGAAGTAATTAAAGAATGGATTTGGTATACTTGTGATGAAGGACAAGCAACAGATGATATCAACAAATATAATAAAATGGTTGACGAATATTTTGCTAATAAGAATGAAGTTATTTCAAAAGAGGATTTTCACAAAATTTGGGAAAAAGTAGTTGAAAAATGGGGAGTTGGAGATGTGGGAGCTGATTGGGAAGCTTTTGACGAAACATGGGAAGATGTTCAAAACGGTACTTTAATGGGAACATATTAATAAAAATATATAATATTTTAAGAGAGGCTTGGGAAACTAAGCCTCTTTTTGTATGTTCACCGTATGAAAAAATTATCAGAAAAAACAACACAAATATACAATGTTGAAACATACAGTGCAATTGATGTTTCTTTAGTATACAAAGGTGAAGATTATAATGTAGAAATAAAAGTATATGATGGGTTTGATAGTGGAAAAATTAATGCTCCTGTTATATATGATTTAAGTGATAATAAATTGATTAATCCCTTAGATCCTATTTTTGATGAAATAATCGAGTATGTTGAATCTCAAGTAATAAAATGAAACCATTAACAAGAGAACAATTAATTAAAAACGGAACATGCTGTGGATTAAAATGTATGAATTGTCCTTACATTCCAAAAGCAGTTAAAGGTAATAAAAATTTAACTAAATAAAAACATATTTGGTTACCTGAGATAAATTTCGTATATTCACATCATAATAAAAAAATATGAGTAATATAAAAAATTTAACAATCGAGGATATTAATGAAATAATGGAAGCAATTGAAACTACATCTGTTAAAGTGTATTGGAAAGAGTTTGATGAAATTAAATTAGCATTAATGAAATTAGTAGTTGATAAAAAACAAGCGTAAATAATAATGAAAAACATACATTTAATACCAACAGATAAATTAAGTAGGTTAGGTAGATTTATTGATACTGACAATTTAGTTTTAAGAACGGATGATGATATACCAAGAGGTGAAAACATAAACATTTACATTACTTCTGATGAAGAAATTAAAGAAGGGGATTTGATTTTACCACCATCTAATATTCCTGTTAGATACGATGGACAAAAATACAAAGGTGATGAACCATTAAAATGTTGGAAAAAAATAATCCTAACAACAGACCGAGACTTAATCAAAGATGGTGTTCAAGAAATTGATGATGAGTTTTTAGTATGGTTTGTAAATAATCCAAGTTGTGAGTGGGTTGATGTTACTGATTGGATGGACACGAATGGTAATATTGCTTTTGGTGGGGATGTAAGATATCAAATATCTTCTTCTACATATAACAAAATCATCATTCCACAAGAAGAACCTAAACAAATTAAATGTTATTGTGGTCATACTATAACTTGTGATTGTGAACCTTTACAAGAAACACTTGAAGAAGCTGCTGAAATGTATATTCAATCAAAAAATCCACAATGGACACCATATCATAAACAATCTTTTAAAGATGGTGCTAAATGGCAAGATGAGAGAAGCCAAAAAATAGTACCTTTTGATGCTGTAGATATTGAAGTATTTGCAATAAAACCAAATGAAGATGGGAAATTATTTGCTTATATTGGGTATAAAATTGCTAATGGAAATTTCGAATTCAATGTTGTACCTTTTACTGAACCTCAAGCAGAAAGAATGTATAGTGAGGAAGATATGTTTGAATTTTCTCAATGGATTTCTCATGAAGATTGGGTTTATTTACCAAGTAAAGATTATTGGGTAAATGAAGAACAAGAAGAATTAGAACAGAAATTAAGCTCAAAGGAAATATTGAATCTATGGTTTGAACAACTTAAAAAGAAATAATATGAAAGAAGAAACAATAGAAGAAGTTGCTGAAAGATTGTTTAATAATTTTCAAAAAGAAAATCCTATTATACCAACAGAAGATATTAGACCTTTTAAATTAGGATTTATTAAAGGTACTAAATGGCAACAAGAAAGAATGTATAGTGAGGAAGATATGTTAAGATTTGCACAAAAATACTCAGTAAATAAATTAGATAAATCTCATATTCAACAATTTAAAAAGAAATTTGGCTAAGCAAAATCAAAATCGTATATTCACAGCATAATGAAACAAGAGATTAAACCAACATACACAACCTTTGAACAAGCCAAATGGCTAAAAGAAAAAGGATTTGATATACCTTGTAGAGAAGGATGGTATATAGCTCAATTAGACCCTTATAAAGGTCAGCTATTTCCTGATGATACAGGAGGTAAACACGAAATAGAAAAACCAGAACAACACCAAGTTGTTGAATGGTTAAGGATTAACCATGGTATTTGGATTAGTGTTCAACAAGATGTTAATAAATACGATGCTTACATAAAAAATAAAAAATATGATAGAACAAAAGTTCAACATGTAACCAACCAATTTAATTTACCGCAAGAAGCATATTCAGGAGCATTTGATTACATTAAAGACAATAATTTGATATAAGCATGGAAATAATATTTTTTATAATATCAATTATGATAACTACTTTAATAATATGGAGTATTGGTAGGTCAGTATTTGAAACCAATAAACAATTAATAAAAGCATATGAAACCTCAGAATTTTTAGGTCTAATACATCTTATAATGGGAATATTATTAATGTCAACTTTATTTATAACATTGTGTGCTTGTAATAATACTTTTTGGCATTTACCTTATTTAATAACAAAACAATAATTTAATATGAATTGTACAGATAGACAAAAAGAATTAATGATTGATTTAATTAATAAACAGTTAAATAAATTAGAAGAATCTATTAAATGTATAGAAGGAAATATTAAACATAATTTAGCAAAAATACCTAACAAAAATAAGTTAATGGAAGCCGAATTATTTCATGCAATTGGACAACACTATATAAAACTTGCTCAATGTTTAGCGGATAAATTTAATTTGGAAACTGTTTTAAAGACAATAACTTAATATGACAACAAAAGAAGAATTAGCAAAAGAAATATTAATTAGAAAATTAGTTGGTACTCATGTTACAATAGAACAAAATGACCGTTGGGGTACTATATTTAATGAAAGTGGTAGATTAAGTAGTGATAGTTCAGTTGAATTAATGAAAATATTTAAAATATATTTTGAAGTGAAATATGAAGATGAATTAGAAGCCAAAAATCAAGAAATAAAACAATTAAAAGAGGAATTGGCTAAGCAAAATTAAAACCATATATTCACAACATAATGATAAAAGTATTAACTAGAAAAGAATATAAAAGACTAAGAACAATAGAAAGCGCTGCTCATCGTTATGCTTACTCTTTAAAAAACCATTCAGAAAGTATAAAACTAAATCAGTATAGAATATTGTGGAAACAAATAGCAGAGGAATTAAATATATTACAACCAAATGGAGAAGAGGTAAAATATAGAACAGATATGGGTGAAGATTATTCATATGGATATAATTTTGGAGATATTTTAGCTTAAAAACAGATTTGGAGAAGCAAAACAGAAATCGTATATTCACAGCATAATAAAAAATAATAATGAAAGAAAATAAAGTATTAAGTCCAATTAAATTAGTTGTAATGGCATTAACAGATTATAATATTAATGGTGAAGAATTAGAAACATTGATTAGAGATTTAGGGATGGAAGATCAAATGTTAAGACAATTGGTTATGAAAGCAGATATTGATGTTGTAAATGAATTGATTAGAGAAAAAGAGGAATTGGAGTTAATAAATGAAACAAAAGTACATAATATAGTTTCATTTACTACAGTTAATATTTATTTAACATATAAAGAAATAAAATATAGTGTTGAAATTAGATATTATAATGATAGTGATATTGATTATATCGTATCTGACTCAGTTACAGGAGATAAATTACATAGTAAAGATCCTATAGTTGATGAAATAATTACTTACATTGAAGAAAATGTTGATTTGGCTAATTAAAATCAATTTCGTATATTCACAGCATAATAAAAATGAAACATCAACTAATAGGAATAACAGTAGTAACAATTATAATGTACTTGTTTGGGAGTGTATGTGCAGGAACATTAAATATAGGAGAATGGAGCAAAGCAGGAAGAGTGATATTAGCATTAATATGGCTTATAATATTACCAAACATTGTAGTAGAAAAATACACAGGAGAAAAATAAATAATATAATTCAGAAACATAAATGAGACAATATAGAATAAAACAAACGGACGATAACAAATACTATGCTCAAACAAGACAATTAGCAACGGTAGTACGTTTCATTGATTTGGATTGGTATTCTATAACTAATGAATTAGAGGAAGTAGAGGATTATGAGTGTGAGGATTGGGGAAATCCATTATCAACAATGGAACAAGCACAAGAACGAATAGAGCAATTTAAATTAAAAACACAATACCCTAAATATCATCCGTTTAATAGTTAAAATAACGGTATATAACAACGTCTGATAAGGTCTCTGATAAGGGATATGATAAGGATTCTATTACGGTTAATACAACTATAAATAATAGTAACGTGTGACAAACTGATATGAAAGGGGATATGGAAATTGATAAGGAAAATTGATATGTGACTAACATGAAAATGGATATGTGGTGTGGTGGGTTAAGGGATATAACCACCCACGTCATCGCCCCGTCCCATTTTACTACTACTAAAAGTATATACAACAAATCGCAAAAACGCGCATCTCTTTGATAGGGCCCTTTGATAAAAGGAATTTTACATGATGAAGATTTAAAAACCATCAATCCATTGAGGGATTGCTTTAATAGGGCCCTTTTGATATGGAATTTAGCGCGTTTTTTTGTGATTTTGGAAAAATTGAATAACAATCTATCAATAGATTGATAGCTTTATAAGTTCTTTGACAAGTTTTTTTGATAAGGGGAATTTTACGGGCGGAAGGGGATGCCGGCCCCGCAAAGAGCGGTGAGGATCGCGAGAGGGGAGGAATTTTACCCGCGGAAGATTTTAAAAGTCTGATAAGGAATTTTGGCAATGTAGGAAACCTTTCGTATGTTTACATCAAATAAATAAATAATATGGCAAAAAGATTAACACAGTACGAAATTGATGCAATTTTGGGACAAGTAGTTTCAGAAATTGAGAACAACAAGAAAGATTTGACAAGTGATTCTGACGTGGTTAAGATGGAGAAATTAGCTAAAGCTGATAAGATTCACTTAATAACTCTAGAAAAAGAAATAGATGGGTTAAGAGAAAAATATGATGAACTCAAATCCCAAATTCAGGATAAACACTTAGGATTTGCTAAGGAAAAAGGGTTATATGTGAATAAATGGGATTTTGAAAGAGTACATGATCATGATTATGATATTGGTGAACAATTTTATAGTGTTCAATCACTAGATTATGATGTTAAGACCCAAATTAGAAATCATATTATATTGAGTGGCTTGAAATTAGATAACTTAGATTCTTTGATAGGGGATTTGGTAAAGAAATTTAGTAAATAATTATGCCATTAAATATCAATTCAGAAACATTTTTGACAGGGGCTCAGGTGCGAGCCAAGGCCCCGTCAATATTCACTACCCAAGGGTCTCCAGAAACAAGTGAACGCTACGCTCACATCCAAACTGATAGGATCATCTCTGATATGGAGCTCTTGGGGTGGGGTGTCGTGGATGCTAAGGAGGTTAAGGCTAGGAAAGGGGTAGGATTCCAGAAGCACCTAGTGGTGTTTAGAAATCCGGACCTAATGATCTCGGCTGAAGATGGGGACGATGTGTTCCCACAGATCCTTTTAACAAATTCTCACGACGGGAAGAACGCGTTTACTTTTACCGCTGGCCTATTTAGAATAATATGTGAGAATGGGCTAGTGATCTCCACTACGGAATTCGAGAGCATGAAAATCAGGCACTACGGGTATTCATTTGAGGAGCTCCAGATCACGATCAGGGCTATGATTGAGCGCTTACCGTTGACAATTGAGTCACTTAACAAGTTCCGTGCCGTGGAATTGGGACAGGAGCAGATGCTAGAGTTTGCCCAGAGGGCACTAGCAACCAGATTTACAGCCGATGAATTAGAGAACATTGAAGTGGACCTAGCGCAACTGCTAGAGCCGACCAGAGCAGAGGATAGGGGATCAGATCTGTGGAGCGTGTTTAACGTGGTTCAGGAGAAATTGGTGGGCGGAATGTTCAGCTACACTTATGGGGATAAGACCCGCAAGGCTAGACGGATAAAGAACTTTAAACAGGATATCGCCGTTAATGAAAAATTATATGATTTAGCATTGTCATACGCGGCTTAAAGAAATAACTATGATAGGGGATTTGGGTAACTAGATCCCCTTTTGTATGTTTACAGAATGAGTAATTATCTATATTTTGACAAGGCACAAACCAAAAGAGGTCGTGGTAGACCAAAAATTCAGAACGTAATGCCTGTTCCTTCTATTATTGATTTCACAGGCATTGACAAGCTAGGTAATCTAGAGATTGATCCCCGAATGATGGAGACAATGACATCTGGAATGAGAATGGACCAGTTGATGTCTCATGAAGGTGGGATACCGTGTGCCACGAACATTATGTGTATTGGGGATCCCGGGGTAGGGAAGACCACTATTCTGCTAGACTATCTGGCAGGGATCCAGACCGCGGGGCGCAAGTGTCTATTCATATCAGGTGAGATGGGCAAGAAGCAGATGTTCAAGTACTCACAAAGGTTCCCTCAATTCCAGATACTAAAAACATTGTTCGTGTCTGATTATATTAACTACAATACTAAGGATGTCATTGAACAGTCTCTTAACATGGGTTGGGATCTGGTGCTTATAGATAGTATAGCCGAAATTATAGGCGGCGTGCGAGATGATAATGGGTGGGACAGGAAGACTGCTGAGTCTTGGCTCGTAGACGTGTGCCAGCAGAATAATAAGGGTGAGAACGATGATAATAAGTTCACGTCATTTCTTTTGATACAGCAGGTGACAAAGGGAGGTGTGTTCGTAGGGTCTAATGCCCTGAAACATCTAGTAGACGCGTTCATGGAGATGAGGAGAGAAGGGACAAGAGCCGGAGGTGGTAGCTACATGGAGTTCAATAAGAACAGAAACGGACAAGTTGGGGTTAGATTGCCCTATGAACTAGACGCTAATAAGATCATTTATAGACAAATATTAGACGTTAAAGAAGATGATACAAAAACACCTGTAGAAGAAGATTTGGATACTGAAGAATAAAATTGTATGTTTACAGCATAATAAAATAACAATGAAATTAAATTCAAAAACAAACCCAGTAGTAATTGCATTAACTGAATCAATGTTAAATGTAACAAACAAAGAACTTAACTTTAAAATTAGTCAAGTTAAAGAAGGTACAAGTGTTAAGTTTAATGACTTAAGATTGTATGGTAAAAACGTAATTAGTGTTAAACGAAGTATGGCTCGAAAAGGTTTCAAAATGGTAAAACAAGATTATTCTACAGGTACAGCTGATATGAGATCAAGTAGAAAAGGTATTAGATTCGTTTACGAAAATAAAAGATAAGTTTTATTATTATTATGAAGAGGGATTTGGGTAACTGAATCCCTTTTTGTATGTTTACATCATAATAATAATTAATATGAAAGTAGAAAACGTAATCGAATTGTTAGGAGATAAAATCTTCACAGTTACATTTATTAAGAAAGATGGTACAGTAAGAGTGTTGAATGGTAGAAGAAAAGTAACAAAACACCTTAAAGGTGGAGAGTTAGCTTATGATCCTATTGAAAAAGGTTTAATACCTGTTTATGATTTAAAAAGTGAAGGTTATAGAATGATTAATTCTCAGACTGTAACAGAAATTAAATCAGAAAAACAAATATACACTTTTGAAGAAGGTGAATTAGTAGAAAATTGGTAATTGGGTTATTATGTTTTAAAGAAGAGACTTGGGTAACTAAGTCTCTTTTTGTATGTTCACAGTATAATAATAAATAATAATATGACAGTACAAGAATTAATTAACAGACTAAACAAAGTTAAAGACAAAAGTGTTGAAGTAATCATTAGAGGTACAGATCCTACAGATTGGACTTATAATAATGAAATTGACAGTTGTGGAGTAGAAAAGGTGTATTTTGAAGATGATGAAGAAGAAAGAAAATGTTTTGTAATTGACGGAGGAATGTTTTAAAAAACAATTAAGGAGAGAGTTTGAAATATAACTCTCTTTTTGTATGTTCACAGTATGAAAATAATAAATAAAAAAGATAAAGAATATCAACAAATAATTGATTGGTTATGTAATGAATATGAATTAGAAGAAGCTGAAGAACAAGTTAATGGGGCATTTATAATTGAGGAAGATGATAATACTATTACCATTAGATATGATAATGGAGTTAAAGATAAAGTTATGATTGTAGGTGAAAATGTAATACATTTAAATCCTTTTGGAGGAACAAAATAAAAATTGTATGTTCACATTATGAATAATAATAACAACAACAAAACAAACAACTTTAACAAAGAACAAAGAATATTTTGGTTAGGTCGTGGAGGTAAATGTATACATTATATTATTAATTGGAATGCAGGATTAAGTGCTTTTGGAGATAAAAGAATAGATTTGGAGAAATAAAACTAACATTGTATATTCACATTATGAATATAAAAAGAATAATATTAAAAGGAATTGAAGCAGGTTTATTCTGCACTATGTTAGGTTCAATAATTTATATTTTAGCAACATTAATATTTTAAAGATATTTTCTAGCAATAGAAGATTGGCGACAGGCTTAAAGAGGGATTTGGATAACCAGATCCCTTTTTGTATGTTCACAATATTATGATACCAAAAAGAATAAAACTAATCAAAATGGATGATTTTGATCCAGTAGAACCAGGAACATTAGGAACCGTTATTAAAGAAAACGTGGTACAGGGCCAAAACATCCTTGAGGTAAAATGGGATAATGGTAGAGGTTTAAATATAATTGACGGTATAGACGAATACGAAATAATAGAATAATGAAAACATTAATAATACACCCTAAAGATAGGTCGACGGATTTCCTGAAGCCTATCTACGCTGGGATCCCAGATAAGATAGTGATTACTGGGGGTACGACCCGGAAAGAGCTACATGAGCTGATCCAAGCACACGATCGAATCATTATGATGGGGCATGGGTACCCAGGGGGCCTGTTTAGTGTGGGTCAGTTCCCCTCGCCTGGAGTAATTATAGGCCCAGATGAGGTTTATTATCTTCAAGGTAAAGAGAACATATTCATATGGTGCAATGCAGATCAATTTGTTAGGAGATATAGCTTGAAGGGATTTTCCACGGGCATGTTTATATCTGAGGTGAGTGAGGCTGAATGGTGTGGGTTGTCGGGCACGAAGCAGGATGAAGTGGATGAGTCGAACGACACGTTTGCCCAGTTCATGAGTGAAGGCCTTAACGAGGGCCTGGGTGCGCGTGAACTGAAAGAGACCATTAAGGACAGATATGGTGTCCTAAGTGATATAAACCGAGTAGCCCTATATAATAATTATAGAATATATTTGTTTGATTAAGGATAAGATTGTATGTTCACATTATGAAAAATAAATTAGAAATAATAATAATCTTATCCATGGTGATGTTTGTAGTAATGTTAGTAGCTAAACATTTATTTGGAATTATTTGTATGGGTGGAGCTGTAATTGCAAGTATAATGACTTATAGAGAATATATGGGGAAATAAAAATAGTCAGGTGGCGGAAAGGTAGCGCAGAAGCAAGACATAAAAATCAAGCCGATATTGCAAGTTCAAATCTTGTCCTGACTACTAAATAAAAAAAAGTTATGAAAGAAGCATACATATTAATAAAACAATACCCAGGTTCAGAGAAATTAGGTACAATATTTACATTTAGTAAGAGTTGGGGTAAGTATAAAACAAAAGATAAAATCAATGGTAAGTGGGATAAAAACTATTTTCTAAAAGAATATTACGAAGCTCTTTAAACATAGTCAGGTGGCGGAATTGGTAGACGCTATACCGATAAACATTCATAGAAATATGGATGTGTAAGGTATGATTAATCATGGTGGATTAAATGCAGGTTCGATTCCTGTCCTGACTACTCATTTGGAACCACAAAACATAAATCGTATGTTCACAGTATGAATATTAAAACCAAAGTCATAACATTATTAGTATTAACAAGCATAACATTTGTTGTACTATTAGCATTTAGAGACATCATGGGGATGTTTTTAATGTGTATTATTTCAATTTATTTAGGAGTAGCTCTCAAATCAATCAAACAATATGAACAATAAATCAATAACAATGAACCCAACAGACAGGATCAAAGTGGGGATTATCACCACATTCACAGTTGCATTAATAGTGTTTATTACACTGTTAAGTACAAATAATCTTTAGTGCTGTTTTATTATTAAGGTTGGGGTGCTCATAGAGCATCCCTTCTATTACGAACAATATTTATGATTATGAAAAAGCAAATATTAAATGAAGAATTTAAACGCATGCAAAAACTTGCAGGCATAAAGGAGATAACAGTAAGAAATCCAATCCCAACATATGATGAACTTAAGATAGGGGATAAACTACGAGCAACTAAAGATCATCCTCCATATGTTATGAGTGGTGATGTGTGGAAAGTAGAACGTCTTGGCCAGTTTGGTCAATTAAATTTTGTTCAAGGTCAAGGAAAGGCACGTACTATGATGGGCAGTTACCATATTCAAAGAATGCTAGATTATGCAGCATTTAGGTATGTACAAGAATAGTTAATCCGGTTCTATATTTATGATTATGAATGATGAATTTAGACGTCTACAGGAACTAGCAGGCATAAAGGAGATGAAAGTGGATAATCCACTTACAGTTAATATTAAACGTCTTGAAACAGGAGATAAACTGATAGTAATTAAAACAGTATACTGGGATGAAGAAGGAGATAAACCAACATTAACACCCCAACAAGGAGAATATGGGGTATTTACATATAAGGATGATGTGTGGGAATTAAAAAAAGATAATATTTTAGTGGCAACATGTATTCAAAGTAATGATCCATATTCTGTAGGTAATACAATATTAATTGCAACAATTATCTCAATATCAAGATTAGGAGCATTTAAACATATTAGAAAGTCTGAGGTAAAGGAGATAAAAATAGGTAATCCAATAAAAGTAGACCCACGTAGGTTAAAAGTAGGAGATAAGCTCCGAGTAAAGAAAGAAGTGTATCGGGTTTCCGATCCAGAGAATCCTCGTAGCCCTAGCCTTTATTTCAATACTGCTGAAGAAGCTAATGCTGTAGAACCTAGAGGTAACAGATTATCATATATTGATGTGGGTGATGTTTATACTGTAACAGGATTTGCCCCAGGAATTGATCCATCTAAACCCAAAATCTATCTAGAGTGCCGTGAAATAGGAGATGATATAGGTCCCACTACAGCATTAAGACTAATTAATTTTGGTGTGTTTGAGTATGCCTAAATAATATTTGGATACACAATATTTTATTTGTATGTTCACCCCATAATAAATAACAGTATGCAAATAATTTTAACACCACAAGAAAGCGAAGAATTTTTTTACAATGCCCTATGTAATGGTTTATCTGAAATGAATGGCTACGGCTTAGAATTCAATTACAACAAAGACCATTATGCTCAAGCAAAATCAAAACTCACAAGCCCATGCTTTGAAGACGTGTTGATGCAAATCCTGAGAGACGGAAACACATTCGGGTTCGAAGATGTTGAGTGCGATGGAGAGTACAGCAAGCAGATCACCCTAGAGGATGTACACACTAAAATGTCCAGTGTAGATCCAGAGCGCCTACTAGAAATGAAGAACGAAACCGACGATGCAGGAACAGCAGATGTGATCCTTCAGACCATAATGTACGGTGAAGTGATTTTCGGATAATAGGATCACGCCCCACAAAACATGAAGGCCGGGACCAATGGGTTCCGGCCTTTTTGTCTCTAGCGGGTCTGGGGCTCTGGCCCCTAGAAAGAGGGGGGGGTCTATCTGTTGGCCGTACGTACGCCGTACGGTATACATAAATAGTAGAGCCCCACGCATGCCGTTGTCCATATACCGTATGCATATATGTCAAAAAAAGTGTGATTAATTTATAGATCGAATATAGGTATAACCCGCCGACAAATATATACAAATATACCAACCGCGACAAAACATAATCCCAAAATCCAAATAAGCCATAATTGGATTATTGATTCCATATAGGCATTTTTTCTCAAAAATCGCAAAATCAAAAAAAGATTTCTTTAATAAAAATTTGGCTATATGAAAGGATATACGTATATTTACTACATAAAATATAGTCAGGTGGAAGAGTTTGGTACTTCGCTCGGTGGGAAACTGCTGAGAGGCCACAGGTTCGAATCCTGTCCTGACTACTAAAATATGAAAACTATGAAAGAAGCATTGAAAGTTATTTTATTATTCAAAAAACCAACATGGGATGATTACAGATTACCATATATATTTTTTGGAATAATTGGGTGGTCATTGATTATATCCATTGTAATTGAAATGATAAAATAAATAATATAGTCAGGTGGCGAAAAGATATTGATAATGCAGTTGCAACTAAATATCGTGGTAGACGCTATACGTAGAACACAACCGTTATTAAAATAGGGCGTGTGTTCGTACAGGTTCGAGTCCTGTCCTGACTGCTAACATAAAAAAGTTATGAAACAAAAATATGTAACATGTAAAAATGCTTCTGAATGTGATTATACTCTTCATAATATGAAGGATTACCTTGTTGTTGCTTATGATACACAACCTTATGGTATTGGTTGGGTTGTAATTTTATTACCTAATGGTAATACTAAATGTTACCCTAAAACCAAGTTTAGTAAAGTGTTTGAAAAACAGTCAGGTGGCGGAATGGTAGACGTAGGCCGTTGAAAGTTAAGTGGTTCAGAGTTGGTCGTCTGATTACCTAAATTAGTAAACATACAGGTTCGAATCCTGTCCTGACTACAAAGATGAAAAACAAAAAATTATTTACATATTTTAGAGAAGGTGACTACTGGATGTGCTATAGTCAAAAACTAAAAATAATAGGCTATGGTAAATCAAAGCAAGACGCTTATGAACTGTTCCTATTTGTTTGGAATTATATATTAACCGAATATAAACACAAGAAAAATGAAGTATCTAAAACCAGAAGAAATTCTAAATAATCCTGATTACATCCAAATGAAACCAAAAACGTACGTTTGGGGTGTAAGTAATGTAAATGATATTACTCACTACACTTGTATACCATTTAATGACAATGGGTGGGAAGCCGTGTTATATTACCGATTTGTAGGGTCTATAACGCAAGATCAACCGCAAAATACATAAGGCATCGCCTAACGTAATATACACTTATAGACATATAAGGGATCGTATATATGGATTGATGGATTGAGTAGGGTCAACTGCTGTTTATAAAGAATCTTCCACTATAGCTTGGATATTAAATAATTTTATAGTATATTGATATTTTAAAAGTTATGAGTCAAAAACTAAACCGCACAGCAAAACAAGCGTTCTTCTCAGCTCGCCAAAGAAAAGGCGACGCTGTTCGCTTATCAGAAAAAACAGGCTACTCTGTTTCTCACGTTAATAACGTGATGGCAGGTAGACGCAACGTTCCACAATTACTTGCTAATGAAATGTACAAAATTTCAAAACGCAGAATGAAGAATAGTGAAAAAGAAATCACTGTCTTTGTTTTTGAGTGGTAACATCAAATCCATTTTATTTATTTTCAAGCCCCTTTTCAGGGGCTTTTTTTATTTTAGTTTGGCAATAAGAAAAAAAGGCGCTATATTTATAACATAACAATGCAGTACCACGATGCTTCCCGTAAGAACAGCACACTTCAGTGGTCTTTTCGTCAAACAAGTGAATAGCCCAAGGCATAAGCTAAATTGACACCCCTAAATAAGACTACTTGATCAATAGACACTGTTTAGGATTTGGCCACTTTAGCTCAGCTGGTAGAGTAACTGATTTGTAATCAGTAGGTCGTTGGTTCGATCCCGACAAGTGGCTCCCGGATATTAATATATCGAGAAACGCTTCTTTGGTAGATATATTAGTATAAACAACCAGTCACTGTAGTCTCTAAGGAGCGGTGTGAACGAAGAAGCAAAAATTGCGGTGGTAGTGTAATGGTAACATTCAGGCCTCATAAGCCCGAGTCACGGTTCGAATCCGGCGACCGCAACAAATAGGTCTATGGTGAAATGGTATCATAATGAGCTCCAACCTCATTGTTTAGGGTTCGAATCCTTATAGGCCTGCCAAATATGCTATAATTAATACGCTTTGTTATTAAAAAATTAATCTAATATTTTATTTGTTTATCCATATTTATTATGGACAAACTTATGAAAGTCTATAATTTATCAGGAGGAGCCACTAAAATTGGAGCATTATTTGCTAAATCAGAGCGAATTATAAAAGAATTTGGATATAGGCCAGACATTATTACTGGTGTATCTTCAGGTGCTTTATTATCTTTACCTATTGCCTTAGGTAAGTGGGATCAATTAAAGAGTTTAGTACTTAGTATTACTCCAGATGATATATTTGATAATAAACCTGTAAATAAAAAAGGACAAATAACTTTCAAAGGTGTATGGAGATTGTTATTAGGTAAACCTTCGTTAGGAACTCAAAATAATTTATATTTAAAACTGTCTAGTTTAGTCACTGAAAAAGATTTCTATAAATATGTGAATGGCGATTATCCTAAAATATATGTTGGAGTAGTTAATTTTAACACAGGTGGATTTGAATTAATTGATATTAGTAGTTGTACTTATGATCAATATTTAGATTATACAATGGCTTCTGCATCAATTCCTTTTGCTGTTGAGGGTGTTGAAATTAATGGTGATATATATTTTGACGGAGGTGTATTACACCACACATGTACTAATGAATTAATAAGAAAATACAAAGATAAAATAACACATTGTATTACAGTATTTTCTAGACCAAAAACAATCGACACTTCTTACGAGCTATTTAGTCAAATTGATATAACTCAAGTATTAAAACAATATGAATATATTACAACATCTTTTACAAGTCTTAATGATCAAAAGATAGAAAAAGAATTGTGTAAACAATATAAAATAAAAAATTTACAAGTATTTAGTCCTAAGGTATTAAAATCATTATATGATACAGATCCTGATAGGTTAAAAGAATTATATGTAAGAAGTTATAATATAGAAGATAAAAAATATTACACAGATTATATATGAAAAAGTTTATAACAGATATGTTTTCCTCTAAAGAGGGAGTATCTCATAAAAGAGTACTAGGAGCTATAGGATTTATTTCCTTAATAGTTTATATGTTTATATATCAAACAGATATCTCAGTAGAAGCTGTAGAATATACAACTATAGCTTACGGTTTAGGAACTGTAGCTGAAAAATTTAGTAGAAGAAATAAAAAAGAAACCGAAGAACCCGTTATAGAACAAATACAAGAATAATTATGGATAATTTAACTTTAGAAAGAATTAAAACACTTCACCCAGATATAAGAACTGAGGCTTTACAGATGTACACTGAAATATGTTCTGTGTTACCTAAAAATGTAATTTGTAGATTTGCTCATACTCTTAGAACTAATGAAGAACAAAATCAACTTTATGCTCAAGGAAGAACAAAATTATTTGATAGTAAAGGTAAAAGATTAGGTATTGTAACTAATGCTAAAGGTGGTCAAAGTTATCACAACTATGGTTTAGCTATTGATATTGTTTTATTAGTAGATAGAGATGGAAATGGTACTTATGAATCAGCATCTTGGGATGTAAATGGTGATTTTGATAAAGACGGTGTAGCAGATTGGAATGAAATTACTATAATATTTTTAAAATACGGTTGGAAATATCTTATAGATAAAAAAGGTAAAAGATGGGATTTTCCTCATTTTCAAAAAACCTTTGGTAAAACAATTAAACAACTACAAACAATTAAAAAACAACCTGGAACCTCGTATCCTTTGTTTAAATAATATTTTTATATATAATCGATGTACTTATTGATTATTATAAGATAATACGTTATATACACTATAAATATGAATATAGACAAAATTTTCAATATGTTTGAACCAGAAGTTAAACCAGCTCCTGAAAATATTGTATTGGTAGATTTTAAAGATCATCCTTATTACTGGGTAGGGATGTTTAAAAAAATTATGTTAAATTATGATTTATTTAGTAAAAAATTTATTTCATTATTTCGTGAAGATGGTTCTAAAGTAAATATGGCTGATGTTGAAAAAGCAGGTGAACATTTTGTGTATGAAAGAGCCTGGGAGTATATTAGTAAATTAGATATTACAATACCACTTCATTTATCATCATTATTACAACTCAGAGATCATACATTAATTAAAAATCTAAACAAAATACTTTTACATCTTCAGGACAATGAAGAATATGAAAAATGTGCTCATATTTTTAAAATAGTAGAAGCTTTAAAAAAAGATTAACTTTAGCTTGGATACCCAGGATTTCTCTTGTATCTTCTTAATCATATTAAAAAATGTAATTATGAAAAACAGAGAAATAATAATGAGGAGATTAGAAACAATAGAATCTAATATGTCTAAATTAGACTTTATCCTAAAAAGACAGGGTAGTAGAGAAGAATTTGAAGATGTAATAGCCGATGTTAAAGATAAAGTTAATGAAGCTAAAGCGTTTGTTCAACAAGAACCACTATCACCGGGAGAAATTAATCAATATTAATAGTTATGCAGTTAGAAGCTAAAGAAATCCAACAAAATTGGGTTCGAATGATGGGTTTTATTGAAGACCACATTTCTGAACCACGTAGAACTAAGTTAATGGAATTTTATAATAAATTTCAAGAGCGAATTATTATGATGCCTGCTGCACATAAAAAAGAATACCACAATTCATTCCCTGGAGGTTATGTAGATCATGTTAATCGTGTTATTACATGTGCTCTTAATTTACATGATTTGTGGGGTCAAATGGGAGCTGATTTGAATACTTATACTAAAGAAGAATTAGTATTTTCTGCTCTAAATCATGATTTAGGTAAAATGGGGGATGAAGAACATGAATCTTATATTGAACAAGATGATAAATGGAGACGCGAAAAATTAGGTGAAGATTATAAATTTAATAATAAATTAGCATTTGCATCTGTACCTGATAGAGGATTATTCTTATTACAAGATCATGATATAAAATATACATTTAATGAAATGATTACTATTCAGACTCATGATGGTTTATATGATGAAGGTAATAAAAAATATTTAATGTCTTATTCTCCAGAACAAAAACCACGTACTTCATTACCTTTTATTGTTCATCAAGCTGATTTAATGGCTGCTCGTATTGAATTTGAAAAAGAATGGTTACCTAAATTTAATGGTGAAATTACAGAAGCTCCTAAAAAAATATCTACTTCAGAAACTAAAACTAATGTTAAACAAAAAGCACTAGGTACAGTTAAAAGTGAAGGATTAAAAAATTTATTAGATAGTCTATGATATTCTTACTTATTTTTCTAGTAATATTATGTGCTGTACTAGGATTTACTACTTATAATCTTCTAAAGAAAAACGAAGCCCAAGAAGATATATTATCCAGTTATATGACATACTTAAATAAAATGTCAGATATAATTGAATTTTCAGATAAAAAAATGAAAGAAGTAGATGAAAAAGGTTCCTTTAAAAGTGATGATGAGGTTGGTTTTTTCTTTGAGCAAATTAAAGCTCTTCAAGATATACTAAATTCATTTAACGTAAAAAATATCTAATATGGAAGAATTAGTAGTAAAGAAAAAGAAAAAAAGTGTTCAATATTTTACTAAAGAAACAGAAGATGCTATTGTAAGATATAATAATACTGAGGATCCTGAGGAACGTTCGAATATCTATAGAGATGAAATCCATTATGCTTTCTTTAAATTAACAGAAAACATTATTCATACTTTTAAATTTTATTATACTGAAGTAGAAAATATAGAAGATTTACAACACGAAATTATAACATTTTTATTATCTAAAATACACAGATTTAATCCTGAAAATGGAGCTAAAGCATATTCCTATTTTGGAACTATTACCAAAAGATGGCTAATTTTATATAATCAGAAAAACTATAAAAAAAGAGTTGATAATATTGATATAGAAGTATTAGAAGAAGATGAAAATCACTCATATGAACTTGAAGATACTCAACCAATAGAACGTTTATCTTATTATATAGATGAATATGTTAAATATTGTACCGAAAATATATTTATAATGTTTCCTAAATCAGAAGATGCTCAAATAGCTGATGCTGTATTAGAATTATTTCGTAAAAGAGAACATTTAGATATTTTTAATAAAAAAGCACTTTACATCTATATTCGTGAAATAATAGATGCTAAAACACCTAAAATTACAAAAATAACAAATCAACTATACGATGTATTTAGAAAAGGATACTCGTTTTATTTAGAAAATGAATATATAAAATTCTAACATTAATATTTATAATAAAAAATTATATATTTATGTCACAATTTGATAATATTGTTTTTGGTAAAAAGAAATTTTCACATCTGTTAGAAGAAATCTATAATAATCAAAAGAAAAAAGACACTCAATTAGTAGCTCTTATAAATGAATTAAAACCATTAATATCTGAGATAGGAGATGCTACATTGATTGTTCCTTTAATAAAAGAATACTTAGAAATAAGTGTTAAAAATGATGATTTATTAATTAAAATGGCAGCATTAGCACAACGTGCTATGCAAACACAATCAGTAGATGGGACATTAACAATTTCAGATGAAGAAAAAGAACAATTACTTTCAGCTGTAAATGAATTAAAAGGAGGTAAATAATGAGTACCTATGGTTTTAAGAAAGTTAATAATATTATTACTAATAATCAAATTCCAAATACAGGAATTAACAATGAATTATTAACTGTAGTACGTGTTAAAAGTATAGTTTTAGATGAAACTCATCCTAGATTTAAAGATCTTGGAGAGTGGGATGCTTTAGGTACTATAGAATACGAAAATGTAATAAAACCAAATATTATAAATCCTCTTCCAACAGCAAAACCATTATATGGTAATATAAAAAATTATCCATTAATTAATGAAATTGTTTATATATTATCTCTTCCAAGTACATTAATAGGACAACTAACATCAAATACAATTTCATATTATGTTAGTACTGTTGCTCTTTGGAATCATCCACACCACAATGCTTATCCTTCTAATTCTAATGAAAAACCACCAACACAACAAAAAGGATATAATCAAACAGAATTAGGAAATACTAGCAAAATAACTAACCAAACATTAAAAGTAAATTTAGGTAACACTTTTGAAGAACGTTCTAATATACATCCATTATTACCTTTTGAAGGTGATGTTATATATGAAGGAAGATGGGGGAATAGTATAAGATTAGGATCAACTGTTACTACAAAACCACCAATTGATAGTCCTTTAAATAATTGGTCTAAACGTCCAAGTACTTCAGGAGATCCTATTTTAATATTAAGAAATGGACAAGGTAAACAAACCGAAGAAGGTTGGTTACCAATAGAAGAAGATATTAATAATAATGAATCTTCTATTTATTTAACAAGTACACAAAATATTCCTTTAGAAGCAGCTAGTACTAATTATACTAGCTATAAAACAGCACCAACCTCACCAAACAAATACTCAGGCAAACAAGTAATGATAAGTTCAGGTAGATTAGTTTTTGATTCTTCGGAAGATCATATTTTACTAAGTTCAGCAAAAAGTATTAGTCTAAGCTCTAATTCAGGAGTTAATATTGATACTTCTCAGTTTATAGTTCAAAGTTCAAATGTTTATTTAGGATCTAAAGATGCTACTGAATCAATGATTAAAGGAGATTTATTAATAGCTGAATTACAAAAGTTATTAATTCAAATACAGTTATTATCAACTGCATTACAATCGGTTCCTCAAGCAGCATCAGCCGCACAGTTAGTATTATCTGAATTACCTAAAATATCTGCTGATTTAGAAAAAACAAAATCTAATGTAAATAAATTAATATAATGGCTACTATAGATTTACAATTATTCGAAAATTCATTACCTGATAGTCTAAAATCAACAGGCTCAGAAAAATTAGGGCAACTTATTTTAGAAAAAGGAATACAAATAAATGACATTGTTCAACCTCAATTAGATTTACTTTTATCTAATTTAACAACACCTGATGGTTTATGTTTACCTGAAGCTCAATTAAACGAGTTTATAACTCAAAGAAATAATATAGTAAATACCTTAAATCAAATTAATAAATATTTAGATTTAACTACTGGTACTATAGGAATAACATCAACTATATTAGATACTTTAATATCCACAGCAAGAACATTAAAAGGACTCAAACCAGCAGCAATAGCGGCAACAGCCGCAAGTCCAGTTCCAGGTCCTTTTGCAAGTTTAGTATTACAAGCCAATGAAGTATCAAATAATTTAACATTTGATATTTTAGGAAATTCAAAATTAAATAAGATAAAACTAATAATTGATAGAACAGCAGTTCCTATATCTTTAACATCACGATTTATATCTAACGCTGTTACAGCATTAGGTCTTATAGATGTAATATTAAAAAAATGCTCACCCAATTCAACTATTTCCCCAATATCTCAAAACCTAGTAAATATAACAGAAGCTCAATTAAGATCAACACAAACAATAAATGATATTACTTATAAAGGTTTTATTATTGAAATTCAAGAAGTACCATTTAACGATACAATAATTCGTAGAAAAGCAGTTGGTAAAAATGTACAAGGAATCCCATTAATTGAAACTGAATTATCATTTACAACAAACTCACAAATTCTCATCAATGAATTAAAATTAATAATTGATAGAGATAATTTAAAAGCCTATTAATTTAATATTTATAAACAATGAAACCGTCAGATTTTAAAAACATCATCAAAGAATCAGTAAAAGAAGCTATTCAAGAAGAATTAAAAGAAATTCTTTTAGAGGCTATTCGTACCCCTAAAACAATTGTTACCGAACAAGTTAAAAATACATATGCTCAACCACAAATAAACAATCCTAAAAAATTAACACCTGCAGAAAGACATGCAATGTTTGGAGGGATTTTAGGTGAAATGCAAAATGGAGGAGTAGCTAATACTAATAATATTCCTTTTAACTCAACAGGTCCAGTAGACCCAGTTAATGGAGCTTTACCTGAAGGCGAAGTAGGATTAGATATGATAATGGGTTTAATGAATAAATAATGGCTTTTGGAGCGAAAAAAATATTTCCTATAGATACACGCCCTGGAACGGGTGTAGGAATTGGTTTACCTTTTAATGCTCCGGCTGTTTTTCCTATTACTTATACTACAAAAGATGCTATCAAAAATAATTTAATTAACTATTTTTTAACAAATAAAGATGAAAGATATTTAAATCCAACTTTTGGTGGAAATTTAAGAGCATTTATATTTCAACAAATAGATGAAGGTAATGTAAATTATTTAAAAGAAGATATTCAAAATCAAATTGGATTATTTTTTCCAAATGTTATTATAGGGAGTCTAGAAATAGATTCGTTCCCAGATATAAATCAAATATCAGTAACTTTAAAATATAATATTAAAGATACAGGTTTAACAGATACAATACAATTAGCATTTACATAATGGCTACTAAAAAAAGAAATATACAATATATAAATAAAGATTTTAGTGAATTAAGAGCAAACTTAATTGACTATGCTAGAACTTATTTTCCAACAACCTATAATGACTTTACAGAAGCATCACCTGGAATGATGTTTATGGAAATGGCAGCGTATGTTGGAGATGTTTTATCATTTTATCTTGATAATCAATTACAAGAAACTTATTTACAATATGCTCGTCAAACAAATAATTTGTATGAATTAGCTTATATGTTTGGTTATAAACCAAATGTAACTCAAGTTGCAACAACTGAAATTGATTTTTATCAACAAGTACCTGCTAAATTATCTGGTTCAACATATATTCCTGATTTTGATTATGCTTTATTTATTAACCAAAATGCTAGAGCAGCATCACCCAATATTCAAAATACATCATTCTTAATAGAAGATCCGATTGATTTTTCAGTATCAAGTTCAGGTGATCCTACAGAAGTAACTGTATTTTCTACTTCAGGAGGTAACCCAACTTATTTTTTACTAAAGAAAACAAGAAAAGCAATATCTTCAACTATTAGTACTACTACTTTTAGTTTTGGTTCTCCAGTACAATTTTCAACTGTAACTATTAATACACCACGAATTGTAGGAATTTTAGATGTAATTGATACTGATGGAAATAAATGGTATGAAGTAGATTATTTAGCTCAAGATACTGTATATGATTCTATTAAAAATACAAATATAAATAATCCTAACTTATCACAGTATAGTGGAGATACTCCTTATATTTTAAAATTAAGACAAGTTCAAAGAAGATTTACATCAAGATTTTTAGATTCTCAAACTTTACAATTACAATTTGGAGCAGGAACAGCTAATGATACTGATGAAGAAATTATACCTAATCCAAATAACGTAGGTATTGGTTTACCTTTTGAAAAATCAAAATTAACAGCAGCATATTCACCTACAAACTTTATGTTTACTAAAACATATGGTATTGCTCCTTCTAATACTACTTTAACAGTAAGATATTTAACCGGTGGAGGAGTTACAGCAAATGTACCTGCTAATAGCTTAACTAATTTAATTGCAAATACTACATTTTTAAAATCAAATTTAAATTCAGTAACATCAGATACTATATTTAATTCATTAGCTATTACAAATCCAACAGCAGCAAGTGGTGGTGGAGATGGAGATACAATAGAAGAAATTAGACAAAATGCATCCTCAAATTTTTCATCTCAATTACGTAACGTAACTCAAGATGATTATTTAGTTAGAACATTATCTTTACCTGCTAAATATGGTGTTGTATCTAAAGCGTATATTGAACCTACAAAAGCACAATCCATATCTTCTGGTGAATCTAATTCAATATTAGATCTATACGTTTTATCATACGATGTAAATAATAGATTAACTATAGCTTCACCATCAATAAAACAAAATGTTGTAAATTATTTATCACAATATAAAATGGTAAATGATGCTGTAAATATTAAAGATGGTTTTATTATTAATATTGGATTGAATTTTGATATTATTATATTACCTAATTATAATAGTAATCAAATTTTATCAAATTGTATTACTGCTTTACAAGATTATTTTCTAATAGATAAATGGCAAATAAATCAACCAATTTTATTAAGAGATATTTATATTTTATTAGATAGAATTGAAGGAGTTCAAACAGTTAAAAACGTAGAAATAACAAATTTAGTTGGAGAAAATTTAGGATATTCACCTTATGCTTATGATATAGCAGGAGCAACAATTAGTAATGTTGTTTATCCATCATTAGATCCTTCAATTTTTGAGGTAAAATATCCAACACAAGATATTCAAGGAAGAGTAGTAAACTTATAATAAAAAATGGCAGTATATAAATTATTTCCGACTAAAGACGCAACGTTATATTCATTATTTCCAACAATGAATACAGGATTAGATCCTATTATGGAAGCTACTCTTACAACATTTGCTTATTCTACCCCAAATCCTCAAACAAGTAGATTTTTAATTTCATTTGATGAAACAGAAATTGAAGATGTATTAGAAAATAAAATAGGCATAAGTAGCTCAGCACAATTATTAAGTACATCTAGTTGGAAAGCAACATTAAACTGTTTTATAGCAACAGCAACTGGATTAGAAATATTACCAACAGGTACTACTTTAGAATGTTATCCTGTATCTGGGGCTTGGAGTATGGGAACAGGACAATATTTGGATGATCCTCAAACCACAGATGGAACAAGTTGGATATGGCAAGGATATTCAGGTTCTAACACTTGGGCAACATCAAACTATAATACTTGTTCAACAGGATCTTATAATACAAATTATGCACCAGCTGGTGGAGGAACATGGTATACTGGATCTGTAATACCTTCTAGATTAAATTCTAATATATATCCTATAACAGCTTCTCAATCATTTAATTATAAATCTACTAAAGATACTAATTTTAATGTATCTAATATGATTAGAGCATGGTATACAGGAGCTATACCTAATAATACATTTGATGGATTTATAATAAAACAAGAACCTGAATTTATAGATAATATTAATTACCAACCAGAATTAAAATATTATTCAGTAGATACTAATACTATTTATCCTCCGCAATTACAATTTAGCTGGAGAGATTATACTTTTAATACAGGATCTTCTACACAAACAATATTAAATACCTTACCAGCTACTATTACAGTAGCTAATAACCCAGGCACATTTTTTCCAAATAGTATAAATAAATTTAGAGTAAATGCTAGACCAGAATTTCCAATTCAAGTATGGCAAACATCATCAGTTTATACTAATAATTTTTATTTACCTACTACGTCATATTATGCTATTAAAGATGTATACACGAATGAATATGTTATAGATTTTGATGATTTATATACACAGATAAGCGCGGATTCTACGTCAAGTTACTTTGAAGTATACATGAATGGATTAGAACCAGAAAGATATTATACTATTATAATAAAAACAATAATTGACGGAACAACAATTGTTTTCGATAATCAATACTCATTTAAAATTGTTAATGGATAATGGAAAATATTACACCAAATAAAACAATATTTGATAAAAATCAATATAAAAGAGTAATAGATACTTCTTTTACTCAATTGGTACAACCACAACCAACAGGTTCTTTACCAACCATTTCTGTAGCTGAATTTTTTCAAAATTATCAAACATTATTTTTTTCAATACCTAAATTTGGAGATACAAATTCTCATGAATATCTTATTAAAACGAGTAGTGAATATGTTGGTTCAACAAATTTAAATGATGATTTAATTCAAGCATTATTAGAAGAAACAAATCAATTAAGACAAGAAAATCTTGAATTACAACAAAGTATATTAGGAAATATAACACAATAAAATAAATGGCTGAAATAGTTAATATACAAAATATAAACCCAACAACATTTGAACTACAAACCTATTCTCCAGAAGATAGTGCTCTTATAAATTCAACAACAATAGATCGTATTTTTAATTCTTCTACGGATATTATAGAATATTTTATCTATGATTTAAATTCAAATATATTATTCGAAAATGTAGATGGTTATTCTAGTTATTATATAAATAATAATATAATAACTTTAACACCAGAAGAAAATTTAAAAAATGCTGGTTTTACAGAAGGAAATTATAATACTTTATATAATTTTTTAACCCCAAGACTAGGTTCAAATTCACTTAATCGTTACTTTATATCAGAAATAAGTTCCGATAGAACAGAAATTAGATTAGATACAACTGCTATTCCAAACGAAGTTGTGGTTTCTTCTGCTAATGAATTATCTAATGAAATTAGTACAACAGTAGGTAGTTATTATGATTTTTATTTAGATTTTGGTAACAATCAATTAATAATAGCTAATAACGTATTACTAGATAATTCTATTGAAACTAATCCAACAGTATTAATAAAATTATATGATGCTTTACCTTCTCAATTTTCAATCAAAGATGAATTATGGGTTGTAGTTAAAGCATCTGATTCTGTTGCTTATAATATTAGTATTATAAATACATTTGATATAGAAGATGAGTTTATTTATTTAAAAGGTCCTAATACTAACATTAATATTAAGGATCAAATAAATAATTCTACTAATTATATTAATTTAGCTAATCTTAATAATACATCAACATCACAAGGATCAGGTAGCTCTCAATATCAACTAAATAGTTTATTAGCTGAAACAGGAATAGAAATCAATATAGATTATTCCGATTATTCAAATTTTATACATTTCTCTTCAGCACAAACTCGTTTAGAAAATTTTTACTATAAATTATCATTAATAGAACAATATAATTATAGTGCTAGTTTGTCTAGTGGAACACCAACAAATTATTATGTTTCATCAAGTAATATAGTATATCAAAATAAAATTGATGAAATTATTACAGGATTTGATGGATATGAATATTTTTTATATTACGAATCAGGTTCAACTTGTTGGCCTAAAAGTAATGATACTCCACCATATGTAAATGTTTTAACTACTTCATTAAATGGTCAAAATTGGTTAATAAGTCAATCTTTAGTAGCTGAAAACTATGATTTAGAAAATAATAATGCTTTAACTTTAGCTATTCCTTCATATATTACTGATGACCCTAGTAATTTTCAATTTAATTTATTTATTGAAATGATTGGTCAAAGTTTTGATAATACATTTGTATATTTACAAGATATTACTAACAAATATAATGCTGATAATAGATTAAATTATGGTGTATCTAAAGACTTAGTAGCAGATATACTAAGAGATATGGGTATAAAAATATACCAAAATAATTTTTCATCAAACGATTTATATTCTGCATTAATAGGTTTTACACCATCAGGAAGTTTATATAATTTACCATATACAACAACACAATATCCTGTACCATCAGGTTCGTTTTTAGATTATATAACAACGTATATAACTGCTTCTTCTACATCTTCATTGACACCCACTAGTGATATAAATAAAGAACAATATAAACGAATATACCATAATTTACCTTTATTATTAAAGAAAAAAGGTAGTACTCAAGGTTTAAAAGATTTAATTACTACTTTTGGAGTCCCAGATACTATTTTAAGAATAAATGAATTTGGAGGTAAAGATAAAAATCCAAATACATGGGATTACGGACAAAATGAATATAATTATGCTTTTTATACTAGTGGCTCTGCTTTTATATCATCATCTTTTGTTTTAAATTCATCATGGGGTTCTTTAAATGATAGACCTCAAGCAGTAGAATTTAGATTTAAAACTAATACTTTACCACAAAATACAGCTAGTATAGCTTTACAAAACTTATGGTCAACAGACAATGGAGTTACATTAAGATTAAGATACACAGGCTCAGGTTATATTACTGCTTCTTATAGTGGTGGTCCCTTAAATCCTTATTATCAATATGCTTTATTAGAATTTATACCTAATACATCATCTGCTTCAGTATCTGCTAGTATTTATTTACCATTTTATAATGAAGAATGGTGGTCAGTTTTAATCAATAGTGGAAGTAATGGATTTACTTTATATGCTGGAAATAAAAATAATGAATCACCAAATTCAATAAATTTTAAAGAATCATCATCAGTAACTGGAAGTAATGTGTGGAATAGTAGTTTAATATCTACTTTTGGCTCATCGTCATTAAAAATATTTACAGGATCATTTCAAGAAATCAGATATTATACTCAACCACTATTGGAAGATTATTTTAATGATTATATAATGAATCCATCATCAATAGAATCAAGTGAATATTTAGCTTTTAGAGCATCTTTAGGAGGAGAATTATATACTTCATCTATTTCTATTCATCCTAAAATCACAGGTTCTTGGATATCAACTTCTTCATTTACATCAAATAGTGATTTTTATATAAGTTTAGAAGGAAAATATATTCCAAATACTGAGATTCATTATTATGATCAAGTTCCAGCAGGTATTCAGAATGCAATATCTCAAAAAATACAACAACAAAATATAGTTTTACCTTATAGTAATAATAAAAATAATACTCCTAATCCTAAAGTACTGTCTCCTTTTATTTCAGTCCAACAATCATCACCAATAAGTCAAAGTTATACTAGAGATGTTGATTATGTAGAAGTAGGTTTTTCACCACAAAACGAAATAAATGAAGATATAAATAATCAATTAGGTTATTTTAATATTGGAGAATTTATAGGAGATCCTAGACAACAAACATCTCCATCTTTATCATATCCTGATTTAGATGGTTTAAGAGACTCTTATTTTAAAAAGTATTTAACAGATTATCAAGAATGGGATTATATAAGATTAATTCAGTTTTTTGATAATTCATTATTTAAAACAGTAGCTGATTGGATTCCTGCTAGAGCAAGTTTAGCATCAGGTATTATAATTAAACAACATTTACTAGAAAGAAATAAATACCCTGTACCACAAGCAGAAATTTCTACATCAATAGCTAATGTGGCTAGTGGTTCAACTAATATTCCTTTTTACCAAGAAAATATATTATTTACAGGTTCAATTCCAGTAGGAACAATTACTGGAAGTAATGGAGGTACATTACCTGATTTAAATGGACAAACATCATCTGTTATATTACCTGGTAATTATAATACAACTGTAACCCAAATTTGGGGTGGAAGCAACTCAGGACCTTTAGGAATAGTTCCATTTACTGATTCATATCAAACAGAATTTTTTGATGGAGAATTAAGTGGTTCTGTAATAACTGTTACTACTCAAAGTCTAAATCCAGATAATATATTATTAAATAATCAATCATTTTATCCTACAATAGGTGATTATCAAAATTTAAATGTTAGTGTAACTAATAATACTGTAATAAGTAGTTCTTTTCCTGCATTTTTTCCATTTAATATATTAAATAGATATATAGATTATTATAATATTTCTACATATGAATATAGTCCTAAATATAATACTGTAGCTGATTTTAATATTTATATAACAGGATCATTTTATTTTGGCGATTCTGCTGATATATTATATATTTATGCTTTTGAAAATACAAATGGAAATTATAAATATTTAAGTAGTGATTTTGAAATTACAAATCAGGTAGGTAATGTAAATATAAACACAAATGTAAATATAAATAATATTTCATTAAAAAGTGGTTCTATATATGTTGTTGGGTATAATTTTTATAATACTGGTATAGACGATTCAACAGGTTCACTTAATTCTGCTACTAATTGGACTGTTAATGTTGTTAATCCTCAAACTATAGGTTATCCTAATGATCCTAACATTTATCAACAATCAACATTTCCCGGTAATTTAGAATTATATCCTGAATATAATGCTGTTTTAAACAATGTCTATAGTAATAGATTATCTGAAAAATATTTTGATGTTGATTATTCACAACAAGGTGTATTACCTGTAAATCAACAAGTAATTTTGTCACAATCCGCTACTTATGCTCAAATACAAGATTCAAATTATACTTTAGCTTCAAATATTAATCCACGTTATGTTGGATCTAAAAATACAAGTGCTAAATATAATACTTATACTATTGGAGATTCATCATATGGTAAAACAGCAGCTATAGATAACTATGTAAACTATTTTGCTTATTGGGATTTTAGAGGTACATCATCTCCACATTATCCAGGAGGCGGAAACATCCATTTAACTTATTTAGTAGATACAGAAGGTAATGCTATTCCATTAACTGGAAATAATAAATGGTTAGAAACAGTATCAAATATATTTGTAAAAAACCAAACAGCTTATATTTTACCAGTAGTTTATTCACCTGGTGAACCTAATATCCCCGTTACTATTGTAGAAGGAGGGGCTATATATGAAACAATTGTAGTTAAATCAGGATCAGGAACTATATCAGATGCTGGATTTACAGTAAATGCTGATGTAATAAATAATTTCCCATCAGTATTTTTTATTTCAGGTTCAAGTATTACAAGTTCATTATTATTAAATAATCCAGTTTCACCAAACCCTAACTTTTTAGATTTTTTCATACCAGGTACTAATTTTAATAATGTAACTTCTTATACAACTAGAGGAACACCTGGATTATTTAAAATATTTAATAAATCAAATAATGGGTTAGGTGAGGGAGTAATACCAGTAGAAAATACCCTTTTCCCTATACAATATGGAGATTTTATTAGATTTGGAACATCTAATTCTCCTGATCCTATTCAATCAGGTTCATTAGACTATAAATGGAATAATGGATTTTTATATCAAATATTAGATACTAATACATCAGATATTCTTTCTGGAATATCAAGTAGTCTTCAAATAGTACCATCAGCACATAGTTATCCTCAATTAACTTCAAATCAATCATTTAGAATAATGAGAAGAGTACCAAATGAGACCTTTGTACTAGTTAATATTATACCATCATATAAAGATGGAGGATTTTTAATTCCTGAAAATTTTAATCCAAATTTTGATCCATATGATTTAGCTAGAAAAGCAGGATTAATTCAATAAAATTGAAGCTTTAATGTATTTATAATAAATGCCAATGTTTAATACAGTACCTGGGTTAATTCCTTTAAAGATATTTAACGGAAATGATCTAATTACATCTAATGTTAATTTAATTAATTTTACAGGATCAGGTGTAACAGCATCTGTTGGTGAATTTAATAATTTAATTATTACTGTAGGTGGAGGAGGCGGAGGAATAACTGTTAATACAGGTTCATTATTATCAACGGCATCGTTTTCAAATCCTAATTTAACATTTATAAAAGGGGATGGAAGTACATTTTTTATAAATTTATCTACTTTAGTACCCACAAGCGCATCTTATGCTTTAACATCTTCCTTTTCAATAACCTCTTCTTTATCTTTACAAGGTATAACAACAGCATCTGTATCTAATACAACAATAACTTTTACAAAAGGAGACGGAACAACATTTCCAATAACAGTAGCACAGTCAGGTTCAGTATCAACAGCTTCTTATGCTTTATTTGCTGAACAAGCTCTAAGTTCTTCATATGCAGCAACAGCATCTTATGCTTTAAATTCAGATTCTAATCCTTTTAGAATAACTACAGGTAGTATTTCTGCTAGTGTAAATACAGGACCTAACATTTTTATTATTACTAATAATAATATTCCCTTATTTACAGTATCTCAAAGTGGTGTAATTATATTAGCAACTCAATCACAAGAATTAACAAACTCAGCACCAAACGGTGGAATTTATTTTACTTCTGGTTCTTTTTTCGTAGGTCTTGATTAATCTTAAATTCTTCATATATTTATAAATAAAATAAAATAAAATAAAATGGCAACTTGGAAAAAAGTAATAACCTCGGGAAGTACAGCTAATTTAGCAGCACTTCAAGTAGATAATTTAACATCAGGTAGTGTAGTAATTGGTGGAGGTTCTAATAATTTATCTGTTAGAACCATCAATGGAACAGGAAGTATACTAGCTACAACAGGAGCAACAGGGGTTTCAATATCCGGTTCATTTAGTGGTTCTTATTTTGGTGATGGTTCTGGATTAAGTGGTGTAGCTGCTAATTTTCCTATAGTTGCTAAAACAGATTTAGCATCTACTGATCAATTTTTTATTAGTGATGGTGCTAGTAAATTTATTACCTATGGTAATTTATTAACTGATTTAGCAGGTACTAATTTAGCAGTTGAAGGTACAGATAGTTTAACATTAGCTACTACTATTACAGGTATTACATCAATAACTTCTACTGGTTTTACTGGTTCATTAATTGGTACTTCAAGTTGGGCTACAAATGCATTAACATCTTCTAGATTTACAGTTACTGACACAACAACAGGTACAGGACCATATTATGTAGTATTTACAGATGGTACATCAGGAGCTCAGTTACCAAGAGTAGATTCTGCTGCTCTTACTTTTAATGCTACTACAAATACTTTAACAGTAACTTCTTCAAATGCAACTCAAGCTTTAAGTTCATCTTTTGCTACAACAGCTTTATCCTCAACATCATCTTCATTTGCTACAACTGCTTCATTTGCTACAACAGCATCATTTGTTACAAGTGCGTCATTTGCTTCAACTGTAGGAAGTATAGCTAATAATGTTACTAATAATGCTGATAATAGAATATTAACAGCAACCGGTGCTGGTACAATAAATGGTGAAGCCAATTTAACGTTTGATGGTACTACATTAAGTGTAACAGGAAATCAAGTATTAACAGGAAATTTAATAGTACAAGGTACAGCTTCATTTCAACAAACAACCAATTTAGAAGTTGCTGACCGATTTGTATTATTTGCTTCAGGTTCAAACTCAGCAGGAGATGGTGGTATTATTGTTCAACAAGCAACTCAAAATATAGGAGAATTATTTGGTTATGAAAATTCAGTTAATCGTTGGGGATTCACATCATCTTTTAATGCTTCTAGTCCTTCATATACAGCAGCCGCTTTTGTAACTACAACACAAATAGCGGCATCTAATCCTACAGCAGCTCCAATTTATGGTGGTGTTACAAATGGATTAGGTAATATTTGGGTTAATTCAACTTCAGAAGATATTTTTATATATTCATAAAAATTATGGGGATTTTAGATAAACTTAATAAACAAACAAACCCACAATTAGGTATTAATAATCTTAATCAAAAAGAAATAGAAATTTTACTTTCTATGATTAAGCGTACAACATTTCTTGGAGAAGACATAGAGTTTTTGTATACTTTAGTTGTTAAATTACAAGAACAATATTTAAATTCAAATCAAACATAAATAAATAAAACAAACAGTTATGAATATATTTTCAATCGATTTTTCCCATGCTGAACTAAATTTTATTAGACAAGCCTTAGAAACTGTTCCAATTCAAGGACGAGATGCTAAATTTTGTGCTTCTATTCAAATTAAAATTGAACAAGAGTTAGAACAAATAATACAATTTATTAAAAATGAAGAAGAAGCTAAAATGTTAGGTCTTCAACAAATTGTAAATAATGAGACAATGAAGCAATCAGCAAGAAAAAAATCTTAACTTATTATATAATTATAATAAAATAAAATATGTCTAGTTGGAAGCGAATTATAACGTCAGGTTCGGATGCTGTTTTAAATACAGTCAGTGCTACCTCATTTATTGGACCTTTAAATGGTACCGCTTCATGGGCTGTATCATCATCAAGAGCAATAACAGCATCATTTGCTACTCAAGCATTAAGTTCATCATTTACATCAACAGCTTCATTTATTAATACATTAAATCAAAACGTAACAGTAAATGGTACAATTAGTGGATCATCTTTATACTCAAATGGAGATGTTACTGCCGCACAATACCTAAGATCACTAAATTCATCAGGAGATGAAGGAGGGGAAATCTTTCTTAGTAAAGCCGTTACAAACACATCTATTACAGGAGGTGTTACTATCGATGTTTGGCAAAATAGATTAAGATTTTTTGAGCAAGGGGGCACTGCACGAGGATATTTTTTAGATATCACCGCAGGTGGTGCAGGTGTGGGAACAAACCTAGCATCAGGAGGTAGTGGATTTCCATTTACTGGATCAGCACAAATAACTGGTAGCTTAGGAGTAACAGGTAGTGCATATATAAGTGGTGCTTTAGGTGTAGGAACAAGTACTCCAACAACAATAGGTTTAATTCGAGCAACTAATGACGTTATTGCTTTTTATTCATCAGATGAAAGATTAAAAACAAATAAAAAAATTATTTCCAATCCTGTAGAAATAATACAACAACTTAATGGATATAAGTTTACTTGGATTCCAAAAAAAGGTATTCATGAAAATAAAGGAAAAGATATAGGAATTATAGCTCAAGAAGTTGAAAAAGTCTTACCTGAAATTGTAGTTACTCGTGATAATGGATATAAAGCTGTTAAATATGAAAAAATAATAGCAGTTTTAATTGAAGCAGTTAAAGAACTAAATAATAAAATTGAAATTTTAGAAGAAAAAATCAATAAAAATGACAATACCTAGTTCAAGCATTTCATTTATTGATATATGGGAAGAAGCAAATGGAACTTATAGTTCAGGAGAACTTAGTTTATTTAAAATGTCAAATTTCTCTTATTTTTCAGGACCTAATGGATCAAATACAGTTTCAGATAATAATTGGGGAAGAGGAGAATTTTCAGGAGCCGACAGAATATATAATCTTACTGCTCAAACTTCTTCTTTTGGTGTAGGTGATTTTTCAAATTTAGATTATTTCTATGATAATACAAATTATAAAATTATTTTAGATGTAACAAATAATGTGGCCGCACCCCCACCTTTTCCACCCCCACCACCTACAGCTAATGAATTTAATCCTATTTTGCAGTTTTTTGATAATTCATTAACTTATAATTATATTAATGCAGGAACAGGATTTGTCTCACCGGGAGGAGGAAATATAAATACTGATATTAGTACAACAACTACCCCATTAATTAATACAGCTTATTGGGAATTAACCCTTGTTCCCGGAAGTCCTTTTCCTGCTAGTTTTGCCGATTTAACAATTAATGGAACTACTATTTTTACAGGAGTTGTTGTAAATGCTAGTCCTACTAATACAGTTTTTAATTCTACTACTTATGGTACAGTAGATATAGGAGCTATTACGGGGGGTGATGGTTTTGAATTTGTTTTAGATGTATATTAATAATATGATTAACTGGATTTCAACATATGATTTTTTAAATTATCAACCTGATCAAGAATTAGAATTAAAAATTTTTAACTTAGCAAAAGAAAATACAACTCCATTTAAGATTGGAAATCCAATAAGTCCTAATTCTCCAATTCCGTATAATAAAAAAACATATTTTTACCCTTTAGAATTTTTACAACAAAATTTTCAAAATGAAGTAAAATAATTAAAAAATTATATATTTATAATAAAAATAAAAACACATGGGATATTTAAATAATACCGTAGTTACAGTAGATGCTATTTTAACTACTAAAGGCCGTCAATTATTAGCTCAAAATGATGGTTCGTTTCGTATAACACAATTTGCTTTAGCTGATGATGAAATTGATTATACTTTGTATAATCCTAATCACCCATCAGGATCTGCTTATTATGGTGAGGCATTAATTAATATGCCTTTACTTGAAGCTTTTCCTAATGAAACTCAAGTAATGAAATATAAATTAACAACATTACCTCGTGGTACAGCTAAGTTACCTATTTTAGCTATTCCTCCAAGTGTTCCTTTAAAACAAGGTCAATCACAAATAATTCGACCTGAAACTCTAAACTATTTTGGAGGAAATACATCTGAACAATCAGGTTATACATTTACAATTTCTGATGTTAGATTAACATCTACATTTGAGGGTGTTGGTATTAATACTCCAAATGCACAAGCACTAAATACTTCAACTCAAACAACAGGTACTGTAGTATCTAAAACAGTAATAGGTACTTCTTTAAATATAAGAGGTACTACTGTAAATGCTATATTCCCTGCTACTGCTAATGCAGGATCAATTTTACAAGCTACATTAAATATTGTAGGTAGAGATAGTGGAGCTACAGCAACAATACCATTCCAATTAACAAAAGTATAAAATATAAGACATGGCATTTAAAGCATTTCAACCAACAGATATTGTAGTAAGTAGTGATTCAATTACAGCTACATTGTGGTCTACTAATACACCTTCATTAACAACATTTTTTACCTCTTCTACACAGATAGCAAGTACAGCAGGTAATTATTATTATAATATTTTTCAAACAGCATCAACACAAATAGGTGCTGAAGTACAATTTGCTATAGCTTATGGTAATACTAATGGAAGTGGTAGTTTAAATTTTAATAACTTAGTAGATGGTTATTCTCCAACTTCTACAATCTATGGTCAATATCAAGATTTAGTTTTAGGAGATGAAAATTCTAATTTTATTTTTGGAGCAATTACTTCATCTGAATTTATTGCAATTTCTTTTGATAGATCTAGATATAAAGAATCATTATTTTTAGGTTCATTAGCATTAACACTTAAAGGACAAGCAGCATCTTCAGGTTCTGTTACTTTAACAGATAATAGTAAATATGTAAGTTCTGTTGTTTATACGAATGGCGGAATGAGAGTATTTCAATTAATGTCGGGGTCTCAAGGTATTAGATTTACAGGTTCAGCAACAACAGCAGATGGATTTTCAAAAACAGGTTCTTATGGTTGGTTCTTACCAGATATTGGAACTATATTATTAAATCCGAGTGCATTAAGAGCAGTACCAGCTGACGGAGGTATAGGATTTTTATTTAGTGGTTCTGCAACAGCATCAGTAGCTCCAATAGCACCACCACTAAGAGATATTTACACAGCAATTAGTGGAGGAGCTTCATTTTTAATTAATTCACAAGAAACTATTACATCAGATTATATATTTGTAAGACCACAAAGTTCTGAATTTAATTATTCTGAAAATCCAAGTTTTATTGCAGGTTCTACAGGTGAAGTAATATATAGTGATTTTATTAATAATCCACAAACATATATTACAACTGTAGGTTTATATAATAATAATAATGAGTTATTAGCTGTAGCTAAATTATCAAGACCATTATCTAAAAATTTCACATCAGAAGCTCTTATACGTGTTAAATTAGATTTTTAAAATGAATGAGCGTATACAAACAATTTCAAGCATCTGATATAATTGTTTCTCCATTCGAGGTAAATAAATCATTTACTTTTAATGGTGCTGCTTCATTCACAGGTTCTAATGTTGGTATTGATAGATTTTTAGGTTTAAATACAGGTTCTTTATTTAATCCACTAAGCGATCCAACAACAGGACAAATATCTACTCAATACCAAAGATTAGTTTATAGTTCTATTAAAGAACTGTATTACTCAAATTTTTTAAATTCAACAGCAAGTTTAGGATCTCCAGTAACAACAGCAAGTTTAATACCTGGAGCAAACTCAGAAGGAGATGTTTTAGTAGGTCCTACATCTTCTGCAGGTAGATATTTTAATTATCCTCAAACAACTTTAACTTTTGAACATTATCTTCCTACAGCACCTAATTTATATATTGGTGTTTTATCAATTCCAGCAAAATTATTTGGAAATTATATACAACCTGGTTCATTTAGATGGAGTGCAGACAGTGGTTCGATTAATGATGATGGAGAAGGAAATTTAATATTTTCTTCTACTCAACAAATTTGTGGTCAAATATTTTATTCTCATGGGATTGCTGTATTAACTAGTGATTCAATGCCATTAGCTGATACTTATGGAACTGGAATATTTGGTTCTTCTGTTTATGGATTATCTGATAGTATAGTAATTGAAAATTTTATAACATCATCTAACGTAACTTGTTCATTTTCATCCTCTCTAACAATTTATGAAACACAATATAAATGTACAGCAAGAGAAAATGAATTTAATTTTAGTTTAAATCCATCTATAATTTCAGGTTCTGAAGGTATACCATATAGTTATGTAACATCATCTTTATTCTCACCATATGTAACAACAGTAGGATTATATGATGAAGATCAAAATTTATTAGCAATAGGAAAATTATCACAACCATTACCTTCATCGCCTACAACAGATACTACAATACTTATTAATATAGATAGATAAATTATGAATAATTGGTTATACGAAAATAAAGAAATAATATCACTGGATGATTTCCCAACCGACACTTTTGGGTATATATACATGGTAACTCATACTCCGAGCGAAGTATCGTATTTAGGGAAAAAATCGCTATATCACAACGTAAAGCGCAAATTAACCAAAAAAGAATTAGCAGAAATGCCCGTAACAAGAGGACGAAAAGTATTAACAGAAATTGTTAAAAAAGAATCCGATTGGAAAACATATTTTGGGTCCGCAAAACCAATCTTAGCACTGATAAAGGACGGTAAACAAGAGGAATTTACCCGTCAGATACTACAGTTGGTACCCAATAAAAAATTACTAACATACTATGAGTGTAAATATATGTTTACTCATGGTGTGTTAGAAAATCCTGATAAATGGTTTAACGACAATATTTTAGGAAAATTCTACAGTAAAGACTTTTTATAATATTTATAACAAATGAAACTAACAGATTTAAGAAAACTAATTCTAGAAGAATTAGCAAATATCCAAGAAGAAGCACACATCCCAGTAGATGAAATTGGTAAATTTTTTGTAGTTAAAAAACCTAAAAAAGGTATGACTAAAGAAAATATGGTTCAAGAAGCTACTGTTTTTGATGATATTAAAGCAGAAGAAACATTGGGTGTTTATAAAAATAAATCTGAAGCAAATCGTTTAGCTGGTGAAGCATTAAAATCATTTGAAGATCAACTTAAAGAAGTTGAAACATCAATGGAAGAATATAGAAGTGCTCAAAAAGCTATTAAAGAAAAAGCTGAGGAAACAAAAGCAAAAATCAAAAAAATAAAATAATTTTAAATTAAGCTTGGAAAACCAAGCTTTTTTTATTATATTAAGGTTATGTTAAATCAACCTTTAATAGCTTTGGTTAATTCTGTATTAGGAACAGGTAAATCTACTTCTAGAGGAAATTATGCATATCATTGTCCTTTTTGTAATCACCATAAACCAAAACTAGAAATTAATTTTAACGAAAATGAAAAGGGTGAAAATCCTTGGCATTGTTGGGCATGTGATAAAAAAGGTAAAAAAGCATATCAAGTTTTAAAACTATCCCCATTATCACCTGAAATAATATCAGAATTAAAATCACTTACTAAAGGAGGATTCTCAGAAAAACAAATAACAGTAGAGGAAAAAGTAGAACTACCTAAAGAATATAAATCACTATTGAATATTAGTCAATTAAATATTATAGGTAGACATGCATTATCATACTTAAAATCTAGAAATATATTAGAAGAAGATATAATTAAATATAATATGGGTTATTGCGATTCAGGACCATATGCTAATATGATAATTATTCCTTCATACGATGCAAATGGTAAATTAAATTATTTTACAGGACGTTCATTTAAAAAAGATTCATTTATAAAATATAAAAACCCAACAGTATCACGTGATATAATTCCTTTTGAATTATATATAAATTGGGAATTACCAATTATATTGTGTGAAGGACCATTTGATGCAACAACAATTAAAAGAAATACTATCCCACTACTAGGTAAAAATATACAATCTAATTTAATGAAGAAAATTGTAAAATCTAGTGTTGACAAAATATATATCGCCTTAGACAGGGATGCTCAAAAACAAGCCTTGAGTTTTTGTGAAAAGCTAATGTCTGAAGGTAAAGAAGTTTATCTAGTAGATATGCAAGATAAAGACCCAAGCGAAATGGGTTTTGAAAACTTTACAAAATTAATTCAAGACACTTATCCATTAACCTTTTCTAGTTTACTAGGAAAAAAACTAACATTATGATAGACAAAAACTCAAATATTATCCATGATCCTAAAATTAAACGAATTATACAATATAGTTCTGATAATAAACAAATTAACGTATTAGATCAACGTTTTTACAGACGAAACGAGGAATATTATCCTTCAGTATCTAGTATATTAAACTATTTTCCTAAAAATAAATTTTTTCACGATTGGCTTAAAGATGTAGGTCATAATAGTGAAATTATTGCTCAAAAAGCAGCATGGGAAGGTACACAAGTACACAATGCTATTGAACATTTTCTTAATGGAAATGAATTAAGTTGGATTGATGAGGATGGAAATGCTTTATACGGTTTAGAAATTTGGAAAATGATATTAAAATTTGCTGATTTTTGGAATACACATAAACCAGAACTAATAGCAACAGAATATCATTTATTTTCAGATGAATATAAATTCGCAGGTACTGCAGATATTATATGTAGAATAGCAGGAGTATTATATTTATTAGATATTAAAACATCAAATTCAATTCATAATTCATATAATTTACAACTAGCAGCCTATGCTCAAGCATGGAATGAAACACATAGTGAAAAAGTAACAGATACAGGTATAGTATGGTTAAAAGCAGCTACACGAGGTCCTGCTAAAGATAAAATTCAAGGTAGTGGATGGCAATTAAAACAAATAGGTAATATAGAACATAATTTTAATATGTTTACTAAAATATATGATATTTTTAAAATGGAAAATCCTGACTACAAACCATTAACTCAAACACTCCCAACTACTATTAAAATATCATAATTTATTTTTTTCATTAATATTTATAATTAATGAATATCCTAGTTTCCTCATTAGTTGAACACCTTACCGAACTTATTACAGCTACTGATATAATATGTAATAATTGTAATTGGAAGTGGTCTAAAGAAGATGGTGGGGATGATTTATATCTTTGCCATAAGTGTGGGTATGATAATACTTCTGATACTTTAAATGAATTAGGAGAAGGAAATGTTAAACCATTTGAGTGGCGTACTTTAGGTAATTATAGCATAGAAACTTATGTTGATAAATTAAAAGAAATGGCACCCGAATATGGTGATGGTACATATCAATACGCCTTTAAATCAGATAATGCTGATTATGTTGTAAATGTTTTTATTAAAACTATACCACCTACAACAACTAATGGTAAACACCAAATGTATATGGCTTTTGGTTTTGGTTTAAAAAGTGGAGGAGAGGAAATAACTAACTATCAAGAACAATATAGAATAATGGCTACTATGTTAGATATTATATCTAATTTTGTAAACACAGTAGATGATAATATAGACGATGTAATTATTAAAGAAATTCAATTTCACCCCAAAGCAGATGATGGTATTGGCAATGATGCTAATTCTAAAAGAGGTAAATTATATAAAGAATATATTGTTAAAAATTTAGATCGATTTCATAAAAAATATAAATTTTCATCAACACCTAAAGCATTATATTTAATACCAACTAACGTATTTCCTGTAAAAGAAAATCAAACTAAAACTTTGGATCTTAAAGAAGGAATCGTACGTTTATCGAAATACATGCTCGATAACGGATTAAATATTAAACCTCTACCTAAAATAAAATTTATAAGCAATGATAATGAAAATGCAAATAATATTTTAGGTAAAACAGCGTATTACAATCCATCAGAAAAATCAATTACTTTATTTACTTTAAACAGACATCCAAAAGATATTTTACGTTCATTTTCTCATGAAATGATTCACCACATTCAAAATTTAGAAGGTAGATTAAATAATATTCAAACTACTAATACAAACGAAGATGGTGATTTACCTGAATTAGAAAAAGAAGCATATGAAAAAGGTAATATGATGTTACGTAATTGGGAAGATAGTATAAAAAATTAATAACAATATGAATTACAATATTAGAGAAGACGAAGATAATCAATCATCATCAATACGCTTAGATCAAGATCTTATTTTAACAACAACAGAAAATATTCAAAAAGTCGTAGATGCCTTAGAAAATATTGATAATTATGGAATATATTTATCAAATATTAGAAAACCAAATACTAATAAAGCAATAGAAGATTATTTTGGTCCATCAAATCCTTCAAAAAAGAAAACAGCATTAAAAGCAAGAGGAGGAGAACCATTTCCTCTTAGAACAAAACAATCAGTAGATGATTTTATCAAATCACTAACCAGTAAACCTAATTTATTAGATTATAAAGTAGAAGGTAATACTATTATATTTCCTAAAGAATCAAATGAAACAAAAGAAAATATAAAAAGAATAATTGATACTGTTATGAAAAGTGCTGGCATTACTAAATATAAATTAATTAAAAAAGAAAGTGGTAGTTCTATAGAAGAAGGTAGAAAAATAAAACAAATCCGCCAGTTTATTAGAGAAGAAATCAAAAACATTATAAATAAATAAAATATAATGAAAAATACGGTTTTAAAAAAAGAATTTAAGCAACGTGATGTAGAACGTCTTCGTAACCTTGTTCAAGGTAAATACGGGGATAGCACCACGATGGGGATAGGTTATGAAAAAGCAAAAGAATTCCATAGTGAGGGAGATGTGTGGGAAGAAGATAGTCGTACATGGACTATTAAGAATGGAATTAAACAAAATGTTACTAAATTAGATAAAGCAAAAGAAGGTATAATTTTACCTTTATTTTGTCCTTGTTGTACTAAAGCATTAAAACCCCATTTAGACAAACAGTGGTATATAATGTATGGACATTGTTTTAATTGTCAGGTAAATGCTGAGGCTGAATTACGTAAACAAGGTAAATTAGAAGAAGTCGAAAAACAAATAACAAATGATTATGTTGATGGAATGACTAATGATTTTGAAGTTTGGTTTGAAGAGTTAATAAATCAAAAAGACCAATTTATAACTGAGGCTGGTGATGTTGAAAAATGGGATGGTTCTGGTAAACAACAATTATTAAAAAATAAAGAAGAAGCACTTAAATATTTACACAGTTTGAAAAAATGATAACTATGATTACTACTATAACCGTTGCATTAATAACAGCGGTAATTGGCCCTGCAGTACTAGAATGGATTAAACTTAAATTTAATAAACAATCTAACAAAGAATCCCTAATGAAAGAGGCAATTGATTTAAATGAATTGGTTGATCATCAGTTAGATGGTATGATGGAAATTTTAGAATGTGATAGAATATGGATTGCCCAATTTCATAATGGAGGTCATTTTTATCCTACAGGAAAATCAATACAAAAATTTTCATTATTTTACGAAAAAGTATCTCCAAATACACAATCAATACAACACATATTCCAAAATATTCCAGTAAGTTTATTTCCAAAAGCATTAGCTAAATTATATAAAGATGGTGAATTAGGTATTTTAAATTATAATGAACATGAAAATTATGATTTACATTCATTTGCTTGTGATTATGGAACAAAATCATTTTATATGTTAGCAATCGATGATTTAGACAGTCATTTTATTGGAGTAATAGGAATTGCATTTAATACAGAACATAAATTATCTAAAGAAGAATGGATATTTATACGTCAGAAAGTAGGAGCAATTGGTTCATTACTTACAGAATATTTAAATAAGAAAAGATAATATAATATTTATAACAAAACACACAAAATAATGGAAAAATTTGATTACAAAAAATTCTTAACTGAAAATAAATTAACCAAGGCCTCAATATTAAGAGAAGGTTTTGGTGCTTATGAATATGAAGAAGGTAAAGCTGAAGGTAAAGCCGAAGAAAAACAAAAAATGACCAAAGAAGAATTTAAGCAAAAAATCAAAGAAATGATTATTGCTGAGTTAGATGGTGCTGCAATAACAGAAGGACCAGATGATGAAGATTATGAAAAAGCAGGTCGTGAAGTAGAATACGGTATTAATCCAAATGATGAAAAACTTGATTTCAAAGACTTCTTTAATGATGATGAAATGATGGATGATGAAATGATGGATGATGAAGAAGAATTATCATATGATATACCTGGTTTTGAAGGAACTAGAGATGCATTAAGTGCTCTTAAAATTAGAGAAGCTAAAAAAAAGAAAAAAGAAGATACTCCTGAAGAAGATATAAATCTTGATTTAGGTGAAGAAACACCAGAAGGTGAAGAAAATTTAGATATTAATTTTAGTGGAGATAATGCAGAACCTACAGATAATTTCAATATTGATACAAGTGCTGTAGATCCTAATATTAAAGCTGTTCAAGATGCTTTAACACAAGCACAAGCCGCAGCTGAAAAAATTCAAGATGAAAAATTAACACAACAAATTGGTAATACAATTACAATGTTTACTCGTACTCACATTGCTAATAAAGAACCAATTCGTTAATATAAAATAAACAATAAAAAACAAACAATATGAACACAACAGAGTTATTAGAAAAAATCGAGTCATTATTAGTAGAATTAAAAGTGGAAAACGCTAAAACTACTAAAGCTGCTCATGGTCGCGCACGTAAAATTGCAGGTGAAGTTAAAGCTTTAGCTAACGACTATAGAAAAGCTTCAATTGCTGAAGACAAAGCAAATTAATGAACAAAACCCAACTTAAAACAGTAATTAGAGAGTTCTTATCTGAAGATAAGGGCTCTCCTGTTATTGATGATAAGTACAAAAACACATTTTTAAATAAACGCCAAGAATATATCAATGCGTTATTAAAAAATAAAAAGAATTTAGTAAAACGTTATGGTAAAGATGCTGAAAAAGTATTAGTAGGTAGAGCAATTAAAGACGCTAAAAAATATATAGAAGACATGAAACAACAAGACATAAAAGAATTAGTAAGAAAACAATTAACAGCTGAATCAGAGTCAATAAACTCTAAACAATACATCTCAGAAAGAGAAGAAAATCCAGAAGATAAAATTACTATGGATGTTCCTTTATTTATTCGTATGTTAGAATATGCTCGTGAAGATGCTAGTACTGATGTTGATTTACACGATGTTGCTAAAAAAGCAATCGGTTTAAGTAGTGAAGATAAAACATTAACTATGGATGACTATGAAACTATTATTGGTGAAATGGAATCATTAAATGAAGATGATTGGAAACAAGCGGATGATGAGTCTGATATGGCTGATTCACAATTAAAATCAATTCAATCAAATGCTTCTAAATTAATGAATATGATTGATAACAATGAGCAATTAGATGCTTGGGTACAATCTAAATTAACTAAAGCACAAGATTATTTACAATCTGTTAGTGATTATTTAACAGGTGAAGAAGGTGAAGTTGAAGAACTTTACGAGAAAAAAGCAAAAAAAGATTATGATGGGGATAATAAAATAGAATCACCTGAAGAAGAATACAAAGGAGTAAAAGATAAAGCTATTAAAAACGCAAAAGGATTAGCAAAAACTATTGCTAAAAAATTAAAAGAATCTAGTTATAAAGCACCTTCAAATTCAAAAGAAGCTCAATATTTAAAAAAAGGAGACGTTATAGGTAGTGGAGAAACAGTAGTTTCTGTATCATCGGGTGCATATACTCCAGGTGGAAAAGTTGATGTTACATTAGAAAAAGGCGGTAAAACTAGAACAGCTGTTTGGGGTAAATCTACTAAAATAGGTGTTAAAAAACCAGAAGACATTAAATAATGACTAAGTCAGAATTAAGAGATAAAATAAAAACATTAGCTAAACAAGCTCTAATACCTAAATCAGTTGATTTAGATAAAGGAAACGATGTGTCTCTTGATGCATTAAAATTTCCTGTTTTAGGTAAATTTCCTGATCTTAAAAAAGTAATTGTAAGTTTACTTACTAAACAGTATGAGGTTTTTATGACTGATATTCAATGGGTAGCACCTCGTCCTACTACTTTTCGTATTATATTAGGAAATAAAGAAACATTTTATTTAATTTATACTGAAAGAAGTTGGATAGCTAAAGTTGAAGGTAAAAAATATTATTTATTAAATTTAAGTGAAGAAGAATCAGCAGCCGAATCAATATCTAGAATATTATCATACGGTGCTCCTAAAGAAGAAGAAGATCCAACTGGAAATTTCAAAGATGAAATCCCAGAAGTAAATCCAGAAGATTTTTCTATGCCTGATACAGAAACACCTGAAGAGGAAGTACCTGAAGAGGAAGCACCTGAAGAAGCACCAACAGCATAACCTTTAGATTTAAAATTCTTATTTTTAATAAAATAGAATATATGAAGAATATCTTCAAAAAAATAACAAATTATACTTATAATCTATTTTTTTATAAAAAAATATTTAATTATTTGTTAAGAAAAAACATAAATACTAAAGAAAGTATTTACTTTTTACATTTATTAAATTCAATAAATAAAACAAAAGTATTTTATAATTTAATAAAACAACCAGTATCTTTCGATATAACTAAAAATAATATATTTACACAAATCCCCGGTTTTATACCAGATGAATTAGAATATATTTTTGTGTCTATGAAAGATTCAACTAAAGGTAATGTATCTTTAGGACCAGGTGAACTTTTTCTTATTATTTTCTTTGAAAATGTTACTCAAAATAGTATTAAAGGGGATTTATATATAAAAGAAATAGGAGAAGTAGAATTAAAATCAAGAACAGGAAATCATGGTTCTTTATTTGTATCCAAATATTATACTCGAGGTAGTTTTTCAACATCTGTAAAACCTCACATCTCAACATTAATTAATAATCTTAGATTATCTACGGAACATACTTACCAATTAGAAAAATTTAATGTTAGTGGAGGACACAGTTGGTTAATTAAAATAAATAATATCTATAAACAATATTTAGAATATAGTGGGGATAAAGATTTATTTATACAAGAATTTAATAATGTTCTTAAAATAATGTATCCTACATTTGGTATAAACATTACACCATTTATAACAGATACATTTAATTATGAAGCTTTTAATTTATATTTAACTCAATTATCATCTACTGAATATATCCAAACTTCTACTTTTAAAGGAATAATATTCGCTAACTATATAGGACATTTTAAATTTTTTAAAAATGAAGATTTTGTAGAAGCAATAAATAAACAAGAAATAAAAATTTCATATCCTTCTGATTTATTTCCTAGATTAAAAATATAATATTTATAATCATGCATAATTTAAAAGAATTAATAAGAAAAGTGCTATCAGAGACCTCTAAAAAACCAGATTGTGGTTGTGGTTGTAAGGGTACTGCTAAGTGTTTTGATGCACCTATATTAAATGAAAGTTTAAAAGCGCGTATTGTTATGACTGAAAATATGCAATACCATATAGACGCTAAAACACCGCTATTTGAAACAACTTTACCATACGGTTCAAAAGAATATTTAAATTTATGGGCTGAAGCAAGATACTTATATTCTCGTGGTGCTTTAAATGTTGAAGGTATTGATAAAGAAAAAATTACTGAAACTAACTTGGGTGAATATGGAATATATGAAGGTAAAAAAGTACCTTTAGACTTACCAATGCCTGATAATGATATATTAACCGAGGCAGAATACCAAGGTCGTAAAGTAACTTTAGGTAAACCAATGCAGGGTGATGTTAAGAAATTCAAAGTATATGTTAAAAATGATAAAGGTAATGTAGTAAAAGTTAACTTTGGATTTGGTGGTAAATCAGCTAAAGGTAAAAGAATGGTAATTAAGGATAAAAATCCTAAAAGACGTGCAGCCTTTAGAGCAAGACACAATTGCAAAAACCCAGGTCCAAGATGGAAAGCTCGTTACTGGTCTTGTAAAAAATGGTAATATGAATACATCTGAATTACAACAACTTATTAGAGAAATACTTTCTGAAAAAAAAGTAAAACGAGACAGATGTCTTCGTATTGCTGATCGTAAGTTTGATAAACCATCAGCTTACAAATCAGGAGCTGTTGTAAGATGTCGCGCTGGAAAAATTTGGAAAGATATAAAAGAAACAGACGATCCTCAATCAGGTAAAGCAGCACCATATGGATCAGGATATGCTAAGGTTGAAGAAGAATTAATTCTTGAAAAAGTAAAAGAAACACTTAGAACTTGGTTTTCTCGTAAAGGTGCTCCTGGTAAAACAGGTGGGTGGGTTGATTGTAATGCTCCAATTAGAAAAGATGGTAAAATAACTGGTTACAAACCTTGTGGAAGACAAAAAGGCGAAAAACGAGCATATCCAGCTTGCAGACCAACTCCAGCAGGATGTAAAGCAAAAGGTAAAGGTACTAAATGGGGTAAAACAAAATGATAAAACTATTAGATATATTAAATGAGGTTTTATCTGAAAATGATCCTAAAAAAGGAACAGGTAAAAAACCTAAAGGATCAGGTCGTCGTTTATACACAGATGAAAATCCAAAAGATACTGTATCTATTAAATTTAAAACTAAAGAAGATATAGTTGATACATTAAATAAAGATTCATTTAAATCTAAACCACATGCTCGTCAATC